AAAGAGATAATAAACAAGCCGAGTTAAGTGAGTTAATTTTAAAATTAACAACACTATTAAAACCAGGCGGAGTGTTAGTGTTGGGTAAGTTTTATTTTTGGTCTAAAATACCTTTTGAACGAACTCAGGAAGGCATTGAAAAAGTAGCTCGTGATGAAATGTTTAAATTGATAAACTAACAGATAGTTTAACTATAACTAAATATGACTCAACCCCGGAACCACATGGTATACTTGAATATATAATAATTCAAAAAACAGCTTAATTTTATTTATAGATTAGACTATTATATTATCACATTTACTAAATTGATTTAAACTTTGTTAACGTATAATAAATATATGAATTTGATTTGCATAATACCATTAATAATAGGTTTTTTCTCTAATGCAGTATCAGCATTTAGGGTAAAGAAACGAGCCGAATCACGTTTAATTAATCCATATATACCATTACCTGATTTAGTTCATGATTATTTTCCTAACATTCCACTTTTAATTCCTGATTATTTTCTACTTTTTTGTACAAGTTTAGCGATTATTTACTATAATTCTCTTCTTGAAATTGAAAAGAATTTATTATGTATCGGGTTATGCGCAATTATAAGATCCTTTAGTGTTTTTTTAACCATCCTACCAACATGTGTACCAAAGCCAAATGAAGAAAGTAAATCATTATATGCCACTCTTTTTCTTTCTACACACGATCTGATGTTTAGCGGACATTCATTATTATTTATTGGTATTGGAAAAATGCTTAATTCCTTCTTTATACAAGTAGTTGGTCCACTATTTTTAGTTTTAGCTAGACAACATTATACCATAGATGTGTGTGTTTCCGGTTTAGTTTATTTTTTCGTCTTTCAACATTTAGATACTGATACCTTTTATTATTTTCCATATAGTTACAAAATAAGTTAGATTTTATTTATAGATTAGACAAATATACACTATATATGAATCCTGATAAACCTGATTATCACATTGAAAACTTTTGGTTATTTTTTAAAAAAAGCATGTATAATTATTATGGAGAAGATAATTTACGACCAATTAATCTTTGGTGTGAACAATTAAATAATTTACAAAAAGAAGAGAATTATAATGAAATAGAAAATAAAATTAGAAATTATATTTCATTATATGCTATTGATTTAATACGAAATTTAGATCGGTATCATATGGGTATTTTAATTGCTAATATTAAACGATGGAATGCTATTTCTAATAATTATAACTTTGAAAAAACAGATTCAAAATATCATAATATCATTTTTCTTTTGATTGATATTTATCAATCCTTATTAAAAACAAATTTAGATTATACCCATATTTTTAAACAAGTAGAATTATTTATTATCTACCAAGACTTTACTTTATTAATTGAATTTGCAGTTAAATATGAAAAACCAAGTATTTTAAATAAATTATTGGCATATTGTGATATAACAAAGGTTATTAGTGAAATGTATCATATTAAATTAAAAAAAAACTTATCTGGTAGAAAAATTTTAAAATTAATCGAGCTAAGATTAATCAAATTGTAAAACTAAATCCACATTCTAAACAAGTAATAAAAACAGTAGCAGATTCATCACCGCTCCTAGTTTGTCTTTCTGATACTTGACATCGTTTCATTTTACATTTTTTACAAGTAAAAGCATTACTAGCAGCTTGATTATTTTTCTTATCCTCTTCTAATGCTTTTCTATGAAGAATTTCCTTATACTTTTCTGGGTCCAATTCTTCTAATCTCAAATTACATATTTCACTTGGATTAATTAGTTTGTCCTTTATGCTATTTTTCAAAAAATCTGACTTTTTGAAAAGTTGTACAATTTCATTAACCTTTGTATTAAAAATAGAATCAAGTAAAAAGGGTGTTTCATTTCTGTTAGCATAATTTATTGAAAATAAAGCTATATTTTCCGAAATTAAAGTTGCATTTTTCTTTGCAATATATTCTGAAAATAAATTGATAGCATATTTTATTAAATCTTGGTCAATTTCCATTGTATTATAAATTAATATTAATTATACTTTTCTAAATCAATTTTTATTTTTCTATACATCCATGTTGGAATTACCGTTATCGTCTTCGGCTAATGGTTCACTAGTTTGATTATATTCTGCAGTCCATGTTCCAATAGTTTTATTATCAATTGGACCTATCACATTGTTATCCCATTTAATTTTATTTCCAAATTTTTTTTTAGGTTCTTCATCAACGTCTTCCTCGATATCAGTATTTGGTAGTTCGTATAATTGCCATACAATATCTATAATATTATCTTTTACTGGATTAACATAACCAGTAATCGTATTGATATGATAAAAATAATTTTCACTCCCCAAAGTAATTAGATTTTTAGCTATATCAATAGAGTTATATCGATTTTTCAAATACATCTGTCCATTAAATTTAGATATTTTACTTAATTTAATATCTATATATGGGTTATCTAATGGAATTGGTTTTACATTAGGCTTTTGCCAATAATAGTCTGGATTATATTGTCGAGGATGGAATAATCGATGATCCATTTTAATAAAACCTAAACTGTGGCTGAATGTATTTGGTTTATTCAAATCTATCTGATACAAATTATTCCAAAATGGAATACGCGCCGAATATCTTATAAACATTCTAATTTCATCATTATTTAACCATGTTCCAAAACCTCGCATTCTATATTTATTAATAATTTCAAGAGGATCATTGGTACCTGCAAAATATTTATAATCTAAATTCATAAAAGTTAAATGTGCCGATACACAAGATGGTGTCATATATACATTATTATTATCATAATATGCGCGAACACAAGGCAAGTGGAACTGACTAACAGATGCAAAGAAATCATCTCCTTTAATAGGAAATACTTCCAAAGGATGATCAATATATGGGGATGATATTTTTGTCTTGAAATTAAATGCGAGACTGATTCCACAAGTATCAATATTCTTATTTATTGGATTAATACCATTCTGATTACCGTTAGCATTATCAATAATAGTATCAATTTCAGCATCTGTAAAATCCATTGGAGTACTGATATTAATGGGAGTATTTTTAAGTTCTTTCTTTGATAATTTGATATTAATATTTTTACCATGAATATATTCGAAATATATTGGGTATTTTGATTTAAGTATATTAATCTCATCATCATTAAAATCTTTTAGCTCATGTTTTATTTTATTAATATGTTGTTTCTCAATATAAGCAGAAAACAAAGCAATTACTTTTTCTTTTTGTAAATTCGAAACAATAAATTCATATGGTAAATCTTGTTTTACAATATTATTTTTAATAAATTCTTCGGTAACAAAAAGATAAATACGTTTTGTTATATCCATTTTAATGTGATTATATTCAAATGTTGGATTAAAAGATAGTAAATTCTGTGTCACTTGATTATATAGTTTGGTAGAAATATCAATAAACTCAAACATATCACTTGTTTTTATCATAATATCAATATCAGATTCGGAGTAATATTCATTAAAGAATCTATTATAAATTTGGTCAATATCTCCTATAGTATCTTGTCCATTAAATAGGTCAAGGAGAGGATGTTTATATTGTAAACAAGCAGTCATTACACTTCCTGAAATCGCCATTTTATTCTCTTTAAAATTAATATTTTTAAACAAGTCGGTAGTTGAATTATTAGTTGTAAATATATTAAATCGAATTTTAAATTCGTCTAATGTACAAATTCTATGGGTTGGTTTATTATCATAATCAATTTCAACTCCTCCAATATTAAATTCTGGATTTAAACTATGATTACCAACCAAAATTGGCATATATGGATTATGATGTGGATTATATTTATTGAACATAAATACTGGTAACTTGGAGGCTGTATCTATATCAAAAATAAAAGGATCACTTGTTTTTACATATGAACGTTTAATACATTCTTCAAGATAAAATCTTATCCATGCATAACCAAATAAATATTCATATAGTTCAGAAAATTTATATATATATGATTTCATCATATTTAATATTTGTATATTATTCAATACTAAATGACAATAATTTTTTGATATAACCATTTTGGAAAATAATAGATATTTTTGATAGTTATTTAATCTTGAAAATAAATTATAGATATCGTCTTTATTAAAATCACATGATTTCACTGGAGAAAACAACGTATATCCTTTTCTCTTAACTGTTGTTGATGGGTCAATATAATTCTTGCTTTTGAAAATTTCCTCTAAATAATTTTCTTTAACACCTACCTTATCTAATGATTTTAAGAAATCGCTAAGTTCATCATTATTTATTGTTTTAATATTAGAAAAAATAAATCTTCTTTTATTCCAATTCGTTGTTATATTTAATTTACACTGATAAGGTTTTGACCAATATCGAGATTCTTTTAATGTTTTGATAATTGACTCAACATTCATTTTATTATTAATATTATTGATATCTTCTGAAAAAAAATCAGATAACACAACTAGATTATATAATTTAGATAAATCAGTAGTTTCACTAAAATTATTTAGATATTGTTGCAAATTCAAAAAAGAAATATTAAATATTGGCAAAACAAACACTGTATCTAATAAATCATAATTAAAATGATTACTATGTGATATCAGTTCTTTATCTAGTGTTACTATATTATGATAATGTATGCTATTTTTAACAATAGTTGTTGATGTTTTATAAATAATCATCTTTTGTAAAGATTCAATCAATTTATCTTTATTTAATGTCTGCATACATATTTCATCATTCATCTCAGTAGATAATGGACATAATACATATATGGTTTTGACATATTTGGATATATTTATTTTAGATATACTCACATCTTCTCCAGTATATTCATCTTGAATAATAATTTCTTTCATTGTATTAAAAGGGTTATTGATTCTATGTGATACAGTAGTAGTCATTATAGTAATATTTTTTCTATAAAAAAATTTATTTATCAATTTTTATTTTGAGATATACAAACTAAGTGCAATGCAATCCTGATTGCAGGGATGCGCTTTGGACCTAATAATATAGTTTGTTTACCATTTTCTGACCAGTTTGTTTGTCTGTAAATATTTGGATATAATCGTCTTTTTCCATTTTATTTAACGTTGTATTGATTAATTCAACTGGTGCTTTAAAAGCCTTAATATTATTTATTACCATATTTACTAATATATCTTGTTTTATGGGAAGTTGTGATTTCTTTAAATAGTGATTGGCAGAACATGATATTATATCGTTTCTAGTATATGCCAATTCTTCATATACTTTCTTAATAACAACATCATTAGAATTAATTTGATTAAATATATTTATCAAATTAATTTTAGACTCGCCTACATAATTTTCATTAAAAACATAGTTTTCTCCCGACTTTTCTACCAATTTTGCAATGATAAATGATGAAATGATATTATTAATAAATTTAATCGGATAATTGGATAAGTTTTGACCATCCAGCTTCTCAAATGCTTGCTTGATAGTAATCTTTGGCCGTATAGTATTCGTTACACCATTACAAAATAATTCAAGAAACATCATATGTGCAGGTAACATAATAATATTAGTTTTTTGTTTATGACTATTAAATCTAATAGTAATATCAACCATACCAAGATGTGGATAATTTATTAAAAACTGATTTTTAGACTCTGTTCTGTATTGTTGATGTATTTCATATAGAATTTTCGTAAAAGTTCCATTCTTACATACCGTTTTTGTACTGCCTTGACTAAAATTAATATCCCAAATATCCTGCGATGCAATTAAGACAAATTTATTTGAATGTTGTTTATATGACTGGCTATAATCATCTAATATAATGTTATATTTATATAATTCTTTATCAGTAAAATATTTGGAAAGTAACACATAATTTTGTACTTCAAATAGACTAGATACTGGTTCAAATGACCAATGATATAAAAGTCGTTGCATTAAATTATATTCAAGTAACTTAATAAATTCATCTTTATAACTGAGTTTATGTCCAAGCATATAGATAATTTGATTATTGTTTATGGTGTCATTGATAATATTATTATTAGCTTTTAAAGCCAATAATTTAATATTATCAGAATTATCAAATAGTTTTAGTTTTCCCAAAATAATTGTTGATATTATTTCTTCTGTATTACTTGTAGGTAAAAAATTTAATAAACAATTGTAATAATTAACTATATCAGTCACTGAAGAAACTTGTTTATCAATAAATCTATATACTACAAGCTTGTCATATTTTTGTAATTTTAACAAATCATTTTTATACTGACAAGTAAATTCTATTAAATCATCTGTATCTAAGCTCTGAATAATTTGTGATAATATTTCTAATACAGTAGTGGTCAAAGCACTTAATAACATTTCATCATCTTTTACTAGATAATAATATTTAGTATAGCAATTATTCAAATACTGCATATAATGATTAAAAAGATAAATATTACGAACAGTTGTTTTTATTTCATAATCTATTGTAGGTCTGTTATCATATAAAAATGTTCCTATAAGCTTAAGATATGATTTATAAAAGTTTGAAACATAACTATCATAATTTTTAATATAACACGAATACTGTTTTATAAATTCATCATTATTATGTATACTTTTCTTTAATAAAATAGTTATAAAATGGTCTTCAAGAATTGTGGAACATAACACATTATATGCTTTAATAATAAATTGTGTTTTTCCTAATCTATATTTCGGATCATAAGTTGAACCTTTTGATACTTGACAATGTATTAACATAGTATTTATTTTATTAACCTTATTATAGTATTCTTTAATAAAGGTAATAACATTCGATAATTCCAATTTATTACTACGAGTTAATTCACGAAAAATATTTCGCTGTGCTTTCAAGCTTTGAGTTAAATAAGTAATTGAAGTTTCTATTAACTTGATTTTATGTTTTTCTATTAACTCGACGCTTAATTTATTGTAATTATAATTGGCAAATATATAATATTGAAACATCGATGGGTGATATAAAATATTATCATTAATAATAAAATTTTCTAAAAAGTTATATTTTCCTCCAGCCGTTTCATCTATAATCTTTGAAGAAAATGGCATGATTATATGATTTTTATCTATTAAAGATGTCATTAATATATTATGTATATACAAATAAATTATATATATTAAATATCAATTTTTATTTTTGTATTGAAAATACATGTATTGCAATCAGGATTGCATTCTAAAAATAACTGCAATCCAGGGATTGCATTTGGAAAGAAAAGAAAAAAAGCAATCCCGATTGCTTTTCTTTACCCAAATCAATGTCCAAATACAATTCGCTCATTATGGTATATATCTAGGTTTATCATAATTATATAATTTTACAGTAAATTCATATTCACTTATTGGTAAAGTAACAGTAGTATTATCATAAATTTCATTTTTAGTATCAATTGGATATTTAAACTCAAAATCATCTGTATCATTACCTCTAATATAATATTCCCATTCAAATGCACCAGGATAAGTTCTTCTACCAAATAATTGATAAACTTTATTAGCATCTTTATTAGATAATATACCAACTAACTGATAGCTATCAGGTTCTCCTCGCGTGAACTCATTAACATCTAATTTTTGATATTGAGCTGATTCGACTCTTCTTTCGGGAGCAGTTAATGGATCTTTAACAACATTAGTATCCCGATTAATTAATTTATATTTATAATCTTGATTAGATGCATCACTAGTATTATTATTACTGTATTCTAAGGTTTCGTTATTATCAGAAACATTATTTTTTTTTTTATTAATAAATTGTTCTACATGTAAATTTACACTAAAACCAATTATTAATATTAATGCTATTGGAATAATTTCTTGTAACATTTATTATGATAAGTTAGAAATAAATTTGCAATGTCTGATTACATTGTTAATACACTCTAGATTGCATTGCTATCAAAAATAATATCATATATGGAAAAAGTAGATATATCTTCGGCGATATAATTTTCAGCTAATTCCATTTTAACAAAATGTTTTAATGTAAAATAAAAATAATAATAATATATTGTATAATTTTTTAAAAATGATATATAATCATTTAAAATCTTTTTAATATTATTAAAGCGAAGTGGAGTAGTGCATTTATTTCTATAATGAATAAGAATATTTGTTAAACATGAATAATAATATTGATTATTTACATCGGATAAATCAATCATTTCACAATAATCATTTACTTGCTGTATTAATTGTTCTTGGGTGTCGGGCATATCAATTTTCAGATAATAGCTAAAATAAATAAAGTTAGCAAACTTCTTTCTGTCAATATCATATAATTTATCATTTGAAGCACATATACCTGACATTATATCGTTTACAATATTCATATCATCTGTATTAATTAATAAATTAACATTATCAATATTTAAAATCATTAATAATATTTATCTATAACCTATTAGAAATATTTTCTAATAAATCAAATAATAAATAGTAATAAATTTTGTTTTTTCTTCATTTAAATATTTTATTCTAGGATAAATAAATTTGATATTATCCTTGATTAAATAACTTGCAATAGCTAAATGTAACTCCAATTGAAAATTCGAATCTAATAAAAATCGTGAATTTACTAATTGAATTTTTAAATATAATTTATCTTCTACGATTTTTCTCATATTATTATCTGCTGTATTTATTTTTAATCCATAATATAATAGTTTTTTAACTATTGTAGTTTCCTTATCAGTAAACTCTGGAATCATCCAAGCCCACATCCATATACCAGTAGTATTATCAAACATACCTAATATATCATGCTTAAATATATTATCTTTGTCATTATCTTTAAATGTAATTGTTCCTTCTTCTCGATTAAATTTAATATTGGTACTTTTAATATATTTTTTAAAAGTCTTATTTTGAGTATCATAATAAATTAATGCTTTATTAATTAAATTATATAATTCTTTTTCGCTCATTAATTATATTTAGGTTTTTTTCTATATTACTATATATTAAATGAGTACTATAGAAAAAGTGAGTACTATAGAAAAAGTGAGTATTATAGAAAAATTTAAAAAATATTTAATAAGTGGTAATCTACTACCTGCCATATTAGTAACTGTTGTATCTAATTTTGTTACTGATTTAGTTATTTCTTTTATTAATGATATCGTTCTTCCTATTACTGATAGAGATGGAGATGATGATCAAGAACCAGATATACATAAATTAAAAAATATAACAATTAAAACACGTGGTATAACATTTAGAATTGGTTCATTTTTAATTACATTAATAAGATTTATAGTAGTTATCATATTATTATTTGCATTTGTAAATTATATTGCATAAATATTTTTTCCACATTAATATAATGTTATTGTACATTATAGCAAGTGTAACAATTGGATTTTTCCTATACTTTTATAATTATAATTCAGATCATGTTGAAAATAACTCTAAAAATATAAAATATTTGGTAAAGTATATACCTAACGACAAATTGTACTTTTATTGTAATGTTTTAGCCAAAAAATATAAGGCTCGTATGATCTCTAATAATATAATTAAGCTTAAAAGTGATTTAGATGATAGATGGAAATGGTTGGATAATATTAACAAAGTAAATAATGAACTATATCAAAGTAGTTTTCAGAAAAAATATACGAATGTTTTAAAAATGATTAATGAAAAAAATCATTATTGTTATTGGGTTTTAGATAACGATTTATCTAAATTATTAATCTACAAGTTAATAGCTTTAGATTTAAAAACTGTATATAATTACGATAATTCTGAATATCTACAAAAAGAGTATTTAATTAATTTATCTTCATTTTGTCATAAACATAAAATAATATTTGTTATTATTTCAGAATTACATCCATCTCAATCAGATATATGCAATCAAAATTGCATATCTTATTTCAATATAAATAATTATATTTCCCCTTATCACTATAAAGTAAAAATATTTGGTGCAATAGAAAGGTTACCTGAAAAGAAACTATCTAATAAACCTGCATCAGTAAGTATTAATAAAATTATTTTAGATATAATGAATAGATATGGGATAGACAACGATAATCTAATTTATTTAGGTGCGGAGAAAATTAATAATATTAATTGTGAAGTATTAACGTTATTATAAATTAAATTTTAATAATAATTTTTCTTTCTCCTTTTTCTTTAGATAATATAATAATGATAAAAATAAATGACCCGACATTCTTATAATTTTAGTTAATAATGATAATAAACCACCAATTAGACCTAATAATTCCATAGTATTGTATTTATTAGTTTTATATTTCATATTTATATACTCAGCTACCAAAGCAATTGCAACAGATGATAAAAGTTGTTGAAATATAATAAATCGCGATTTAAATTTACTTGATAATTCGATATTATATAAAATTTTATTTTTTACTATTTTCTTATCTGATTTATTATCATCTAAATCTTCAAAATATATAGGTCTCGAATAAAAGAATTTAGCTATACCGGGAAAATTCCATCCTAAAACAAACAATGACATAAATGTTGATAAAAATATATAAAAATCATTTTGAAAGATATCATAAAATAACATACAAGGCATTATTATTGATGTTGGAATAAAAAATCTTTTATGATTAAACATGAAACCTATATAATTTCGCAATTGTATATCATGTTGATCTTCCATAATATAACTTATAAAGACTAAAAACTGTGTTTTTAAACAAGAAGAATTTACTATATTTATTTAAAAAAATATATAGCTTATTTTAATTAGATAATATGATTAATAAGAAATCTTATTGTTCTAATTGTGGTAAATATGGACATATATCAAAAATATGTTCTGAACCAACAATCTCGGTTGGAATTATATGCATTAAATTAGATAATGCTCTTGAAACTCTAATAAAAACTGATACCGAAATAACAACTAGGTATGAAGAAATAAATAATTTCAATTATCAACGCTTAAAAAATCTAAGTAAATTGAATTTTTATCAAGATAAAATAAAATTTCTATTAATTGAAAAAAAACATTCATTAAATTATATTGAATTTATTCGCGGTTTATATAATCCTGATGATATTGAGAAACTAATAAAAATGTTCAAGTTAATGAGTAATAATGAAATTAATTTTATTAAAAATAAAAATTTTGATTTATTATGGAATAAATTATGGGAAAAAACAGCTAAAAAAAAAATTTATCAAAAAGAATTTACTATATCAAAAGACAAATTTAATAAATTAATTGACACAAAGAAACTTGACGAACTATTGTCAATACGTTCTGAATATATGACTCCTGAATGGGAAATACCTAAAGGAAGACGGAACCATCGCGAAACTAACTTGGAATGCGCCATAAGAGAATTTAAAGAAGAAACCACTTTGGAAGAACATGAATATATTCTTTTAAATAATTTTTTTAGTCTTCAAGATAATTTTATTGGAACTAATGGAATTAAGTATAAACATATTTACTACATTGCTTTATTAAACACAAATAGAGAAATAAACAATCCTAATTGTACTGATAATAATGAAGTTAGTACATTAAAGTTGTGTTCATGGAATGAATCTATCTCAATAATTAGACCATATTATGATACTAAAATACAAATAATTAATGATGTATTTTTATTTATTTTAAATTTATGTGAAGAATATATACAAGTTGATTCTGACAGTGATACTATTCAAAAAGACATTGAGTTTTTAATTTAAACGTATATTTCCATATTATAGTATAGCATGGAAATATCATACGAGACTATATTAAAAGTTCTGTTAGACACTTCTGATAATAATCCATTTTTTAATAAGATAAATATTATTCAATATGCGAATGAATTTAAATCTTTTACTGATATTTTTGATAATTCTTTTTATAGATATGGAATATATCCATCTGATGAAAATAATAATAATGTATCATTTTGGTCTACTTTACTATTTTGTTTTGATAAAAATTATTTTTCCCGAGATAAAGATGACGTATTACAGTTGATTACTACTTTCAAAACAGATATGATAGAATATATTAAATCAAATTATAATAATATGAATGAATGTGTTAAAAATAATATATCTTTTGATACGATTAAACAATATATTAAATATAATAAAACATCAGAACCTCTTTTTTTAGAAGTAATTTCAGAATATTTAAAAATAAATATACTAATATTCGATTTTAAAGATAATATAATAAAGTCAACTTATTACTTTGATTTTTTTAATCCATGGAGACCCACTATATTTTTAGCAAATTATGATAATAACTGGGAACCTATTTGTTCTCAAGAAACAAAAATTTTTAGTTTTTCTTCACCCAAAGTAAATATTTTAAAAAATAAAATATTAAACAGCGATGTAGTATATTATTCCCAATTAAAAGAATTTATAGTTAATGATAATTTAAATGAAATTATTCAAATAGAAAATTTGGATAAATTTACAGATTCAGATACTTTATCAGAAACAATGTTTACAACTCAACAACATCTTAGTAAAGATTTAACTAAAAATAAATTAAATAAAATGAAAAAAGAAGAAATACTACAACTAATAAATGAATTAGACCTTATAGTTCAATTTCCTAAACCAACTAAAAAAACATTAATTAATATTATTTGTTCTCACAAAAATATATAATTGGATCAAATGTGTTAATAAAAAAAATCTATCTGTTTTTAATGGCAGGACCAGAAGTTTGGGGACCACATGGATGGAAATTTATTCATTTTATAACATTAGGTTATCCAAATAATCCAACAGAACAATCAAAACGAAAATATTTTGAATTTTTTAATTCTCTATCAAATGTTATACCTTGTGTAATATGTAAAAGTCATTTTAAACAAAATTTAGAAAGATTTCCATTATCGGACAAAGTTTTATCAAATAAAATGGAATTTATTAATTGGGGGATTAATATACACAATAGTGTAAATCAAGAAACTGGGAAAAAAATGTCTACACATAAAGAAGGATTTGATTTGATAAAAAAAAATCAAGATAAATGCTACCAGGATTACAATAGTTCTAATTTTATAGAAAATTTAACTGATACAAATAAAGATATTTATATGAATCCTATTCTATATCTAATTATTGGAATAGTTATTTTATTATGTTATTTGGTATATAAATTATACAAACGACAATTATAATATATAGATATATATATAAATATAAATATATATCTATATATTATATAATGCCTAATTCAAAAGAAATAAAACAAATTATCGAACAAATTAAAACCATAATTAAAACTCTAGAAAGTAAAAACATTAATTCATTAGATGACCGCGAAGATTATTTTTGGAAAAATCATTCTGATATAATGAATAATTTTCCATTTTTAGTTACTCAATTATGTAGTGGTCGTGATAATGAAATGTTAACTTTCATGATAAGTAAACTTGAAGATATGGAAAAAGAAGACACTGACCAAAAACAAGTAGATGTTGAAGTTGGTCAAAAAATCGTTGACACATATGTTAAACCTCAATTAGATAAACTTAATAAAAATAAATAAATAAATCGTTTTTAGAAAATGATTATAAAAATTGTTTATTAAATAGGTTTATTTCAGAGTTATTATAATTAATACTGGTTTCTATCATTTTGGATAAATTCGAGTCTTGTATCGCTTTTTTATCCAAATAAAAGCTTTCTATCCACCATTGATTTGCTTTTATTTGTTGTCCATTATATGTATGATACAAGTCACCAAAATAATTGTTACCTTTAATATATTTAATGATTTGATTAATTATTACCTGTTGTGTATTTGCAATCTGAATATTAATATATTTCATTTTATTAATAAAATCTCTTGGTATTTCCATATCAGGTAATATATCATTTATGAATAAAGTTGTATTCATTTTTTCTAGAATTTGTTCAAGAACTTTTAGTTTATGATCAAGTTGTTTCGAGTCTTTATTTTGATCGAACTTGAAGTTTTTACATATAATATATTTTTCACTATTAGAATCTCTAGAAAAGAATGGTTTGTATAAATAAGCTTCTTCATAAAAAGCGGTTAATATATATATCATTTTTAGAGTAATCATGGTAAAACTTTCGAAAATCTTTAATACAAAATGCCCTCCTTTAGCTTGAACGCGTAAAGCAGCAATAATTTCTCCTAAAATTAATTGATAAGCTTCTTGTTCTTGATAATTTTCATCATCCCATGGAAATCCACCATCAGCAGTAACTAAATCAGCTAATTTTTTCGCTTTTGATAAATCTTTTTTAAATAGACCAATCGTTTTAACTTGTGTTATATCACCATTATCTTTTCCTTTAAATTTACTTGCAGTATTTTTAGTAAATGTTTTGTGTGGCATAATTAGATCAGGATATAGTTGATTATAATAACCTAGGAATTGTTTACCCATTTCAATATATTTTCCTTTTTCAGAATGTATGGTTACACTGTAAATATTGTCAGTTTTAATATTATAACCAAACTTTTCCCTATATTTAATAATAGCTTGTAGAAATGAACCAGGACCTTCAGCCAATGCAGCATAAGTTAAATTATTTGAATCGGCTAGATTAAATAATATTAACATTTCCCACATTTTATAAAAAGCTCTCGATAAAATAGCAGGTTCGTCTTTAGAATTAAAATATTCTTTGGTTTTATTAAATACACTATCTTTATAGTCTGTTACTACCTGTTCAAATGGATTAACTACATAATAGAACTTGTTTTTAGTTTCCAAGTTATTAGTAATACTCATTGCATTTTTAGTTCGATGAATGAAAGAATGAAAGCCTAAACTAAATAACGGTTGATTAATATAACTTGAAATTAAAATATTTTTTTCATTATTAGGATCAATTTTATCTAAAAAATCATATTTCCCATTAGGTAAATCAAAAACAAATGGTTTATACATTATTATCATTAGGAAAATAATCTATAAATATTATTATATCAATTTTTATTTTTGTATTGAAAATACAAGTATTTTCAATTCTAAAAATAACTTCTGATTTGGAAAGAAAAGAAAAAAAGAGTTTTTCTTTACCCAAATCAATTTTTATTTTGAGATAGAAAAAGTAATCGGCGTTTTAAATGAGCAAAGGTGTAAAAGAGCAGTTGTCGTAAGTACAATCCATAATTATAATCAGGAGTTCAATAACATATTAAATTCATTTCTAGCTAATGCCAGAGTAATAACTGGGATAATAATAGACGGAACAATATATAATAGAGCTGGTTGTCCTTGTTTAAATACTATAGATGCTGTTAATGCACCAGTTAAACCAACTAAATAAAAACACGTTGAGACAATATAATAAATATTATTACAATCATAATTACATACAGTTAATAACATTTTTAAAAATAGAGCTGGTAATATTATATCCCCTAATCCTATAATTATTTCACCTCTTTCTGTATCATTATTAGCATATCTTATTATAATTGGTGCATCAATATTAGTCGCTACTTTAACCATTACACTTTCATCAGCAAAATATTTACTTCCAAATACCCAAAATATATCAAAGATAAATAAACCTGTTAATAAAATCAACCCAGTTTTAAAGTTATTTATATTTATTGAAACAATTGACGCAATTGAAACAAGGATCGCGATTATATTATTTATATAAAATTTAATAGATGGACATTGTTCTGGAGTACTTTGGTCAAAAAATACCCATAATAATAAAAGAACAACAACTAGTGTTTTATGTGTATTAAATAAAAAACATAACGAGGTTGTAATACTAGTATAAAATATTAAAGTTATTAATACTTTTTTATATTTTTGAAAATTAGTAATAATAACATACAATAATATTAACATTAGAGATAATATAAAGGGATATAAATATGCCATATTTTGATCTATATTATTATCACTTGGTATCTCAAATGAACCATTTAATAAATAAGTAGATATAACTATTATCATAATACTGGTAAACATAATATTAAAATATGTAAAATTAGTGCATAATTGTTTCATTTGAACAAAAATATTAATTAATGCATTAACAAGTATTAATAGCAATCCATATTTCATATGTTCCATATAATATTAACTAGAAAAGAGTTAATAAAAATTGATAGGGACATTGATTTTATTATACATAAAATCAATAAACCCTATTAACAGTTATTATAACAAAAACTATAGGTTTTTGTTATAATAAAAATTGATTTGTATATAGAAAAAGTATTACTTTTTCTATCTCAAAATAAAAATTGATATTAATATATAAAGTATAATAATAATAAAATATAATGGACGATTTAGCTAACGTAGAAATGAACCAACCAGAAATAACTAAGACTGTTATTCTAAATATAGCAAAAATGTTTAATAAAAGAGGTTATATTAAAAACGATACAATATCTGATAATATAATAAAAGAAATATTAGATAATAAATTATTTAGTTTTGAAATAGATGGTAGTAAATTAAGTATAAATTTTGTTAATACTCATTTAAAAAATATTCAATCGGGTACACCATTAGATGACTATCTAAGTAAACATTTGGATTATATTAAGATAGTAGTTGTTAAGAGTTTTTCTAAAAAAGTTTATAAACAGATATTAGAAAATTATAAAAATGCTGAAATTTTCAATGTACATGAATTTCTTGAAGATATTTCCAGTAAAAATTTTATATCCGAACATAAAATACTAAGCAATGAAGATAAAGCCGAACTATCCAAGTTTTACAATTTAAAAGATTTAGCAAAAATTTATGTTTCGGATATGATGTCGCGATATTATGGTGCTAAATTAAATGATGTTTTTCGAATTAAACGGCCAAATTTAAATAGTGGTAATAGTATATTTTATCGAATTGTTATTCCAGGTAATTCAAATCATTTATTTGAATGATAATAATTTATAGTGTTATATAAATGGAAAAAATTAATTTAAACAAAGAAATTTTTCACTTGATTAAAGATCAAAAATTTGACAAATTATTTGATTTAATAAAAACGCAAGATAATATAGATTTCGATGTCCAAGATAGTAATTATAATTATTTTATTCACTATTTAATAAACTATAATCAGTTTGAATTAGTTAAATATGTTTTACAACATGGAGATATTAGATTAGATGTATTAGATACGGATGGTCGAAATTTACTTTATCTTCCTATTAAATATAATTATTTGGATTTATTTAAGATTATATTAGAACATGATAGAGCCAATATTGGTATTTCTATTATTGATATTGCAGATAATTTTGGTTTTACGGGTTTACATTACGCATGTATTTTTAGTAATATTAAAGCATTCAAGTTATTATATGAAAATAATGCTGATATATATTTGACCGATAAGGATAATAATAATGTATATCAAATAGCCTTACAATACCAAAGAAATGAGATTATTATTTATCTTTTAAATGAAGAATGGAATAAGAATCATAATAATATATATTTTATTAATACAAATGGATATTCTCTTTTGCAAAATGCATTAACTGATGAAAATGATGAAATCATTAAATATATGCTAGAAAAAGACCCAAGTACAGATTATTTGAATAATCAAGAAATAGAATTTGGATTAACTGCCCTACATCAATGTGTTGTGTTAAATCAAAATGACTATGCTTTTAAACTAATCCAACTAGGTGCTAATATTAATATTAGTGATTTTATTGGTAACTCGAGTTTTCATTATGGTTTGATTGAAAATAATTACGATTATATACAACAAATACTTGATACAGATAATGTTAATTATAATGTTACTAATTTACATGGTAATACTCCATTACATTTGTATTTAGATAATCCAATAATAACCGAGTCTATATTTAACTCAGAAAATAGGGGAAAATATCAACATGATAAAATGTTATTACGAATGATAGATAATACTAATCTTAATATAATGAATAATAAAGGTATTACTTCGTTGCATTTAATTATTGAAAAAGATTTATGGAAAATCAAAGACATACAAAATATTCTAACAAATGGTAAAAAACATATGAATTTATTTATATCAGATAATGAGAGAATGAATGGAATTGATAAATTAATTTATGATAAAGATAAAGAAGCTCTATTAGACCTAACTATAGAGTCATATTATCAGATTTTAAAAAGATTAAAAGGTTCAGATAAATTAATATTAAATTGGGAAAAATATTGTTCTAATGATGACTTGGATAATTTATTAAAAACATTAAATAAAAAAAAGGGTAGAGAGTTAGCTTCTTATTGTAAAGAACAAATAAGAGAAATGATTGTTAATAAAAAAAGATCAATACCACAATATCAAGAAATAGATTTAATAGTTGATAATGGAATTTATAAAGATGGATGTTTCTATACAGGTTCAACTATTGATATTGTATTTGGTCTTGTTTATCTTTATCAAGAACATAAAGTTGGATTAATATTAGAATATCCTATTATAGAAAATGCTGAATTAGTTGAATATTATAAAAAAATAGGTTTGAATTATACTTTTAAATTAGATTTATCTAATATAGAAATTATTTGGACTTTTCAAAAAATAATATATCCTACTAATTTCAATAGCATTTTAACAAATGTTATTAAAAAAGATCAACAATTTATTACTATTCCTATTGGAATAGAAATAGCTGAAGGTTCACATGCAAATATATTAATAATAGATAAAACTAGAAAGAAAATAGAACGATTTGAACCTAATGGTAAGAACTTTCCAAGAGGATTATATTACAATCATAGTTTATTAGATGAATTATTAGTAAATAAATTTTCACATCTACTGCCCGATTATAAGTATTATAAACCATCAGATTATTTGCCTGAAATTGGATTACAAATGTTAGAAACATTAGAAGATGAAAAATGTAAGAAATTAGGTGACCCAAATGGTTTCTGTGCAGTATGGTGTATATGGTGGGCTCATATGAAAATTAAAAATAAAAAAATTACATCAAATATATTAATAAATGAATTAATTGCTAGAATAAAATTAGATAATAAAAGTTTCAAAGATATTGTTAGAAATTTTAGTCAAAAAATTACTAGTATTCGAGATTTGTATTTAGAAAAATATAATTTAACTATTGATGATTGGATGATTAATAACTATAGTGCTGATGATTTAAATAAAATTGAATCTGATATACTTGAATTAATTAGATAATAAAATTAGAATCATCTTCTTTATTCTCATCGTCTGTTGTTTCTTGTTTTTGTTCCTGTTCAATATAATTACCATAATATTTTTCAGTATCTTCTTTATTAGAAAAGTCTAATAAGGTTCCAATACATTTAATTTGTATATCCCCTTGATTTATTTTTTTTTTATTAATTAATACTCTAACATTATCATTAATAGATAGAACTTGCTTTGATTTTTTATGCGTAAAATCATTACTTATATTCCATACATTAGAATCAATATTAGTTTTAGGAATAAATACAATAATAGGTCCATTTTTTACTATAATCAATTCTTGATTTACACCTTTAACTTGTCCTATAATCATTGTATTTTCAATAGGTATACATATTTTACAATGATATGTAACATTATAGTTAACAGCACCTAGTAGATTCTCTGGAATCATCTCTCCGTCCTCATATTCTTCAATACCATAAATGTTACAAATATAACCATATTTATTACATTTATTTTCTACTTTTTTTTGTAATACTAATTCCATATTACTTTCAATATCACTATTCATCATATGCGGTAGAACTTGAACTCTAGTATACTGCATGATATCTTTATAAGGTGAAACTAGTTCCGATGTCATTACTTACTATTATAAAAAAATATTAAGTAATATTATATCAATTTTTATTTTTATTATTAATAAAAACCTTGTTTTTATGAGTGTTAATAAGTGCAATGCAATCCTGATTGCATTGCTTTGTGAGATTAGGAAAATACAAGTATTTTCCTAACTACAAATTAATTTTTATTAAAGTTTAATGCAACTTAATTTTATTATTTTATATATATATATATATATATATATGGAGAACTTGTATGAACCATTTATGGCTGGTGCCGGTATTGCTACTGATACCAAATTAACCGATAAAAAAATAACAACCTTAAACAACTTGAATGAACATATGTTTAAAGATACAACTGTTTCAAATTCAATAACTAAATTAGTAAAAGCGACTATTCAAAAAACGGTTGCTAATAATGCTAACAACTTAAAAACAATGCTTAAACAAACAAATACTATTATGGTTGATGCAACTGGTCTAAAAGAAGGGTGTAAAGTAGGAGGTCCTATCATTATTAAAAATATAGTTCAACGAAATATAGCAAATGTAGAGGTAACAAAAAAAAGTTATAATAAAACAATGACAGATATACAATCTGATATAAAAAGAAATATAAGTGATAATTTTATTGCAGCATCCAAATTTTCTGATATAAAAAGTATTGGGACTATTTTCGGTGATATGGCTGACTCCGCGATAAATGTAGCAGGCGAATTTTCTGGAGACGTATCTGGTGTAATACAAAATGCTGGGGGTGGTGCTGGTATAGCAAATGATTATAGCAATGAAAGAATTAGAGAAAATAATACAGATTTAGTAACTAGAGGTAGTTTAACTGAACAAGCAGAAATTAACCGTGAAGATATGGAAGATTTAAGTTTAACTGATGAATTAAAAACAGAGAATATTGAAAAAATTGTTACAGATATTCTCGCTGAAAACGGAATTGTTTTCCGAGGTTTATGTCCCACAAATATAGAAATAACTGATATTGAACAAATTAATGAAACAACTTTAAATGTAGAAAGTGAAACTATTAATGAAATATCAAGAACAATTGGAGATAAATATGTACAAAATTTACAATATGTTTATAACAAAATGGTAGATAAAACAACAGAAGATACTAGAGGAGATATTGCTCAACTAGGTGTAGCAGCAGCTGTTACTATTAGTTCTGGTGGTGAAGCAATGTCAAAAACAATTGATTCTAGTGGAAAAGCAGTAGCAACAACAATTGATGCAACAGGAAAAGCTGTCGAAAGATCATTTTTAGGACTAGGCAGTCTTATTTCACAACCTGTTAAATATTTTATAATTGGTTTAGTAATTGTAGCAGTTATATTTGCTCTCGTTTGTCTCATAGCACCAGATGTATGTAAATCATTATTTAAAAGTCAACAAAGGCGCACATTTATTAGTAGACCTCCACCTAGACGAGGAGGATTATTTGGAACATCAAACCGACGAACGGGATCATTACTCCCAAAACGCTCAAACCTCCCAAACCTCCCAAACCTCCCATAATGAAACTGAGTATCAAAATAGAAACCATTTAATAAAATAAATTTTATGCACTAAGATGTAATCCTTGTTGTATATTTGTTAAATCCAAAATAACTTCTGGAAGAACTATTTCTTCATCTTCAGTTGCTATCGTTAGATATAACTTTTCTTGAGTTAAATCTATTTGATAGTTATCTTTAAATAATTCTAATAAATTTTTTGATAATTTATCTGGTTGACTTATAAAACTAGCATAAATAATAGTTGATTTATGTAAAATCATACTAATCTCAACTTTGAAAAACTCTTGAAAATAATCAATAAAACCTTGGAGTGTTTTATTATCATTACATTTTATTTTAGTCCACCCGTTAACTGTTGTTTCTCCATATTTTAACTCTTTTGCTTTAACTGGTTCTGCACCAATAGATGTATTATCTGCCATATTCACAAACCAAGATTGATAGTCGATATCTTGGTTTTGTTGATTTGCTACATATTTCATCATTTCTAATGAAATGAATCCAACGACTGTTGCAGTTGTTGTAGCTACTGCTGGAATAATACGACCAGCTATACCTTTCGTTTCATACTGAGAAACTGTTGGTATGTTATATACTGTTGCTCTACAATTAGATGCAGCGGTAAGCCAAGCTACATGCCAATTTGTCTCATCGTCTTTTTCAAATTCTTGTGGAAAACAGTTACTCTCATATTTAGTATCAAAATCTTTGTATTGCAATTCTAATTCTGTTGTTTGTGTTGATTCCTTTATTTCTGAATCAACTTTCGCTATAGTAACATTATCATCTGGTGTAAAATCATTTAATTCATAAGCAGCAATCCAAGTAATAATATCCGAACGGTTAAAATTTTCTTCCAAATTAAAACATCGACATAATATATGTGTTGTCGCTTCAAGAAAATCTACTACACATTCTACCGTAATATCATACTTGAGAGGTTCCGGACATCTTTTACCATGAGACCAAAATAAATTACCATCTATCATATGGTCTTTGGGAAAACAATGTAATAATTGTTTGATAGAATGATTAAATTCTTTTTCAAAGATATCAGTAGCCCAAATAAGACATTCTTCAAACATAATAGGATTATATTTACCAAGAAACAAATTAATATCTTCTATTGCTTGATTTTTCTCTGAAGCTGTTAAAGTATCCAAAACATCTTTATTCAATCCTGATTGTATTAATCTATTTACATTTTGCGGTGCACGATTAAATAGTTCAAAATAATCTCTAGCCCAATGAATAGTATGTTGAATTTGATTTGGAAAATTCTTAATAGTACATACAGCAAACTCCTTTTCTTCTTCAGGGTCAGAAGAATTACTATATGTTTCTGTTAAGTAAGGTATAACAGGTTGTGTATTTCCTTTCATTCCCATAGTTCCACTTTCAAACAATGGTAGATTCTTACTGAAAATTTGTCCATCAATATATCTACGTGCTTCGATATTATCCAAAGCACTTATAACAACATCCTTATTTCTAAAAATACGTTGTGTAAATTGATTATTTTCAGATGATACTTTTTCTAAATAAGAATTAATTGATATAGACTGATTAAGTTTTCTAATTGCATCAGCAGCTACGATACTTTTTGATTGACCAATGTTTTCAGAACGAAATAGAAATTGACGACTTAGATTAGACTTTTCAATATGATCTGGGTCAGTCACATCGATTACCCCATCCTCTGTTGCTACATTTAAAAGTGCTAAATTCTTTAACCATTCACAACCTAAAGCACCACAACCAACCATAAATATATTTAGATTCTTCAACTTATTAACGAAAGTTGTTCCAAATAATTGTTCTAGTTTTGAACCATCTAAGGACAAAGGTTTATATTTTTGTAACAAAGAAAAATCATTCCATGTAAACCATTGTGAAATAGGAGTATATTTATTAGTTACTAATTTAATAACTTCTGCACTTGTAAACCCTCCCATTATGGAATTAACTGGTCCAATTTCGATTCCATAGCTTCGAACTAATGGATAAAGTGTTTCATCAAAGTTATCAAAGTTAATATTTGATGCCCAGGGATGAATATTATCATATCGAAATTTTTCTAATACTGGAAAAGCATTAATAATGTTTTCACTTGTTTCTTGATTAAATCCAATAATCGTTTTACCTGAGTCAATTTGTTCTTTTAACGACTGATGATTAAAAACGGTTGGTTTTCTAATCAAGATTGCTGTTCCATTAATAAAATTAAAGTCATGTTGTGTAAAATCATTTGAATCATATGATACTATTTCAAAACTAAATTTAGTTGTATTTCTTACAATCCATTCAGATTCAAAAAATTCAATATTAGTACCTTGCAAGTTAGTAAAACTAATAGTATCACCATGTTGAAAGTTATGTTCTTCACAACTTATTTTTCCATTAGGTGTTATAGTTTTAACTTGAACTGGTTCTATATTTTCTCCTGATAAATCATATACTTGATGATTTTCTAATGCATCTACAAAGATAAAACCTGCCAATCCACTTGACCGTAAATATACCATTTTAATATTCTTCTTTCGACATATTCCATTATAATAAATTGTATTATCAAGTGTAGTATTTATTACTACAACACAACTATTTTCAGCAATATTTTTCCAAAAATTATCAGTATGTTTTATTGGTATTACTTGGGTATGTGGATTTAACTCTTGAATATATGGAGTCAAAATATCACATCTAGATTGACCAATATTTTCAGGTTTATAATAATAACTAAACTCGGCATCATTAGAATCGATATTTTCCGAATCAACTAAAAATATGTTTTTAATACCACTTAGTGCCAAGTTTTTTGCAATTTCGCCTCCTAATCCACCAGCTAAATTATAAAGATAAACAATACTATTACCTAGTTTATGAGAAGCATCTTTTCCAAATGTTCGGACTTGTCTGTCATATAAGTTCATATCAATATCTGTAGTCATTAATAACTTTACATATTATAGCAAATCTTATATTTAATCAATTTTTATTATTAATAAAAATTGAAATAATTAATCTAAAGTGTCCTCTATAGCATTCAAGTTGTAAATGGCTTACAGAGTAACCCATGGAAATAATAAGAAAGCGTGTGAATTTTGTTTTTTACACGTGTCAAAAGGAATCGGAAGCGCGGGAAATGTCTTCTGTAACAACAAGTGCAGAGATGAGTGGCGCAGAGAAAAGAGACAATCATGCACTGTCGCTCATCACCCTGGACCATTCGTAGTGATGCAGACTACCCAAGTCAGTACCCCTGGCCCTGTTTCGGTGGTATACGCATGTCGGGGGTGTAATGGGACCTTTATTGAATCCAGTAAGCCCAAAGTTGTGATCAATGGTCACAATTATTGTGGGGTTGTGTGTTTCCAAACGCACCCACCCGCAGTGATGGTAGGTCCTGGTATTATGGTTGCACAACAACCATTTGTAATTGCACAACCAGGATTTGTTATGGCACAACCAGGATTTGGCGGTCCGTTATATTGCCCCCAGAGTTTCTATTAGTACTATAGAACAATGGTGGTGCGTATATATGTATACTATAACTAGGAATAGTTGTAGTTATACAATGAATGTCACCGTGATGTCTCATTCCGATATCACCAGATATCGTTTTATTTATCGTATCATTATAGTTTTCATTTAGGCAACCCTTCATAACTTTTAATAAACAACCATTCATAGGATGATTATGAAAACCAGTATTAGCATTTGCCGACCAACTAATTAATACCATTTCGTAATATTTATTTTGGTAAATAATATTTTTTTTATAAGTATCTGTTGCATCTTGTATATAATATACCCAATCGTTACCATTATATTTTTTTAATAAATTAAAAGCTTTATTAACATGTATATCTTTTACTAAAACCTTATTTAATTTATCAACTAATATTGTTAAATTTGGTATCATATAAATAAAATTATATTTTTTATTTAAAGCATGATATTATATTAATATAATATATGGATAACTCAAATCAACAAGATGATAAAAAAACATTTAACGAAATGTCTCCAAAAGAATTGCTCAATGTCTTATGGCAAGCATTGAATAAAGCAAATAGTGCAGGCGCATTTAATCTCGACGAAGCCTTTACTTTAAAAATCGTTCATGAAAGATTACTATCCTCCATGTCCGACTCCTCGATTTCGTCCCAATAAGTGCCACATCCATGACACCGTGCGTTGCGAATTTGCGGCGCGGTAAAGTACTTTGCTGGAATTACATACCGTTTTTTGAACGGATTATATATCAATATCCTCTGCGCCCACGGTGTTGGAGGATGCGTGATTAGTGCCTTGGCACAATCGTCACACATGGTAAATTCCTCTTCTGTTCCATCAGGCAGAACGATACTCGTTGGTTTTTTATCTCCAGATCCATCGTTAGATAGCATCTACTTTTTTAAATTACACTCTAATAATCTATTAATATTTCAATTTTTATTTTTCATCAAATTGCATAAACGTATGTTCTATATATACTGGAACTATTTTTTTCTTACATGAAATTCCAAAACATCTAATAACACTACGAAATGGTAATGTTATTAGATCTGATATAAAAGCACATGGTGCAAATACTAAAATACAACCAGAACATGTATCTTCACCACGATAATTACAACATTCGCATTCATCTTCAGATTTGAGTGGTCTATCTAATGAATTACAACAAGTTTTCACTGTATATAAGGTACATGGTAGTACTGATAATTTATTAACTGAACCTTTATAACAAGACATTATATATACTATAATAAAAATAACTTATAATTAGGAATCATCAATTTTTATTAACACTCATAAAAACTTTGTTTTTATTAATAATGGTTAATAAGTGCAATCTCGATTGCTTTGTCTATCCTCAATTGCTTTTATTATATGATTAGTAGCTAAAAAAGCTTTTTCACTATCCACTACATAAAATCTCTCTTGATAATAATTAAAATGGTCTGATGATTTATCTTTTTCTTCTGCTACTTGCATAAAATTTTTAGGATATTCAATATGGATTGGATATACTTTGGGGGGATTTTGACTTTGATGTAGTGCAATTGATAGTATTTTTTTCTGATATGTAATTGGGTCTATATACACAGTTGTGTTTGCAATATCATAATTATCAAATGTATCCCATGCACTCATATAAAACCAAACATATTTAATACTTTTACATAATTTAGAATCTCTAATTATCTGTAAACATTGATGATGTGTTGTTTTTGGGTCTCTATCTGCACATACAAATAAATGAGTAGGTTGTTCTTGTTCTAAAAAATCTGTCATTGTTTCCATATCTTTTGGTGTAACTATTCGTTCCTTTGTATTATAAAATGGTAAATCAATATATTTACAAGTTTCTTTGGTATAATCTAATGCTAATAAAGATGCACTCGCTTCTTGATATCTAACATTAAAACTATTACTATCTAATCCTCCTTGTCCATTTGTCATATAAGCAACTGTAACATTACTTTTTTCTTGTAATAATGCCAGAGTTCCTCCCATACCAATTACATCGTCATCAGGATGTGGACTAGTAACTAATATTTTATCAAATGGTTTTATTTTTTCTAATAATGGATTTTTAATTACTTTTCCCATGATATTAATATTCTTTTGTAATTCTTTGTAATAATTAAAAGTTTTCATAGATAATTCACTACATGCTTTATTATCACATAAAATAATAGATTTTTGATGCATTTGTAAAATAGAACTTGGATATTGAGTAGAAATAGTTCCTTCGATTATTTGTTTTACTGCTACAGCTTTATTACACCCGGAAGCCATTAATAGAACTTCTTCTGCATCCATTATAGTTCCCAATCCAACTGTTAAAACAAGTCGTGGAATAGCATTTGTATCATTATTAAAATAAATAACATTTGAATTAAGTGTTTCATCACATAGTGTTTTTACTCTTGTTCTTGATTGAAATGATGACCCAGGTTCATTAAATGCTAAATGTCCATCTGAACCTACCCCACATAAAAATAAATTAATCTTATGTGATTTAATTGTATTTTCATAACGAATACATTCATCTTCTAAATCATCTGCTAATCCATCTAATAAATTAATATTTTCTTTTGGGATATTTATATGATTGAAAAAGTTATCATGCATAAAATAATTATAACTTTGAATATTACTTGGTTCTAATCCAACATACTCATCCATGTTAAAAGTAACAACATTTTCAAAACTAATCTCATTTTTTTGGTATAGTTTAATCAGGCCTCTATAAACTCCAATTGGTGTAGAGCCTGTGGGTAAACCTAAAATAAATGGTTTTTCTTTGGTTGGATTAGATTGTATTATTTTTTGGTGAATATATGAAACAACCCATTCACATATAAGTTCATAGTCAGATTCAATTATTACTCTCATTTTAATAATATAAAAGTTATATATTTAAACATTATTATAGTTAATTAATTATAATAATGCTTCCTATATTTTTTAAAGATATAGCTGATACAATTAGAATAAATATTGAGAACCATGTGGTTAATATTGCAGATAATACAGATATATCTCAAATAGATGAGAATATTTTTATAGGTAATATATCAGCTGCAACAAACAAAGAACTTTTAACTTCATATGGTATAACACATGTTATGACTGCTTTACCTGTTTTTTACCCACCTCATCCTAATACTTTTAATTATCATTTTGTTAAAAGTTATGATATTGAATTTTATTCACTTCAATCATATTTTAAAGAAAGCAATGAATTCATTCATAATGCAATAAAGAATAATGGAAGAATATTTATCCATTGCAAAGCTGGAATATCACGAAGTGTTACTTTGGCAATTGCATATTTACTTTCAACAAATAGAGATGCAACTCCCGAAGCTATGTTAGAATATATTAGAATGAAACGACCTATTGCAAATCCTAACTATGGATTTATGAAACAATTACATTCATTCTATATAGATTTACATTCATCGAGTATTGATGATCTAGATTAATAGCAATTATGCACAAATTTATTGGTTAAAAAACTCACTTAATTCATCAATATGTTTCATAGCATCTTCCTTACCCAATTCATATAATTTTCGTGCCCAGTTTATATCAGACCAAATCCATAACCAATTAGTTTCAATTTGTCTCCACATATTATATTTAATAGTAAATGATTTAATATTATTAAATGGTACAGGAGAAGAATTGGTTATAGAACCATCTAAAAATCTCCGGTTGCGAAAAGTAGCTGTTAGTTTACAAATATCAAATAAAGGTATAAATCCTGAAGCCATTATACCATCTACCAAATCTTGATTACTTTTCCAGTCTGTTATAATATGATTATTAAAGTCAGGAAAACTTGTTAGTGAACAATATAGTCGAGAGTTAGCACGTTCAAACGCTGTATCATCTAATTTTGGTAGAGTCCATTTACGTACTATATTATTCCAATGAAACAGTGCTCCTAATCTTAATGAATACACTTCTTGTAAAAAAGGAACGTTCCATGATTCAAACATCTTATCAATATCCATATCTAATATAAGTAGTAGCGCTGGAAAACACCCAGCCGATGAACAACTGATAATAATTTCGGGACCTAATACAAAATTCTTTTGAATAACGGAGGCAATGCCTAAAATATAATGATACATTCCACCACAACCTGCAAATACAAGTTGTTTTTTTATTTTTTCATCAGTAGACATTTATATATTAATATATTTATATTTATATGTGTTAACCTACGTTTTAATTTGCATTAAAACTTCAGTTAAAACAATCGAGACAAGCGAATTTTAATTTACTTAACAGTAAATTAAAACAGCAATTGTCACATATTAATATAAGCGTAATCATTAATTTTATCATCAAGTATTCTTAACTAATTCTAAAAAAGCAAACGATTCTGTATTTTCACTATCTATAATAAATTCACATGATGCATTAAACTTATTAATAGTAATAATAATTTTTTTTGTTTGAATTTTTATTATTCCTATGTCTTTGTTATTCCTACATAAAATAAAATCATTTGCGCTCTCATTCAAGCAGATACCATATGATTTTAATTTATCAATAACTTTTGCTAAAACTGACATCATTTTTTTATTTTTTTTGTACTTGTCCAAGATATTTTGATAGTCGTAACTATTATTAATCTGTTCCGATATAATTGAACTTGATAGAGTTCCATTAATATTTTCTGTTATATCTTTAACTAATTGGTCTATCTGACATTGATATTCTCTCATATTAGTATAGTATTTATTCAATGAATTTTTAATATTACCTTCCATTTCTTCAAACCAATTTCTTAATTGATAATTAATATTAATCAGTTCATTTAATTTTTCTAAATCAGATTTTATCTTATTGGTAACCCATGGAAATGTATCTAATTTAGAATAATTATTAATTAATTTTCTAATAATTTGTAGCCCCATATCGATTCTATCTACATCTTGAGATAGTTGACCCAGCATAACAATAGTATATACATTTCCCTGATGATTAAAAGTATCTATATCACAGTTACGAAATCCTTGAATTGGTGAATTCCAAGAAACAAATATTCCCCATTGAATATTATTAGTAATCATATCATTTCGCATTTTAGTTATTTCATCTTTATTTACTTTTGTTGTATAATTTTTACTTTCTAACATAATATTTCTATCAAAACTATCAAATTTTAACCACGCATCTCCACTATGATTTACTTGAGACATATTAGTATAGGTAATATCTCCGTATTTATTATTAATAATATTTTCTAATAAATTCTCTGCCATCTCACCTTTTTTACTTGATGAACTTGACAATCCAATTAACTTTTCCAAAGTTCCTTCTAATATAGTTAATTTATTAGATACTTCATTTGTACTCTTTTTTTCTTCACTTGTATCTGGAAAATATGCTTGATAACCAATATTAAAAATATTACTAATAATACTATTAACTTCGTCTCCTCTTATTTTAAATAACATTGGGTATTCTTCTCTTTCAATTGTTAAAGTGAAATTAATCGCCATTACTAAAAATAAGTGTTTAGCCTTTAAGTATTAAATAATTACTTTAAAGTCACCCCCTAACTGATATACAGTTATATTTTCTATGTTAAATTTTTTTAAAACTCTTCTAATTATTAAATAACTTTTGCAATTATTTATGCATTTATCTCCTCTATATATTAAAAAATTTTCAACTTTATCTAAATGTTTCATTATATGTAATAACGAACTTGTTAATCTTGATTCCATAGTTGTATCATGATCATCAACATGTGCCATATAATTTTTATTATTAAATTTAAAAGTTAATACTGAACATGTATCAACAAAAGATGTAGATAATGATTTTTTACTGATTACTATACTACCAGTGTCAACACATCCACAATCCATACAATCAAATGCACTACATAATAAAGCCATATGTGACAATTGCTGTTTTAATTTACTGTTAAGTAAATGCAATCTAGATTGCTTCGCTTGTCTCGATTGTTTTAACTGAAGTTTTAATGCAAATTAAAACGTAGGTTAACACATATTATACAAGGTTATATTATAAATTAATTAAAGAAACTATATTTAATATTATAATGTCATCAATTATATGTAAAAAATGTAAAGGACCCCATTTAACTATTAAATGTGGAAAACAAAAGAAAAATGAAAATACTTTACAAACAAAAAATTATAAACCTAAAACAGGTCAGCATTTTAAAAAATCATTTAATCATATTGATAAAAGTAAAAAGGTATGTGTTAAAATGTCAAATCTACCAGACGATATTACTTTGAAAGAATTAAATGATTTACTACAAGAATGGGGTAGTATTGGACGTATTAATTTTGGTAAATCAATGTTTATTACAGCATATGTTGATTTTTATATACCAGAAGAAGCAGACTATTTTGTTAAAGCATTAGATCGAACACCATTTGGTAGTTTAATTATGGACGTACAAGTAATTAATAATTAATTATTTATAATAAAATATTTTGCTATATCATGTGTACCTTTTAATAAATCTTTTCTCAAATTAATAGTATTATTATAATATTTATTAAGATTAGGTGTTTGTTGTTGAAATTTCTCCTTTTTTGATGGATAGGTGATAACTATTATTAATATAATAATAAATATCATAAAAGTTATATTGTGTGCCATCATTATAATTATAATAGAATAAAAACAATCTCGATTGCAGTTATTTTCAATACAAAAATAAAAATTGATTTGGGTAAAGAAAAACTCTTTTTTTCTTTTCTTTCCAAATTATCATAAAAATTGATAATTTTATACTTAATTTTTGTGATAATTCAATCTATATTAATGATATCACTCGAATACATTTTATATCCATATATTATAAACAACGTTGGTAATATGACTACTGGTAATACTATTATTGATGCTATTTTAATAGGTTTATTTGTTATTATTATTTTTACCGTTGATACACGAAACTTTAAGAATTATATTATGCGTAAATTTAAGGAAAAATTTATGATAGATGAAAATAATACAATTACTTTTACTAATGAATCCACAGAACGTTCGCTACGGTTTAAATCATTAATGTATTATTTATCAAAATCAAATAGTCCTTCAATTAAATCGATTAAAGAAAGATGCTATTTTCAATGGGAATCTGACCAAGATGATTTTGTTGAAAAAGAATCCGAATATGAAATTTATCAAGAAGAGGTATTTAAATTTACAGATGATATTTCCGGTCAAGTTACTCAAGAGACGAAAGAAAAAGTAAAGTTTCAAGAGAGAACAGAATATAAAGATGTTTATACTTTAAAAATATTCTCGAAAACTAAATCATTAACTGAAATACAAGATTGGATAGCTGAACAAGTTAAAGTATATAAAAAGTATATCCGTTCTAAAACTTGCAATAATCAATTACTGGTTTCAGTAGCATATAACCAAAGTGAAAAAAATATAGATATTGAAAGTTATGAATGGATATCAACCGTTACATTTGAAAATAGTTATTTTCATGATAAAGATAAAATTCTTAAAAAAATAGATTTTTTCTTGAATAATAAAAAATGGTATCAAGAGCATGGAATTCCATATAATTTAGGTATTTTATTATATGGCGAACCTGGCGGTGGTAAAACTCGGTTTATTAAACAATTAATGAATTATACGGGTAGACATGGTATTGACATTAAATTAAATGATTCATTTGATTTCTACAAACTAAAGAATCTAATTCATGATGAACAAGTTGGAGATGATTATATTATTTCTCAAGATAAACGAATTATTATCTTTGAAGATATTGACGCGGTTGGTGATATATTAAAAGAAAGAGATGATAATAATACAGATATGTTTAAAGAAATATTAACTGATGATGAAAATTCAAATAAAAATAATAAAAAAAGGACCAAGGATTTATTAAGATTAATTGAAAAAAAACAGAACACTAATACTCTATCTTATTTTCTTAATATTATAGATGGTTTGAATGAATGTTCTGGGCGTATTATCATAATGACTACTAATAGAATTAATCATTTGGATAAAGCTCTGATAAGACCAGGCCGAATCGATATTAAGATAGAATTTAATAAATGTACTTTGTATGATATATATCATATGTTGTGTTTATTTTGGAAAGATGAATGTAAAAAGTATTCTATTTCGGTTAAAGATTTATATCCTTCCTTGAATAATAAATATACTTCTGCAGAAATAATTAGTATATTTAGACGGTCAGATAACTTTGATGAAATTAAATATAATTTCATACAAAAATAGTTTTCTGAATAGTATTAATGTTAGAAAAAGTATTATCCAAAGAATTATTATTTGCTGTTCTTGCCACCACATTGGTATACTCTGTTTTTAATAGATTTAAATTTATTGCTTTAGAACCCTCAAAAGAACAGATGGAAAATGTTGAATATCATTATGATGAATCTATTAATTTATAATTATTATATAATTATTATGTAATTATTATGTAATACAATATATATATGGAATATAAAGATATTGTATTAATAGTATTGGTTGTAGGTATGCTATTTATGGCAACAAAAGTATATAAAAATAATAATATAGAAAACTTTGCCCCAGACCAAGTTGAGTTAATCAAAGAAGAAATTAATCGTCAATATAATATGGATATTGAAGCTATTCGTAATCTCGGTGCTATTTCAAAATCTCTTTTAACAGGTACTAATTATCATTCTACTGAACCTGCTAATCCTGGAACTTTAACTATACCAGCTGATACTATAATTGAAGGTGATTTAGTTGTAAATCCTTTAAAAGAAATAAGTTTCTTACCTCAAGGTTGTATCATTATGTGGTCATATAATACTATTCCTAAAAGTTGGGCGCCATGTGATGGACAAAGTTATATTTTAAATGGCGATGGTACTACGACTGTTACTTCTGGAAATGGAGTACAAACACCCGATTTACGAGGTCGATTCGTACTAGGTATGGGTCAAGGCAATGATTTAACAAATCGTAAATTAAATGATATAGATGGTGAAGAACAACATACATTAACAATTGATGAAATGCCTAGTCATTCACATGTTTTTAAAGAACGTGGGCCTAATCCATCAGGGAAAGGTGACCAGGCCTGTCATCATTCTTGTGCTGAGTTTCCAGCAGCGCCCGATAAATGGAGAGTTCCTAAAGATAGCGAATTATCCGGCAAGGGAGCAGCGCATAACAACATGCCACCCTACTATGTATTAATCTACATTATGAAATTATAATTGTAATTATTATGTAATACAATATATATATATATATATGGAATATAAAGATATTGTATTAATAGTATTGGTTGTAGGAATGCTATTTATGGCAACAAAAGTATATAAAAATAATAATATAGAAAAATTTGAACAAGAACAAGTTGAGTTAATCAAAGAAGAAATTAATCGTCAATATAATATGGATATTGAAGCTATTCGTAATCTCGGTGCTATTTCAAAATCTCTTTTAACAGGAACTAATTATCATTCTACTGAACCTAGTAATCCTGGAACTTTAACAATACCCGCAAATGTAATTATTGAAGGTAAATTAAATATATTACCAAAAGGTTGTGTAATTATGTGGGCGATTAAAGAGACACCTGTACCAGAAGGATGGGTTGCATGTGATAGTTCAGAAGAAGCAAAAGAAGCAGGTGCACCAGATCTTACTAATAAATTTATATTAGGAGGAAATGACATTGGTAAAACAGGTGGAGAAACAGAAGTTACATTATCTGAAGCTCAAATACCAAAACATACTCATAGTTATAAAAATAATGGAAGTACGAATAAAGCCTGGACTGCGATACAAGGTAGCTGGATGTATGATGATGCGGTTAGAGGGGCCTTAGGAATAGATAAAACTACTGGATCATCAGGTGAAAGTAATGCACATAATAATATGCCACCATTCTATGTATTAATCTACATTATGAAATTATAATTATTATGTAATACAATATATATGGAATATAAAGATATTGTATTAATAGTATTGGTTGTAGGTATGCTATTTATGGCAACAAAAGTATATAAAAATAATAATATAGAAAACTTTGCCCCAGAACAAGTTGAGTTAATCAAAGAAGAAATTAATCGTCAATATAATATGGATATTGAAGCTATTCGTAATCTCGGTGCTATTTCAAAATCTCTTTTAACAGGTACTAATTATCATTCTACTGAACCTGGAGAACCAGGTTCATTAACTATACCCGCTGATACTGTTATTGAGGGCGATACTATTATTCAAGGTAAATTGAAAGTAGATGGTGAATTAGATTTTACTAATAGAAATACTATATTAATGAACATATTACCAACTGGTATGGTTATTGCCTGGGCTAAACAAGAAATACCTAAAGGATGGGCTGTATGTGATGGAGAAAATACAACTCCTGATTTACGCGGTCGATTCGTATTAGCTGCAGGTGAAGGTAAAGAACTAACAACGCGCGCATTAGGTGATAATAATGGTGAAGAACAACATACATTAACAGTCGATGAAATGCCAAATCATGGGCATAAATATACAGCACCAATATGGAAATATGGAGGATGCGGTCGCGACTGTTCGCAAGGTATAGGGGGGGGACTCTTTACAACAGAGACAATTGGTGGTAGTCAACAGCATAATAATATGCCACCATTCTATGTATTAATCTACATTATGAAATTATAATCTATATAATTATCTAGCCATTAATAATAGTAATTATTAATGACTAAAATAGACTATGAATTTATACAAAAAATATTTAATAGAAAAATGGAATTAAAAAAAAAGGAAGATAAGATAAAATTATCTAAATATTCTGAATATATTCCAATGTATGATATTTATTCAGATTCAATTTATCCAATTTCCAAATTAAATGTCCATTATAGATTGGTAGATTGTCATTATCGATTTATAACATCCGAAGTTAAAAAATGGCTAGAAAATAAATTGGGTAAAACTAAAGACGAAGGAAAAAAATCTCTTTATAGAAAAAATATAGCAATTATAGATAATTATGACCTTGACATATTAGAAGAAACTTCATACCAAACTTTATATAATTATTCTCCTCAATTAGGTTTATCAATTTCAATTTGTAAACGTAATAGTTTCCATCCATTTGCTAGACATTTAACACCATATTATACCAAAGATGAATTGATTAAACTTGGGCTAAATAATAAAATAATGAAACCTGGTGTATTATTATCACCAACTAGTTTAGTGGATAAAGAACTCCATTATGAAATATGTAAAACAGTATCCAAAAATGATATTTCAGTTGATTTAATTAATAGTAACATGAACCATATTATAGAAAATAAAGTTATTAATTGGATTACTTTTTACTCCATGACTGGTAGTTATTTATTTAATGATTATTTAAGAAATCCAAATATTAATATTTCCAGATATATGTTGGATGGATTGAAAAAAATAGTAAAAGTTATGGAAACAACGAAAAGTTTAGGCGACGACTTTTATTTTTATCGTTTCTTGTGGGATGATGAATTTCTAAAAAAACTAAAAGTAAATGATACTTTTACTGATAAAGGGTTTTTATCAACAACGCGTGATCCTTTCTACTCACCAGGTGTTAAATTAGATTTTGGTCTAGTTTTAGTTAAAATTAATGTACCAAAAAATTTATCTGGTGTCGGTTTATTTATGGAAAATTTCAGTATGTTCCCCAAAGAAGAAGAATTTTTAATGTGTCCTTATAGTAAACTTAAATTAATTGCACGTGATGACACATTTACTTATCATCATACTAATAGCCAATTTGAAAAACATGTTACTAAAAAATATGAATTTAATTTAATTGGATCTAATACTAGTTTTATCAAGAACTTGAAATCATCTCGAGATGATGAAATCCCAACAATTGATTTAGAAAATGTTGATTTATCTGGAAGAGATCGAGTCGACTTGTTTAATTCTTTTATTGAATTATGTGATGAAATGGAACAATTTAGATATCAAGATAGAATATTTATTTGTCAATGGTTTGATTCAACAACATCATATCAACACATGTATCATAATAAAACAAAAGATGGCTTGTCAATAGTACATTATCAAGATGGTTATCCAATTTTTTCGATTGAATGTGGAGAAAAATTAGTTGTTAACTTTAGAAGAACTTTTACTTTTTACGATGATATTAATGAAATTGAGAGTATAGACGACCTTAATAATTTAATAGGTTTATTCTGTAAAGTTTTTAGATATGAAAAAGCTTTATTGTTTTTTCCTTATTATAATTTTACTCAATTTAAAAATAACTATAAATCTAAATCAAATATGGAATCATCAATTGAATATTTATCAACTTATTTATTTTGTTATCCACTTTATGCATATTATAAAAATAATAGCGATTCTGATAGCAGAATTATTAACTATTATAAAAATAAATTTTACAAATATTCATTTGGTTACTGGAATTTAGATAAAATAGGAAAGCTACATATTCCAGATGAAATTAAAAATAAATTACCAAGTCAATTACAAACTGATAAATTAACTTGGAAAGAATTGTTTATAGAGATTGTAGAGAATTACTTTTACCTTTATCCTAAAATGGAAACATGGTTTAATTACCATCATAACAATATGTTTAAAAGAGCTTTTTTAGAATTTGATGCTATCTCATATTTAAGAACAATTGGTTTAGATATATATGATTTACCAAGTATTGATCATATGATGAATAGAAAAGATAATAGAAAATTTAATTTAATTTTTAATAGAACATCAAGAAGAATAGAATAATAAATTCTATTATATTAATAATGGAAAAACGTTATATACCCCATATTTTATTTCCAAAATATTATCAAGAAAAACTATCATTAGGTATAAAAGATAATCTAAATTTTAATTTTGATAAACATACTGGATTTAATCAACCAACAGAACTTGAAAATTTATCAAATCGATTAAAACATAATACTAATAAAAAGATTGAACGTTTAAAAAAACTTGAAGAATATTTAAATGAAAAACAAATTGAAATAATAGATAATATTAAAATATTTGATTTTACCAAAAATAGATTTATTGGCAAATGGATTGTAGAAGAACATAATATTGGTAAAGGTTGGACAAATGGATGGAGAAAGATTTATGAAATATTATTTAGATTTAAATTTTTAAAAAATATGGATAATTTGAAACATTTTGATATATGTGGATATCCAGGAGCATTTATTCTCGGAACTAATCATTATATAAAAACACATACTAAAATAAAAAACTATGATTGGTTTATCCAAAGTTATAATCAAACTCAAGAAGATACAACTAGTAATTATCTTAATGATTCATATGGTCTTCATCAAAAATATCCCGATAGATTTTTATTTGGTTCCAAAAAATCAAATTATAGTGGAGACATAACAGATAGAAATAATATACTAGAATACTATAATAAATTTAAAGATGATAAAATGGATTTAGTAACTAGTGATTGTGGACTACGACTTGACTTTGATATAGCATATATGCGAGAACAACAAATGAGTAAAATTTTCTTTGGACAATTAATTTGTGGTCTAATGGTCCTTAAAAAAGGAGGTAATCTTGTTATGAAAACATATTCTCAATTTGAACCCTGGAGTATTTCATTACTATATTTGATAACACAATTATTTGAAAATGTTTATTTATGTAAACCAGAATCTAGTAGATTTTCGAGTGGAAAAGAAATTTATATAATTGGTGAAAATAATTTAGATGTTCTAGATACAAAAGATTTTGATAAATTATTAGATATTTTAGAAAGTTTTGAAAATGATAAAGATTTGAATAAAACGATTTTATCAATTGATAAAATGAATAAAGAAATAATTAACAATATAGTAGCTATTGTTAATGATTATTATACTAAAAATTTTAAAAGAGTAAAAGTTAGCAGAAAGATTATATATAGTTATAATTATTTAACAAAGAATCCAGAAGAATATATAAAAAATTTAAAAGATTATGAATATTTTACTACTAAAATTAAAAGACGTTTTTATCATAATTATTTTATACGGATGGAATATAAAAAAATTAATGCCGAAGATAAATTACTTTAATAAATTATAATAAACAAAACCCATTAACATACCACCAATAATATCACTTGGATAATGTACCCCTAAAAATATTCTACTAATTCCAACTAGAACAGGGACAAAATTAAATATAAATTCTTTAGGGTATTTATTTAACATAATTAACGCAAATAATGTTGAACTTAAAGTATGTCCACTAGGAAATGAATATTTATCAAAAACAGTATTATAAATATGTCCTGATAAATTTCTTACTTTATTACTTGCTTGATAAGGACGTAATCTTTTGAATAATAATTTTATTGCTAATGTTATAAAAAGGGCACTTCCAATAAATATAAAATCTGATAATACAATTGCATTATAAATATATAATGATACTAATAAAACAATAAAACCAGCAGTATTAAATGGCTGTGAAATTATTTTCATTAAATTAGTAACGTTTAATTTCTGTATATTAATCATCATTTCCAATTCATTTATTTGCATATATTTAATATTATTTAATTTTAGAAAAATAAAAACGATATAATTTTTTCTAATGATTTTATAATGATAATATTAAATATATCAATAGGAATTATAATAACTTTAATCTGTATAGAAATATATTATAGTTATTTTTATAAAGAATCTGTTAGCGAAAATGAAAATATGGATAATGATGATGATACGGAAAGTGAGAATTTAGAAATTTATAATGGATTAGCAAATGAGAATGATGAAGTAATCGAATTTAAAGAACCGAATCCATGGTGTAAAATAATTGTTGGACTAGATAACACAACAAGATATTTCGTAAAAATAAATAATTTTAATGAAGATAAATATTTAGAATGGAGAAAATTAATTAATTCACTAGATTACGATGTGGAAACAAGAGAATTAATATTAGAAACAAATTCAGAAGAAGAAGCTCTAGCACTAACTAATTTAATTATTAGTAATATGAACGATGAAATTGAAATCGAAGATATATTAGATAAGAATTTAATTCATATTTCAGTAGCAAAAGCCAAATCACACAAACTCGTATGTAATAAACTAATAGAACTTATTAAAGATAGTAGTAGTATTGATATTAAAGCATCCCGTAATGCTAATAATCAAGTAGAATATTCTATTGATATGAATAGACATATAGAAACCAAACAAGATCTATTAAATGATGTCAATAAAAAAATATTTAGTAATGAACCAATGAATAATACGTTTATGCCAATAGCACCAACCCCATATGGTGGGTCAGAATATGCTTTACTCTAAAAAAAATATATAATTTATATTAATATGAGTAATCTTTTTCCTATTCCCTATTTAGGACTTCCATGGACGGGAGAATTACCCAGCGGACAAATTCCACTTACTAGTAATGTTCGCCCCCTATCACCTACACTCCTCCGTGAAGAAGGACCCTTTCCTATTTTAGGTTCAACACTTCGACCAGGTGTTGTATCTCCTGCACCTATTTTAGCAAGCCCAGGTATGATGCCAGGTATGGGGCCAGGTATGATGCCAGGTATGGGGCCAGGTATGGGGCCAGGTATGGGGCCAGGTATGATGCCAGGTATGGGGCCAGGTATGGGGCCAGGTATGGGGCCAGGTATGGGGCCAAGTATGGGGCCTGGTTATCCAGGTTTTATGTCTGGTGCTCCAAATATGCCTCTTCTTATTAGACCTAGTCCAGTAAGTAACTTTAGAAATACAAAACCTCGAGATGAATATAATGAACTAAGAAACGAAGCTGGTAGTGGCAGGCTTGTAGGTAACGAGGTTCGATTTACAGATGGTATCTTTACCCATGTTCTTAAAGATGAATCGATTGCTCATGCTGTTCCAACCCCCCATCATGACTTTTTATACACTACCATAACACTTGGAACTAAAAATAACTTAGCAGGCGCCTTGGCTAACAAAAAAACTGAGGTACAGGCTATATCCGAGTCTGTTATGATTGATTTACTAAAAAAAGAAGTTACAGCTCGTTGTGGTTCTACAGCAGCTAACTATGCTACATTAAAGACAGTAATTGAAGTATTAACCAACTCTGTAGCTCAATCTATAGCTGCCCAATATAGCCAAAATATAGCCGATGCTGTTGCTAATAAAGCAACTAATAAACAATATATTAAAGACAATATCTAAAGCATGATCGATTTATATAATAGATAACTATGGATTGCAATAACCGATAATCCTAAATATAAAATAAATGGAAATAATATTGGAGAAAGTTCGGTTTTTTTATATGCAACATATAAAAATAATGGAACCCAAATTAAATGATGACCTAATAAAACTAAATTATGAAAAGTTAATTTATTTTTTGGTATTCCAACAACAAATGGGATTAAAAGGGTTAATAAACCAAGGGCGTTAAAAGCATTTATATTTGCTTTTTCCATATTGTGACCAATATATGTTAATAATGGTCCAATCATAACTATATGCCATAAATAAACTTGTTTATAACTCATTATAATAATATTTAGATATTATTATAATGTTCATGATTCTTCTTGGTAATTAGTTGACTCTGGTTTAGGTGTAACTAATAAGTTAGATGTACTTTTATTAATTTCAGAATGAATATGTATTATTTTATAATAATCATCATCAAGAAACATTAATGGAGAAGATTGTGTTTTCTTTTTTTTATGTTTAGCAATTAATTGCCCCATATATATAATATCAAATATGTTTATCATTTAAACTTCGTTTTAATGATAAATATTTCATTTTGTCATTTAAGAAATGTGACAATTGCTGTTTTAATTTACTGTTAAGTAAATGCAATCTAGATTGCGTCGCTTGTCTCGATTGTTTTAACTGAAGTTTTAATGCAAATGCGATTACATCGCTACGTAGGTTAACACAAATTATATTTCTTTATCAGCAAAATTCTTATTTACTCCTTTTAGTCGTAAATATTTCATTTTGTACTTTTGATATTTTTCTAAATAGTCTTGTTTTTTTTCATATTGTTGTTTTGGTTTTTTAGTAGGTTCACTGTTTTTAAAAACTTCGGGGTCTTCAGGTCTAGGTCCCATATTACATAATTATAGATTTTTTTATAATATTTTGTATATCAATACCTTTTAAAAAATCATAACAAGTAAAATAGCAGCATCTTTTATATATATCTCCTTGACACGAACAATCTATATCATCCATACAATAATCATCAATATCTAAATTATTTTTTAAATATTGTTCAATTAAATTAATATCATAATTTTTATTATTTTTATTTATAAATATTGGGAAAAAAGTAATTGGTTTTATAGGTTCATCGATAAATACATTTGTTTCAATAAATCTTACAAAGTTTTCATAATGTTTATCATTAAATAGAAACGAGTCTCCATTTAGTCTTAAATGTGCTTCTATAATATAATTATTAATAATTTCTATATTCAAGAATCCAGTATATGATTCTAATAGTTGTTGAATTAAATAAATTATATCGTGATTTAATTGATAATCTTCTAAATATTTATGATATAGAAAAGTTCCTTCCTCACACGGATATGATTCTAGCGCATAATATTTAATAACTATACCATCTTTAATAACAAGATCAATATTATACTGTAGTCCTTTTAGATACTTTTCCCAGAAATATCCAGATAAATTTACTTGATTGGATAATTTATCATATGCCTCCCTACTATTCACTTTATAAAACCCTCGACTCATCCCATATAAATTCATAATTGGTTTAATTATAACTGGATAATCAACTGGAATAATTGGTATAGGCGAACAGTCTAAATTTTGTATTTCTGCTAATCTCAATTTATCATAAATAAAATTATGTTCGGAAAATTTAATCCATGCTGAACAATCATTACAAGGGATTGTTTCGTTGATGTTCTTAGATTTTAAATAGCTAATGAACGAACGCATATATATAATCAATATATATATAAATCTCAATAAACACATATGAATTTAGAATTATCAATAATGGATATATATAGAGAGTTATCTGGACGAAAAAATTTTAAATCTAAAGATCAGTTATTAGATGAATTAATATATACTTTTAATACAACCGATATACTTGTAAATTATTTGTCTGATGAAACAAAAGGATTTGAAAGAAATGATTGTTTCGGAAAAACAAATCCATTATTATGGGAATATGGACATACTTTATTTTTTTGGGAACAAATGACATTAAAATATATGGGTATTACATCTAATATTGCTAAACCAGAACTATATGATTCATTTAGAGTAGATCGTGAAACACGATTTGAATTAAAAAACAAACTTTTATCATATAATGAAATACAAAAAGGTTATAATAGTGTTATAGAACATATTTATGATTATTTAAATAAATATAAACTAAATAATATAACTTTTTATTTGATTAGATTAGGACAATTACATTTAGAAATGCATAATGAAAGTTTTATTTTTACACAACAATTATTAGGTGTTCGTTTATTTCCCATTAGTAATTTAAATTACGAAGAACCAATTTTGTATAATGTTGAAATGATAAATGTATTACCTGGTATATTTTCCCAAGGTGCATCTAATTTTACTAGTGAATTTTATTTTGATAATGAATTTCCTTCTTTTACTACAAGTATTATGAAATGTAAAATAAGTAAATATTGTATTACTAATTATCAATATTTACAATTTGTATTAGATGGCGGTTATACCAAACAAAAATATTGGTTACCCGAAGGATGGAGATGGATTAGAAAAAACAAATTAAAACATCCTATTTATTGGAAATCTATTAATAATATATGGTTCGAACGTATATTTGGTGGATATGTTTCTCTTAGAAATAATAATCCAGTTGTTCATATTAGTTGGTATGAAGCCAAAGCATATTGTGAATGGAAAGGTGTTAGATTATTAAAAGAAAGTGAATGGGAATATATTGCTAAAATGTTTCCGTTAAATAAATATATAAAAAACGCACATCTTAATTATAGCAAACAAACTAAAACACGTTCTACCATATCTGTATTAGAAGATAAGAATGAAAATAATTTAGGAATAATGGGCTTATTTGGTAATTGTTGGGAGTGGTGCGAAGAACCAATTTATCCATATAATGGTTTTATAATAGATCCAGTATATAGAGAAATGTCTTATCCATGGTTTGGACATAAAAGAATTTGTCGTGGTGGATGCTGGGCTGTGCCAAATATATTAATAACACCTACTTATCGTAATGCTCAAGCGCCAGATTGTACTTATCAGTATATAGGATTTAGAGTAGCAATATAACACAATTATAAACTAATTAATGTATACCAAGTATACAAACTTGGTAAACCTGTTTCATGAGTATATGTATTAATAATTTTCCAATTATACTTTGTTACCATCTCATGAATACTGTCTTTTGTTATAAATACTTCTGTCATTTCAGATACATGAACAGATGAAAAACGATATTTAACCATATTATCTTCATATTTAATATATGAGTTATCATTACAATCTAATATAAAATTATCTTTTACTTTCTCATTTACTACATTAAAGATAAACTTTGTATCTTTTTTTACAATTTGATTTAATTGTTCCCAGAATTTATCAGTAAAAAAGTGCATGATACTATTAATAGCAACAACTACATCAAATCTTTTATCGAAATCAAATGTCATCCATTTATCTTTTGTATTATTCCAATTTGTAGCTAAATTTAAATAGTTAAATATATTCTTTTTTGAATTATGTAGTTGATTTGCTTTAACCAATACATTTACATCATAATCAATTCCATAATAATTGTAATCTAAATTACTACCAGATATAAATTTTAATAACTTTCCTTTACCACAACCTAAATCTAACCAAGATAATGAATTACTATAATTCCTAATATGTTTTTCAATTATAGTATTATTTATATCTATAATATCTTTCCATTTTTTGTTAAAAATAAATTGTTTATTGGTAAAATATAATCTATTATATGGGTAATCTGGATTACTATTATATTTTATTTTATATAGATTGATAATATTGTTCACAACAGTTCTTGGATTAGGATAATTTTTATCAAATCTAATCTCTTTAGGAACAAATACATTATCTTGGGGATAACATCTCCAAATAGTATTTTCCTCTAATTCTAAATTATCAATATTTTTAACTATATCATTATATTGACAAGTACTATTTCTATCACCCCAATTACCATTTTTATATAAAAGGTCAATTGTCATTAAATATTTAGGCTTTAATTTAATTTCTCTATTTCCATTTAATGGTGTAATAATTAAACCATCATTCTTAACAGGACCTTCATCACATAACCATTTAATAAATACATTATTATTATTACACTTTGGATTGACAAAATCACATAATGTTTCTAAAAATAATTTATCAGGATTAGATATTCTCCATGCTGCTTTTGGATACCAACGATAGTTTTCATAAGGTAAAGCTAAAAATTTAGAAAATACTTTTCTTTCTTCAAGTATACTTTCTATTAATTGACTCTTGGTATAACAATTCAATTCTGATTGCAAAGGCAAAGATTTTGTTGAAGGATGAGACTTTCTTAAATATTTATATCTATCTTCAATTGATATATCAATATCCAAATCAAATACAAGATACAAATCTAAATCTTCAATATATTCAGCTTTAAGTTTCTCTATAAAATTATGTATTGGTTGAATTTTTGTTGGAATAGTTTTTACTAAAATACCATCAGCTTTTTCTTTAATATAAAAATTAAAATCTAAATTCTGTAGTTGACCTGGTAATAAATGATACGGTGGAACATAATTAAATTTTTGTTTACGTGTATTGTATCCATTCGTAATTCTTTTAAAAACAGGTTTAGTATTACCTGGTTGTAAACTTTTTAATTCATTAATAACAGGTAGCAATCTAACATGATTATATAGTTTACGCAATCTATTTTTTTTTCGTATATAAATTCTCAAATAATACAAGCATTTATTTAGTTTTATATTTGCTGTATCAAGAATTGGTCTAAAATATCGCACATATGGGAATAAGATAAATAATACATTATTTTTTGAAATATCCTCCAAATAATTGTATATATATTCTTCTATAACTTCTGGTTTAAATACTTGTATAATCTTATGGAAAGACCCATCATTAGACTCATTAATTATTTTTAGTATATTTATTGAATTTAATAACCCTCGTAATATATAATAGTATTCGTTACTATTATCATTTATATATTTTATATTCAAGTTAAATATTGATTTGTAGTAGATAAATACACAAATTACGAATAGAGTCTTTTCACTTATATTTTCCAAAATATTATAAATATATTTGATATTAGAATAACAAATACTCTCATCTGCATTAAAACATAATATTGCCATTGTAAAATGTGGTAAATGTTGTAAATTATCACTATGCTGCAAGTCTGTCATATTCGTATAATAGTTAATAGGTTGTGTATAGTAATATTTCAAAATAGTTTTTAAACTATTAAAATCACCACACCCTTTAATAAGAGTAGATATATAGTTGTTAAGATTTGTGAATGCGGATAAATTTTTTATTCTTCTTAATTGATATTTTATTGGTATCTTGTCTACCATTATTTTTTTTATAATTTCCAATCCTATCATATTTATGGTTGTGTTATTAATAATTTTTTTTTCAATTAGGTATTTATAAACTCTGTCATCCGTATTACCAAACGAACTAATTATAATATCGTATATGAAATCTGATGTTATATGTGTTTCATATATTTTTTTGAACCAAAAAATGAAAGTAGGTAATGTTCCTTCCATTGCACCTATATAAGCTAAACGTCGAAAACAGGTTTTTATAGTATCATTAAAATATTTTTCATCTATTTTATATAATATTTTTTGACCATACATACATTTAGTAATACCTGTTAATATTGATATAAAAAGGTCATCATTTACCAGACATTCTGTTGAATTATATTTATGTATTAAACATATTATGTTTTCATAATGTTTTAATCTATTCGCATGTTTATATGCATAGGGGGTAAGGTATTTAATAGTATAGACATATCTCTCAAAAAATTCTATAATTTCATTTGTATTTGTATCTTCTAGAAGTTTATCAAATTTTTCAACCTTAGTTAATATTTCATACACTGTGTCTATATGATGATTCTCTTCGGTTAGTAACCCTGTTAGAATATTAAAAGTTATCTCAGACTCGGATACAGAAATGGCCATTATACGACTATATTATTATGAGAATATATGTTTAATTCAATTTTTTAGTTTCATTATAAATATCTATATTATATATAATGAAGCCAAAAAAAATAAATGGAAAATATAAATTTCCAGACTATCCTGAATTTACACCGAATCTTAGTCCTCGTGAAATTTTTAAATTAGGTAGTTTCGGCGGAACCTATTGGAGACCTATATATTCATCTATTATAAAAAAAAATCTTAAAAATCAACATTTAAAATATCCAAAAAGTTGGTGGAAAGGGATACCAGATAATCATTTAACTAAAGATTGGGATAATTACGATGTATCCATTAACAAATATAATAAGAAAGTAGGTACAACACTCAAATACTGGGAATGTAAAAAGTGGATAACTAAATATCATCCATATGGTTGGATTCAGTGGTATTGTGATTTCTTTCAAGGTAAACGTGGTCCAGACGATGAACGTCAAATTAAGCGTTGGGTTGGTATTGCAGGAAAAAATGGTAGATTTCGTAATTGGCTCATTACAATAATTCTTAAAAAAAAGGGAAAATATAATGATATTACATCAAGTCCGGCTATACGTCAAACGTTACAACACTGGGCTTATAAATTAACTAAAGCAGATTATAATAGTAATGTTGCATCACGAGTTAAAAATCATTAATTTAATATCCATCTTAATCCCTTTTTTTTTATTTCTTTATATTTTCTCATACATAATATATGCAAAAATATAAAGATATAAATAAACATTTTAGCAAATATAAATTAAGTAAAAAAAAAGAAACGATGGAATCATTATGTAAACCAATGTCTTTTAAATTACAACCACAACAGAATTTTTTAAGTGATTATTTTAAAAGTAAGTATGCTAACAAAGGTTTATTAGTATATCATAAGATTGGAGCTGGAAAAACATGTACGGCTATATCAATTGCAGAAAATTTTAAAAATAAAATGAATATAACAGTTGTTTTACCAGCATCATTAATTGGTAATTTTAGAGATGAATTACGTTCAAAATGTGGGGGAGATGAATATATGACAGAGAATGAAAGAAAAGAATTACAAACTTTAAAACCCCGATCAAGCAAGTTTCGTCAAATAATAAAAAAAACAAATAATCGAATTGATAAATATTATGATATCTACTCTTATCATATTTTTGTAGAATTATGTGAACAAAAAAAAATTAAATTAAAGAATACATTATTAATCATTGATGAAGTTCAAAATATGGTATCAGAATCTGGTTATTTTTATAAAACTTTAAAACGTGTTATTGATAAATCTGATGATAAAACTCGAATAGTATTATTATCTGCTACACCAATGTTTGATAAACCTATTGAAATTGCTCTAACATTAAATCTATTAAAACTTAAAACTCCTTTACCAATTGGTTCTGAATTTAATCAAATATTTGTTAAACAAATTAAAGATCCAAAAACTAATAAAATAACATATGAAATGAAAAATATTCAGAAATTTAAATCATACATACCTAATATAATTTCATATTATCGTGGTGCTCAACCGCAAGCATTTCCAAGAGAGATATTTAAAACCGTCAATTGTAAAATGGAACCATTTCAATATAAAAGTTATTTAACCAGTTTAAGCACAGAAGAAGAGTATATAATAGGTTCATTTGCTGGGGCAGATATATTACAATTACCTAATAATTTTATGTTAGGACCTAGAATGATATCTAATGTAGCATACCCTAATAAAGGAATTGGTGCCCATGGTTTGTCATCATTTCGCGGTTCTTGTTTATCTAAAATAAATATGAAGAATTATTCTAAAAAATTTTATAAAATAAATAATAAAATATGTCAATCATCAGGACCGGTATTTATTTATTCTAATTTCAAAGATTATGGGGGGATAAAGTCATTAGTTGCATTTTTAGAATATCAAGGTTATAAAAATTATAGTACATTTGGTGAAGGGAAAAAAAGATTTGCTGTTTGGTCTAGCGATGAATCTAATTTTCTTAAAGATGAAATAAAGTATACATTTAATCAGCCATCAAATATAGATGGTTGTAAAATAAAAATATTATTAGGTACTCCCGCAGTAAAAGAAGGTATTTCATTATTACGTGTTGAACAAGTTCATATAATAGAACCTTATTGGAATATGTCGAGAATTAAACAAATTATTGGTCGTTCTGTTAGATATTGTTCTCATAAAGATTTATCCTATACTGATAGATATGTTGAAATTTATTTATATTTAGCTACTTATCCTGGTATAAAAACAGTAGACCAAATTATTTGGGCTATGGCTAAAAAGAAACATATGCTAATATCACAGTTTGAAAAGGCATTAAAAGAATCTGCTATTGATTGTAAATTATTTTATAATAGAAATGTATACAAAAAGGATGACCCATTAAAATGTCAAGGTTAATTTTCGTAATTATATTTTTCCATATCATATTATATATAGTATTATATGGTTAATTTTCGTAATTATATTTCTTCAATATATCAAGAACGTATAGAAGAAACTTATAAAAAGATGCTACAAAATCAAACAAGTGAATATGTTAAACAAAAGAAAAAGGAATATTCGATCTTTAATAAAAAACTAAATATTTGGAATATTATTGCTTTACTAGATAATATTAAAGATGAAAGTGATCCAGATAGCGATTTGCCCCAAATAATACATGCATATCAAACTGCATTATCTATTAAAACAAAATATCTAAATGATATTTCTATTCAGTCTTTATTTAGTGATAGTGAATGGTCAAAGTTACCAATTAAATATCGTAAAGATTATAACATGTCACTAAAATCCTATTATTCACATATAATAGAGTGGGATTGGTTCCCTTTAGTTGGTTTAATTCACGACCTTGGTAAAATATTATTAATAGACGAATTTGGCCAGCTACCACAATGGTCAGTAGTAGGTGATACTTTTCCCATCAATTGTGATTTATCAACAAATTATGTATTTTATAATAAACTGTATCATAATTCCAATAAAAGTTTAATAGATTCTATATATAAACCATATTGTGGATTTGATAAAGTATTGTTTAGCTGGGGACATGATGAATATATGGCATCTGTTTTAGAATATAACAACACTATTTTACCTAAAGAGGCTATTTATATTATCCGATTTCATTCTTTTTATTCATGGCACACACCTAAAAGTAAATCTCGTGGGTATACTCATTTAGCTAGTAATTATGATTGGGAAATGTTACCATTACTAAAAGCATTTCAAAAAGCTGATTTATATTCAAAAGCATCTGCAATACCAAATGTACAAGAAATAAAAAAGGAATATAATTTTTTAATTGAAAAATATTTAAATTCTGATTTAATCTGGTCTACAGGTAAATAAAAGCTAAAAAAAATATGTAGATATATATAATGAGTTGTTTGTATATTGATGCAGATAATGTATCTTATAAAATACTAAATAAATTAGAAAAAGACATCGACTTGACCGATTTAATGATAAATAAAATATATGGAGATTGGAGTAAAACAGAATTAAAAAATTGGATAAAAAAAATAATAAAATATGGTATGGAACCAATTCAATGTTTTCGTATTAGTAAAAAACAAACAACAGATATAAGACTAATAACTGATTTATTAAATGATATTTATACAAATGACAATATTAAACATATTTATCTATGTACATCAGATGTTGATTATAGTTATGTATGTCAATTAATAAAAAAGAAATCTATATATTTAACTGTTATTTCTACACAATCTTCTGTTCTAAAAAATTATGCAAATGATTATATAGATACCAGTATCCAAGAAATTGAATATGTTAAAAACGAATTAGATTATTTTATCCAAGCAATATCGGGTAATTATATTTTATTAATATCGACTTTTAAGAAGGAACTAAAAAAGATAATCCCTGATGAATTTAATATAAAATGGAAAAGTTTAGAATCACTATTAAATGAATATAATAATTATTTCATGATTATAAAAAAGAAGAATCGTATATATATTATATTTATTAATGATTTTTTAGTATATGATAAAAATAATATATATAAATATAGAACTAAAATTGAAAATAATTATAAAAATATTTTTTTAATAATAGATTTTGAATCATTTGTAAATCAATTATTTTAAATTTTTTTTATACATTATGATATATGGAAACTAAAAAGAATGAAGAAAAAAAAGTTATCGAAGAATTTCAATCCACAAACAAAATATTAATCTTTTTTGCATTACTAACTGGGATAGTTTGGATTGGATTAATTACATTTGTTATATATACAACTGCTAAACGGGGTCTTCCTATATTTAGTATGATGAAAAGTAATTATGGAACTACCAATCTTGATAGATGGTTATCTTTTTGCACGGGGTATGACAAAAAAAACGCACAAGATGCCGAGTATTGTGGACAATTATTATGTGATGAAGCGCGCCACGATCAAGAGAACACTTCGCTTCGAGAGTGGTGCAATTATTATACTCCACAACAACAACCTATAGCTACTAAATAATTTTTATTACTATTTTATTATTAGTTATTTTATTAAAATAATTTATAATATCTTTTCTACTTATATTATCTAACTGTTCTAATAATAATTCTCGTCTATTAAATAAATATTGACGTGATATTATTTCTGGCAAGTATTTGGCTAATAATTCATTTGTATTTGATTCTTTTTCTGAAATTAATTTTCTAGTCACATCTTTTATTTTAGCTAATTCTGAAGATTCTAATAATTTAGTTTCCAGTAATTTTTTGAAATATTCTATAAACAAGTTCATTTTTTCTTCTGCTATAGATACATCTTTCAATGTTTGTACTTTTATAGTTAAATAATAATTTAATATTATTTTCTGTATATTACTACTAACTAAATATCCTAATTGATTTTTAGTTCGTAAATAATCATAACAAGGTTGTTCGATTAAGATACTTAAAATTATTAATTTAATGTTTTCTTTAGGGTTAAATAAGCCAGTTGGATAAATAAATATAACCATATTATTCTCTTCGTCTTTGTTAGGATGTTTTATATCCATACTTGTTGGTTCAGTAATAGGTGGGATACCATAATTAGATAATTCTAAATTTTCTTTAAACAATGATATATCAGGAATCATTTCTTTTTTCAAGTTACCATAAAACATAATACTAATTGGTATATCTTTAAAACTAACCAGCGAATTTATTCTTTCTCTAACCTTTTTTATTAAAATTTGTTTATCAGTTTTAACTAAAAAGTCTAATAATTTTTCCCTTGGGTGAAAATATTTTATCATAGCTTCGGTTAATTTGATAGTACTAAATTTCCATGGTATTAATTTATCATTATTAATATAATATTCTTTTAATTTATCTATTTTGGAAGTAATAGTACTTTCTTGTATTATACAATCATTAATACTGCAATCAGAATTGTCACTGTCTAATAAGATATTTCTAAAATGTTCTAATATTTTGGAAAAAAAGTAATCATATTTATCATTTAAGCCAGTAATTAAAATAGTAATATTGGATAAAACTATATTTTCCATAAATTGAATATAATATCCTAAATCGGCTTCTTTATTAAATTTGTTAGCTAAATTAACATTTATAACATGACATGCTAAAACATTACAAACATAATTTTCTATTGTATCAAAAAAGTTTTTATGATTCATTAGAATATAACCATTTATTTTAGGTTCTTTAAACTTGGAAACAGCACCATACCATACTCGTGGTTTTATTAAACTTGGTTTAATAAATTGATCAAGATTAGGATAAACTGTAGGTTTAACATTATAATAGATATTTTCTGTAATTACATCAAAATGGAATTGTTTTTCTGGTACATCTAATAAAGAATTTTTTAATTTTCCATATTTAGCATTATAGTATTTATCTGTTTCATATTTGATTACATTGAATTTTTCCTTACTACTATAAATTACAGTAGCTTTATCAAATTTTAAATTATCTAATTGTTCTATTAATTTTGCATATTCTTTATTCAATACAACTAAATTACCATTATAATAATTTTGTGATGGGAAATAGTGCATGTTAATGGCTATAGATTCTACTAGTGCAAACTCATCTTTTTTACCAGAATAATCAAATAAGAGATTATATTTTTTTTTATAATAATCATAAATTTTATGCCAATCTAGTTTAACTAAATTATTAAAATAATACTTGACATAACCATTTATTTCCCTTATTGTATCTTTAATATCTTTGGAATAATTACTATTAATATCTAAATCAAGAATAAATATTCCCTCTTCGCGTTGATAACAATTCAAATAATTTATTAGTTTCTTATTTTGTAAAAAATATTTTAAATTTGTCTTGTCTTCATTTTCTATATTTTCTTCAATTATTTCATATATTTTATTTTTTAGAAATTTGAAAGGTAAAGGTATCTCCCAAAAATAAGTAATTATATTTTTATCCATAACAGGTATTAGATGGTATTCGGTTCCATTTGTATCATAAAAGCAATGCAATCCAGATTGTTTTGCATTTATCTTATCTTTACTAAAAGTATCAGGATTACCATTGCCTTTTTTTAATGGGACTTGTCCAAATGTTTTACTAAATAGAGCTTCAGTTTCTTTATTTGATTTGGATGATACAATACTAACACATATATTTTCAGAATAATAATATTTTTTATAAAAATCAATCATTTTTTCTCTAACATCTTTCTTATTTAAAGTCTCTAAATTACCTGTTGAAAATTTATTAATAATACTATTTTTTTTAGATAAACCTTTTATTATATTATAAATTCTCCACCCGTCATTATTTATATTTTTCATATGTTCGGAATTAATAGCATTAATTTCTCGTTCAACCGAACCTTTATCAAATAAAGGTTCAATAAAGAAATTAGCAAAAATATCTAATATTTCTTCAAGATTATCATCAATTACTGAAAAATAATAAACGGTTTCATATGTTGATGTATATGCATTAGAGTTTCCACCATTGCATTTTAATTTTTCTTCAAAATGATTTTCTTTTGGATATTTTTTACTTCCAAGAAATAACATATGTTCTAAAAAATGTGCTATTCCTTGTATATCCTTAGGATCATTAATTGAACCTGTCTTGATACAAACAGCAATAGTACATTTATCTATATTCTTATCATTGATAATAGTATATTTAATCATATTATCTAATATTCCAAAAGTAAATATTCTAGTTTCATTTAAGGGAATTTTCATTAAATGGAATTAGATTTTATTTTTACTTATAATAATAAATTTCTTATTTGAATTAAATATTGTGTGGTTAATTTTTTTATTAAATCAGATTCATAAAACTTTATAATATTATTACATGTCTCGATAAAATTATTAGGATCAATATCTCTTAACTTAAATTCTTTATTTTTCTTATACCATATACCATTAATTAAATATCCAATTACATTAAGAATACTATCAATATTATCCAAATAATTTATCTGTTTTAGATAAATTGAATCTATTAAATATGGTGTAATAAATAGATGATGAGTTATTGAATTAAAATAATATTTTTTAGATGACTTGTAACATTCTTTTAACCAGCTCTGTTGTAAATTAGTCATATCATATAATTCAATAAAATTAATTATTTGTGATAGTGATGGAGCAATCTTTTCTGAACAATAAATAGTAGAATAAGGTGTATATAAGGTAAAATCATTAAATAAAATATTACCTTGATTTACTAAAAGTTTTAAATAACTTGATACATTAATATTATGACCAATTTTATCAAATTCTTTGTCAATATTATTAATATGATTAAAGTTTATATTATATTGTTTTTGAAAATTAAGACAACCATCTTTACCTGATTCAACCGTAACTAAATTATATAAACTTTGAAATGTGTTATCAGTTATAAAAACAGAACGATCGAGTCTTATTAAACCGTATTCATTATTATTAGAATAATCAAAAATAGTTTTCATATATTCAATTAATTGATTTTTGTTATAGTTATCTATTTTTAAATTATCTAATGGATTATTTATATTATCTTCTGTTTCTTGTTTTACCATTTTTTTATAGTATATCAGTCTAATATCATCTTCATCTAATATATTTTTTAATTCCTTGCCTTCATATGTCAAATATGGTACTATTAATTTGGTAATAATATCATTAATATTGTAATTAAGTTTATCTGTACACATTATAATAAAATTATAAGGTAATTTATAAAAGCGATTGAGACATACAATAGTAAAAGTATGTCTAGCTTTTATATTAACTAACCAAGTTTTTAAATTATTAAAGTTTATAACATTATTGCTATTTATATTTACTACAAACTCCGAACTACGATATAATTCAAAATGAGTTTCAAATAATAATTTTAAATTTAGTTCTGTCCCGATTTCAAAACTAATAGGTATAATATCATTGCCACACATTAATATAATAAATAAAAAATCAAATAACATGTTAGAGTTAATCTCTGTATTTATATTATTTACTGTTCGATACTTGTCTAATAATAAATTGTTAATTTTGTTTGCACATAATAATTCATAACATTCCTCTTCTTTGGTATAATATCGAATAAATAAATATGTCGCGTCTATTGATTTTAGATCAGCTAATAATTGGAATATCAAAATTAAATGAATAAAATCGGAATCACATGAATGAATACATATTTCAGAATCCATATCATTTTCTTTAATATATTTGAAAATTTTATAATCTGCTTCACCATAATTTGTACTATTATCAATATAAATTTTTTTATTAGGATACAATAGTGTTAAATTTACTTTGATAAATTTACTTAGATCAATTATACTTTGAGAAAAAGGACCCATAGATTTATTAAAAGAAAACTGAAACTTTAACCAACTAAAATAATCAAAAGTAATTTCTTCTTCAGTAATAGTAGTAGCTTTTATATTTTTAAAATATTTATTGAAAAGTTCCTTTCTTTTATCTGAATCAATATAGTTTTTGATTCGTCTTCGTCGTTGTTCTAATATTTTCGAATATGAAGGTATTCCATCAAAAAAAATATTAATTGATTTAATATAATCTAATACATGAATTTTATTTATCATTGTGTCAAGTTTAAATAATATTTTCCAGTATAGTAGTTTATTAATATTACTAATTCCATCCGATAAATTTAGGAAATTAATAAATTTTTTTACAATATTTTCTTGACATGGTCCATCTAAAGTATTAGTAATATTTAACTTAATATTTTTCCAATGTGGTCTGTTTATAATAGTTTCTAATTTATTAATTATTATATTATAATCGGTATATGCTAAACTAAATATTAACTTGATTATTTCATTTACTTCGTCTTCTATAATTGATGTACATGAATATATAATAAAATTAATATCAAAAAAAATATGATTTGCTATTATCCGACCATTAGTATCATCATTAATAAATAATTCTTCTATACAATTATTCTGTAAATTTTTACTTAAAAAAGATATCAATTTATCATATCCCATTCTAATATAATAAAATGATAAATACTCTTTATACAAAAAATGTGACATTACCCAAGTAAGTTTCTTATAAAAATCTTTACATATGGGTGAACTTTTTCATCTTCTAATGCATTTTCTAGCTTGTACCATTGAAACACTTCATGTTGTTCATCTGGTTTAATTAAATCTAATTCACTATCTAATAAATCTACTCTATATGCAACATTAACATAATGTGTTCCAAACTCGTTATCTTTAAAATTATTTGAATATATATGATCATAAACACCAATATGTTTAGCTCTAGATGGTTCAATGTCTAAATTTAATTCTGTTTTAGCGACTCGTTTGATAGCATCATCAAGTTTTTCATATTTAAAAGTTCTACAACCAGGTGTAAATAAATAACCTTTCGCAGGTTCATTATTACGTAAACCAAGTAATATTTTATTATTGTTAATAATTCCAAGATCTACTGATGTTAAAGTTGTCATTTCGATTATTTGATAATATGTTTCCACACTTTGCATTTCTAATAAATAAAATTTATTCTTTTAATAAGTATTTCTTAAAAACATTAGTATTTCCCAAAGAACTTTGCAATCTATTTCATTATAATGAATTATATCTTTCATTACAGGTTCATTTCCCGATACACTATTATTATGCTTGTATAACTTGTATGCCATTAACATTGCATTTAATCCATTAGAACATGGATTATTTCTATCCCAACACGTTTTAATTAACTTGTTATCATACATGGCATTTGCTATTGTTTTAAGTGAGAAATTCAGGGCACCTTTTACTACAATATTATTATTACGAAACAAATCATATAGGTCATAAAAATTCTTTTTAGGTAAATCTTCTGTTTGGTGTCGAGCAAGTAATTTATTATAAAATTGTGGTTCTGCTTTAGTCCAATGAATAAAAACTGATTCAGACTTATTTTCTTCAATTAATTTATTATCAACAAATTTCCAAAATGTTTTAATCATATCAAGTTCAGCATTTTTGTTATTTTGAGTAATAATAAATTTTTTATATTCCCATTTATTATTTTTATTCCATCCTAATCCAACCATAAAAATTATATCATTAGAATTATATCCATAGTTGTTTCCAGATAGTATACATTGACCCATATTCGAATTAATTGTTTCATAATCAAGATAGAATTCCATTACATCTTCTCCAAAATATCTCCAGTTATCCTGATGAATTAAACTATTTACACGAATCAAATCTTTATTTTGACGATTAATTTTTAAAATATGATTTACTGTTTTCGATATTTTACCTTGGTTAAATTCTAAATTCAAAGCTGTACACCGATTGTTTTTCCATGAATAAATAGCTTTGTTATGTCCTATTGTTCTTCGTTTAACTCCACACATCCAAACACTAGTAATATCATAAATAACTTGATTTAACTCATTTTTTATTTTACGCCATTTACCATCTTTTTCATTCTTCATATTTGGATATAATTCTGGTCTAGATGGCGTAGGTAATAAAGACCAGTTATGACCATGTAATCTCATATCACATATCCATTTAATAGCATTTTTTACTTTATCATAATATACATTATCATAATTTTCATAATCTATTACACCCAAAGTATTCATAAAATCATCTCCATTAAAAGTTGTCTGCTTACTTGAATATACCCATTTTTTACCTAATACATATCCATATTGTGATCTGTATCCCTGCATAGAACCAAGAGCCATATTATACACTAGAATTTGTCCTTTATAAGCTGGGATGCTATTACAATTACGTAAATTAATGCCATTACTTGTCAAGTATAGAGTTGAATGTTTAATATCAACAACTATATAATGAAATGGTGTTTTTAATAAAGGAGAAGGAACTAAAGCTTCTTCATTATTTAAATAATTCTTTTGAAAAATATCATTAAATCTATCTGACCTTACTAATAAATCTGGGCATCCATAAATCTGATTCTCGTAATCATGTAAAACACCTTGATAAATTATTTCCGCACCAGCCTTCATGTATTTAATTGTTTCATTATATTTTTCAATTGAATGTGCTTGATAGGATTCTGCAATTTGTACAACTTGATGTTTTCTTTTTAGAAATTCATAAACCTTCGATTCAAATAATAAACCTTGATTCATGATAAATTGTGTGAAATCAGTTTCACCACTTACTGATAAATTATTATAATTCGTAATTCCACTTCTTTGTCGTTTAATAGGTTGAGACTTTATATTAATAATATTAAATTCTTTTAACCAATCTAATAAAGGTTCTTCTAATAAATAATTACGTACTTTGGATGCTGATACCATAATATCCCAATCAATATTAATCTTTTGTTTTTTACTTGGTAAACCAGAATCAGTTTCTTCAGCAAAGCGCCTTTTTCGGGTGATCATTTTAGTATTTATCATTATATTATTTAAACATGTATCTTTTAAATAATAGCAATATTAGGACCAGAGTTAGTTTAAAATAAGTATTTTTTATATTATGTATTTAATAAATAATGGTGAAATCTAGTGTTTTATCTAATATAACTACGTCAGAATCTATTACGCCAACAGAGAATAGTATTATTAATTCAGAACCAAATACAGATACAGATACAAAATCATTTATTGGACATATAACATCAATTATTAACCATAATAAATTTAAATGGGGACTATTATTTGTTATTTTATTAGTTGGAGTTTTTTTCTATCTTAGAATGCAATTGAAAAATATAAAGAAAGAAGAAATCAAATTTAATCAACCCCCAATGGAAAAACTTGATAATAGTACTTATAAATTAATAAAAGATAAAGATGGAAATGATGTATTGGTAAATATGAGTATGCACAATCCTGATAATATACAAAATGATAATAAAATTGATGCAAATACAACCCAATCTCGATTGCACTTACAACCCGAGCCAGTATTAGAACAAGTACAAGAACATAACCCTCTACCTGTTAATCAATTAGACTCTTTATCTAGTGAAACAGAATCAAATGGAGATTCTGAAGATATTTTACGTAATATTGAACAATTAGATGATTCCGAGTCTGATAAACAAAGTAATTTCATAGAAAGTGATATTTTAAGAGCCCAAGATTTAACTGTGGCTGAATTAGAAACAATTAATCGTCAATTAGATGAAGCTAATTTTGACAAAACTGTAATGATGGTAAATTAAAACTTATTAAAACTTATTAACACTCATAAATGCAATCTAGAGTGGATTGCTTTTATTTTACATTCACACTAATCTTATAATTCGGTTCCAACTTTTAGGAAAAATATTATTTATTTTAATATTATTAAAATAAATAAAAGTTTTTACACCTTTGAATATTAATATGTCTCCGGTGACATTTATTAGGTTTGCACCAACAACCTAATACTTTATTTTTTAACAGTAAATGACTTTACCCATTGACTTGATTTTTTAGGAAACTGTTCTTTATTTATAAATATAACACCACCTCTTCCTATATATTCGTGTTAAGGATTTGTCATCCAATCTTGTAATGTATTATAAGTTGGGCGGATATGTTTTACTTTGTTATTTTACATTTAGGGTCCATTTTAAAAGAATCTTGTGTTGAATCTGTAGGAACTATATTTAATACACATTTACCTTTAATACCATATAATGATTTATTACAACCACTTTCTTTCGTTTTCTGGGCTAAACATCTTGCCCGAAAATGTTCATATCTATCTCTAACTTGGTCATAAGTTAGATTCCCTTTTTTATTTAGCATTTTATTAACTATTTGATGTAAATCATATACCCATTTAGATAATGTATCTCTATTTTTAAATATACTTTTTTTTAATGGTACTGTTTTTAGATTTTTTTTCAAGTTATCTCGACAGTATCTACATGGTAATATTTTTTGTAAACTTTTAAAATAAGCATAATAATTATCTTTATCTTCTTTAGTAGGCTTAACAGGGTAATTAAAACTAATAGTATGTAGTGAGTGCCACATTGGAGGACCCCATACTGAAGTTAACATACCATCAGGTGAATTATAATCATCTGCTGTAAATATTTTTTTAGGCATATATATTTATATAGAAAAATTATTTTTTATTATTTTTCTCCATATTTTTCAAATATTCATAAACTTTAAACCCTGTTTTTTCTATACTTGGTATATTGTATTTTTGAGCTGTTAATGCTCCTACAATAAATCCCAAAACGAAATAGAACATCTATAAAAGTTTAGATTTAATTTATCTATAAAATCCATACTTGCGATTAAACATATCTTTGATATGATGTGGTAGCATTAAACATGCCGAAGGGACTTGAATATTAGATAACTGTTCGAAAAAGTTTATACCTTTTTCATCGATTTTATTAAATTTATATACTTTTATTAATAATTCACTTATTTTATTTGAATGAGCTAACCCTGTATGAACAATACTATTTTTTTCACTATTAAATATTAATAGAATAATATACCATTCCATTATAATACTAAGTATATGATTTATCTCTTCTAAAATATCAATATGGTTTATTTTAATAAAAATAACTTGTTTAGTATAAAGATTTTTTTCAGCTATATTTTTTTTAAAATTATCATAATATTCGTTAATCTCTTTCAAATGTTCATTTACCTTTGTATTATTTTTATTTTTTTCTAATTCTTTACTAATATATTGTGTATATAATTTACCTCTTTTTTGAAAAAAATCTTCTAAAGGTTGAATATATTCAAATAGAGTATATTTACCTAATCTTTCACATGTATCAATTAGTTCCCATGAATATATTACTAAAAATGGTCTGATATCAACTGAAACAATTTTATCAGGATTTTCACGCGCTAATGTTTTTAGTTCTTGAGTATGTTTTGCATTTGGCCACAAGTCTTTTAATTTAATCTTTTCATGTATAACTTCTTCTAATAATACTTGACTACTTGTAGTTCTATTTTTAAATAAATCAGATATACCCAATGAATCATTTTGACAATAAGAAACACCATCGTGTATATCTGCAAATATTAAGACTTTTTTATTATATTGTTCTAATAAACTATATCCAATCGAACCAGATATTAACATAATTATTATATACTAGATAAAATAAAATAAAGTTTTTTACTCTATAATAGGAGAACTTGAATGGTAAATCCACCAACATCGAGTAATTAATTTACTCATCAATCGAGTAATATCAATTTCTTTGGAATGGAAAAAGTAGTGTTGGATAATAATTAACTTTTCACTAAATTTCATTAATCTTTCTCTCAGTTCATGTCTTTCGTTTTTTTCCAAAGTCATGATCGTATTCATTCGAATTATATTATATAGTTTTGAATCGACATATCGGGATGTATCAAGTTGAAGTTGTTCTAGATAGGTATGAATATCATACTTTTTAGCAGATTCAACTGGGGTCATACATTTAGGACTTGTCTCATCAACAATTTCATATTCTAAAAACTGACACATAAATTTGGCCAATTCGATTTGTGTGTTTTGATTTACTGGATTACTATTCCTAAATATTTTTTTAATATAATTACACAAAATAGGAATACGAAAACAATCATCGGTATGACGGAATCTCCACATCATATGAAGAAAGTTCTTATCCGTACTATTAACATAATCCCATGCACTTCCTTCTTTGATATTATCGGTAATATCTTGGTAGAATTCAGTAGCATATGTACTAGTAATGGCTTTTAATAGAAAGTTTTGTCCAAGCTTTTCCCATCTCGAATGTTTTCCTAATCTTTCTCCAAATACTTGTCCATATAGCATAGTATCACATCCTATAACATCTGGTATTGCACTAATTGATAATGTCTTGATACGGTCCCAAGATTGTCCGACAAATACTACATTGCCTTCTTTATCTAAACCACGACGACCGGCGCGTCCAGCCATTTGATGAAACATCATTGAATCAAGATTTTCATCTGGTGTTATGATGGTTGACCGAAATGGCATGGATACACCAAATACAAGTGAATCATCACTAAAAACAATACCTAATTTTCCAGCACATGCTTTAGTTTGAACAATTCGCAAGTATGGTTCTGGTAATCCTTTAACATAAACACCAATGCCGCGCCACAACAAGTCAATTATATAATGATATTCTATCCCATTATTAGGAAAATATTTTTTTAATTGACGACCCGTATCTTCGATTTCATATTGGGTTATATATTGATTTGGTGTAACTATAAAATCTGGATGGGGTTCAAATAATGAAACCGGAATAGCTTCTTCAAACTGTTCAAGTTTTCCTTCCATCATTGCCTTTGTCCTTTTCTTATCTCCCATATCATCAATCTTCTCCTTGTCTTTCTTTTTTTCCATATGTTTAGCTACCTTTTGTTGTTTAAGTCGCTCTTTATATAAACCTGGATGTGCTTTTTGTTCTTTTTCTTTAATCGAACAACTAAATTCTTTCACCATTTCCAAGCATTTATAAGCATTAGTTTGAAATATAATCCCTGGTAGTTTCTTTTCATCTTTCATTGTAAAAGCTAATTTTGTTAGGTCAACTTCTTCTGCTACCAAATCTGTAGGTTTATACTTGTTTATAATATCATTTACTTTCTTTTCTGCTAAAGGATATTTAGCTATAATAAATTCAAGTAGTTCTCTAAAATACTGGTTTGCTTGGTCCAAAATAATTCTTTGATCTTGTGTAAAGTATTTATAAGGGTCTAATCGACCCATATGGAAATTTTTTTTTAGTGTTAACGCCAACTCCCATATATCTGGAGGAGTCGGTGTTAAATTCTTGGTTAGGATTTGTTTAATATCTTCACACCCAACCATAGATAATGGATGAATTGGATGAATAGCACAATCTTTATAGTAATAATTTCGGAGATTAAAAAATCTCTTATTGCATTTTATTACTTTGATTGTCTTGTGTCCAATACTACAAAACCATTCTTGTAATTTTTCGACATTACCAATTGTTGCCGATAAAGCTAAAACTGGTATGTCAGCATAAAGTTTTGCAATTGTTTCCATTTCGGCACAATCTGCTTTACCCATCATATGAATTTCGTCTATTATCATATATTCAAATTGGATATCAGAAAACCAGGGGAGATAATCCATTAATTCTCGCGGTGTCCCTACAATGATTTGAGTTAGTTTTACCTTTTCAATCAGTTCATCACGTTTTGGAGATGATTGAAATGTTTTGGTAACAATAGGTATATCCTTACCCGTTATTTTACCTATCATTGTGGCCATTTGCCAACACAAAATATCTGTCGGTACTACTACTATTACCTTGCTATACTTGCTAAATACATGACCAGATAAAATAGATTTACCTGATGAGGTGGGAGCTTGGACTATTAACGAGGTTGCATTATTAATCCCGGTAATAACCTGTTTTTGAAATTCATCAAGTTGGGTAAATCCTTTGTTATTCAAGGGTGGCATGTTGCTAGAAAAAGTTGTAAATTGGAGTTCAATCCGATTTTGTTGTGAAACTATTTCTAACATTTGACCAAAAAGGTCAGCGAATTCATCACGAATGTTTTGTGGAATATCAAATTCTTCCAATTTCTGATGCACATAGTATGCCATCACAGGATCGTTATTATCTATTTGTCTCTTTGCAACTAATAAAAGTTTCCGAATACGTCCTTCAGTACTCGAAACATTAGCATTCAAGCCGTGATTTTCGATACTTTCACAATCAGCTTTAATTTGCTTTTTTTCTTTGTTCATATAATTATCCAAGATAATTTGGTCTGATTTATTCAAGGTACTTCCCTTTTTAAACTTTTGGTAAATTTGTTCGACCTTTGATAATCTAGGTTCCATTAAATCAGGAATCTTAGAATGGTCAAAATTAGAAGCCGGAGTTTGACTTTTTATTTTTTGTTCCATTTCACATTCTCCTCTTTTCCCCTTTTGATAAAAGGAATACGCCCAATTACCTTTAGTATCACTGGGCTTTTTAGGTTTATTACCACCTTTTCCTTTTTTAGTAAATTTAGAATTATGTCCACGAATACCGAAACGAGGCATTAAAGATTAAAGTAATAGTAAATTATTATTTTTTTTCAATTTTTATTATAAATAAAATCAATGTTCGGATTTTATATAAAGTAATGTGTTACTGAGCTTAAGCCTCTGCAGCCGCTCGAGCTTGGTCTACAAGCCTTTCTAGCTCATTGTAGTAGAAATCGGTATCATGTAAAGATGAGTCACGCTCCGCTAGCTCTTCAAGACCAATCATGAATTTTTCCTGGATTGGCAGGTTATCTCCACCCTTTTTCAGGATATTGAGTCCCTGTTTTCCAAGGAAAATGCCCGTCTGAACAGTCTGGAACGCATCCTTGCTTGTCGAATACAGATTTCCCAGGCTTTGGGTCTTATCTGATTTCAACTCGCGGGTTGAACCAACGAGGTATCGACTCGGCTCTCCTTCCCCTGAAGGGGGGTAGCACCACTTCAACTGTTCCCCATCCAGACACATATACGAATCATCTGTCTTTCGAGGACCATGTGTATGTCCCACGGTATTCTTGAAGGAGAAATAGCACCATGACTGGATAGCATCTGAGGCCAGATCATAGCTTGGGTTTTTGGTCGTATATGTAATCAATTTTATACCAATTACACACCCCTTTGAGTCCAGGTTCAAAACTGCATACGGGTGTTCGGGTGTAGCTAGTTTTTCAAACGTTGGAATCAGTGCTTTTAATCCCTTCGCGGTGAACTCGGACAAATGCTTGCGAGCGGCAGAACCAAGGCGAAGTCCCAGTTCATCGCCCGACTTCCCATCTGAGGTATTCTCCTCCTTTGGTAATACACATCCTGTGGTTTTCATAAACTCGACCAAATCCATATGAGCACCATAAAATTGCTTATCGCTCTGGACGAGCGGGTTTGCATGGAGCCGCGCGCTATACTTCGCCAAGAACTGCTTTCGGAGAATGCCGATACTTGCAGATCCATGTGGGACAGAAAATCCATTATCGACATACATCTGTTCATCCCGTCGATACGTGCTGATTTGCCCGTCGGTAGGGTTCTTCGGCCACTTTGGCTGGAGGACCTGGGGCTCCACCTTTTGGGGAACCACCTTTTGGGGAACCACCTTTTGGTGAGTGTTGTTATGTGCAGTTGCTGTTGCGGACGACATTAAAGATTATATATTAAAATAATCTTAGGCTAATTTATTTTCAATTTTTTTATAAATAAATAAAAACGGGCTTCAGTATACTCAATCCCAGTTAACACATATATAATTTAAGATTCTACAAGAGCTTCATCAACCTGAGTATTGTTGAGTAAATATCGCAGAGTTAAATTTACATGACCATTAAAATAGTTTAAAGTTGATTTTACCATATTTTCATTCCATGAAAACTGAATATTATCATTATTCAATAATTGATAAAGTTCTTGATATTCTGTATCGTATTGAAAATCTTCTACTTGACTATGTCCAAACTCTTCTACAATATTACCAGATGACAAGTAACTATTCATTAATTTGAGTAATTCGGGTTTATTTAAACAGATTCTTAATAAAGTTTTAAAATCATTATCTGTGAATATTTCACATATTTTTTTATTAATATTTGTTATTTCTTCTGGAGTTTGGTCAATTTCTTCCTCAGGTTGGTCTTCTAAAATAGTTGTTTCAACTGGTTTTATTTGGAAACGACCATGTGTACTTTGAGTTAAATCTACATTTTCAATAGTAGTAAATATATGTTTTATTAGTTCGGATTTTATTTTGATATCATTTGTAAAAATAAATATTACTCTGTTGTCTGTCTCTATATTATAAATTTTGTCTAAATTATTTAGAGATTCTCCGTGCAATATAAATTTAATTTTTTTGATATCTTCAATATTCATACCTTTGTTCATAAATAATAAATAGACAGCCTTTAATGATATTTGACTATTTTCGAATATATGAGCGAAATCATTTTTTGATTCAGATTGATAACCGACAAGTTTAAACGTAACAGACATTATATTTATAAATATAATAAATAATAATATTATTTATCAATTTTTATTTTTGAAAAAACTATATTAAAAGAAAGACATTTAAATCAATTTTCTCATTTTATTTATTATATGAAGGGTCTTATGAATATTGGTAATACATGTTATTTAAATTCTGCTATTCAAATGATACTTAATATTGAAGATTTATGTTCTTTAATAATTAATAATGCTCACATGTCTAATAAATTAAATATAATAGCTGAATTCATCAATCAATATAATAATCCTAACAGCAATCAAGTTATCAATCCTGTTAAAATAAAAGAACTAGTAGGAAATAGGGAAAATATATTTGGAGGTTATGGGCAAAATGATAGTTCTGAGTTTATGATATTTTTATTTGATATTATAAATGAAGAATTTGATAAAAATAATGCTTTTAATTGTAATACTATTATTGGTATTAAAACCGCTATAAATATTAAATGTAAATTAGTAAAATGTTTAGCCACAAGTGAACATTTTGAAACAGATATGTTCCTATATTTACCTATAACAAGTTCATTAACTGAATCATATAGACAATACAAAACGAATGAAAAATTATTTGGCGATAATAAATATTTTTGTGAAAAATGTAATAAAAAAACCATTGCTAGAAAAAGAACCGAAACAACAGTATGGCCTAATAATTTAATAATTGTTTTAAAAAGATTTGATAACAGATTAAAAAAAAATAACAAAGAAATTAATATTCCCTTATATTGGAGACATAATTATAGATTACAGGGTGGAATTATTCATTTGGGTGACTTACGCGGAGGACATTATTATTATTTTGGTATGAGAGATAGCAGATGGTATGTATTTAATGACTCTAATATATCTTTAGTACAATCAGAAGATGAATTAAACAGTCTAACGAAAAAGGCTTATGTTTTAAATTATAAAAAATAAATCTGATATATTATAGATGAAGGATTTTTATATTGTTAATAATGGGTTAAAATTAAATGTTTTAACTCATGATTTAGAAAATCCTAGTTCCATATTAATTCATTTACATGGTTTACATTCTCATTTTCAATTTGTATATAATTGCCAAGACGAATTTAATTATCGAATTAAATATTTTGAAAAGGCTAATATATTATCATATGCATTAGAATTTGTAGGACATGGGAAAAGCGATGGTTTAAAAGGATATGTTGATAACTTTAATTCTTTAATATCTAATGTATCTAAATTAGTGGAACTAATAACTTGTAAACATAAAAATATTCCTATTTTTATTTTAGGTGAATCTATGGGAGGAGCTGTTGCGATTAAATTTAGTATATTACATCGTTCAATTAAAGGTTTAGTATTACTTGCACCAATGTGTGGTATCGCAAAAGAACTTACACCAACAAATACTTCTATTAATCTTTTAATTAAATTATCTAATTATATTCCAAAATGGAAAATGTTAAGTTCTGAAAAAGTAAAAAAAAGTTGTTCGAAAGAGTATACCTTAGCAAAACAAAAAAATAAATATCAATGTAAAGGTAAAGTCAGAATGGCTACTGCTAGAGAATGTTATTATGCATGTAAATGGGTAGAACAAAATAGTAAAGATTTTACTTATCCAATTCTTATAATACATTCTAAACAAGATAAAATAACAAGTATTAATTCATCAATTAATTTTATAGAAGAATGTTCATCATCGGATAAGGAAATATTTAGTTTAGATAGTATGAATCATGCTTTATTGGTTCCTTTTAATGAAAATGATTATTATCCTGATGCGATTTTATCTAAAATAACTAACTGGATTAATGACAGAATTTAATTAGATGGAAAAAAATATAATATTTAAAATATATATTATATTAATGGATCCTAGTAACGATAAGTTTTATAAAAAATACTTTATTTACAAAATTAAGTATTTGAATTTGAAAAAGAAAAATACGAATTTTGTCGGCAGTCGTCAATCTGGTGGTGGGAATAAAATAGATGTTATTTTATTTAAAGCGACATGGTGTGGTCATTGCACACAATTTTTACCTGTATGGAACACCCTACAAAAAAACTTTAATAATAAATTTAATTTTATTACTTTTGATTCAGATGAAAATAAAAATGAAATGAAACAATGGGATATTAATGGTTTCCCAACTATACTATTTCGCAAAGATAATAAAGGACTTCAATATGATGGACCTAGAGATTATGAATCCATGAACGAAGCATTAACGAGTCTACTTAATTAGAATAAATCTCAATAAAGTGATCGAAATTAGTAGCATTAACCATTTTAATAATATTATCTAGAGTATCGATATCACTTATGGTTTTATCATTGATATTTTTTAGTTCATTCATGCAATTTGGATTGCAATTATCTTTTTTACTATATATATTTTTTAGATTTGTAGATAAATTCTTAACTTTTTTTTTCTTTAATTTATTACATTCATTAACAATTATTCTAGTATCTCTTAATATCCATTTATTTTTACGTTTTTTAAATAAATTTATTTCTGTTGTTGATGATAATTTTAGTAAATCTTCCACTTTAGATTGTGGTAAATAATCATTATATATTATATCTGAATGTTTATCATCGTTATTCATTTTTAATATAATTTATAAAATTATATTAAATTTTTATAGTATTTATGTTAAAACAACGGACGTTCAGTGACACAAGTCATGCAGCCGCATTGTTAACAACAATTGTCACATTTTAAACGTCTTGAACACTATTTTCTAAAGTTAATTTAGCATACATCATATAAGGAATAAACATCTCTTGAATTTTATTATTTATTTTAAAATGTCTAATTCGTTCTTTTTCCGCGGCTGTCTTGTTATTAGAACCACGATCTAATAACAAATAATATAATTCTTCCAATTCATCCTTTAATAAATGAATATTGGTTGATATATTCGAAAGTAGTTCTAATTCTTTTGTATGTAATTCATTGCCAATACTCATATTTTTTAGATTATGTATATACGTATTACCTTCTTCAAAACAATTGGATAAATTAGAAATTATTTGATGTACATTTGTCATATATATATATTTTTAAAGTAAGTTTTATATAGCTACAAGCATAGTTATAAACACTTGTACTATTATATAATAATGGATTTATATACAATTTTAAATTTAGAACCAACTGCAAGTATTGAGGAAATAAGAAGATCCTATATCAGATTAGCTAAAAAATATCATCCTGATAAATGTTCAGATATAGATGCAAAGGATAAATTTGAAAGAATAAATTATGCTTATAATATTTTAATTAATGATAAAAGCCGAAATGAATATAATATTATGAATAATATAAATAAATCTAAATTTCATACATTTTTAGAAAATATATTTAAAAATAATTTAAAATTAAATGAGTTGAAACATTTTGGTATAACTATTTCCGAAAAAGAATTTACCCATATTGGTTCAAAATTAATGAATGTTTTAGATAAATTTGATATGTCAGAAATATTTAAACTATTTACTAATAATATTATTCCAATTAAAAAATACAAACAATCCGAACAACATTTGTGTTCTGAAAGTGATATTGAATTATGGGATGAAACAATAGCAGAATATTATCCAATGCATAAACTACCAATTGAATATCAAAAATATAATAAAAATGATATTCAATTATCATTAAATATATCACTTGATGATTTAGTAAATAATAGAATAAGAAAAATAAAAATTAATCGTCAACATTTAGATGCCAAACAAATTATTACTTCATATCAATTTATTACAAAACATCCATATATTATTTTTAATGAAGGTGGTGATATAGATGATGAACAAAATGGTAATTTAATTATTAAATTAAATCTACCAAATAAATTTAAATGGAGTGAATTCAATTTAACCCAATCAGAAGTAAATTGTATATATTATGAATATAACATAACATTATATCAATATATGACGGGAATAATTAATAATATTAAATTATTAGACCAAGAAATAGAAATTAATAATTGGTTGCCCTATAGAGATGGTAGTATAATGTTATTAGATAAAAAAATAAATGAATATCAAATGGCAATAAAATTTAATTTAATTTATAATAATTCAACAGATAATATGAATTTATTAAAAAAATATTTTAACTAAACTGTAAGTTCATGTTTATTCTTATTTTTCTTCTTCTTGTTTTTCTTTGGTTTATTTTCAACGGATTCTTTACTATCTGAAACACATTCATCTAATGCATGATATTTACTAGTAAATTTAGTTCCATCATAAAATGATTTTAAAAATGTTTGAAATTCACGAAAATCAATTGTAAGACCCAAATCACAATCTAACATTTTAGCTACATTTTTATCTGTAATTTTATGTATTTTCCCATGATTGAATCCTGCACTTTTAAACTTTTCAGTCAAAAGATGATGAATACCAGGTCTTGAATCAATATAATCTTCATCCAAATCGAGATAATCACATAGTTTTTTAGGAACAGCTGTTTTGTTATTAAATCCACCTGTGCCACTGCATGAACGTTTCTTTTTCGTTTTGACAAGTTCAATAGTTTTTTCTAACTTTTTCATAATTTGTGAAATGTCTTTCTTTGTTTTTTTACGTTGCATTGAATACTCTTTACGTTCTTTATCAAATGTTTTTTCTGCTTCTGTAAAAGATACATCAAGTGTATCCAACTCGTTATAAAGTCGAGTTAAATGTTCCATCAAGTCTCCACAAGATTGTTTCTTTTTGGTTTCTTTTTGAATAGTATCGCACTCATCTGATTCATTATCTGATAGCATATTATTATTGTTTTCTGTATCGGACATTAATATAATAGAATCATCGAACTAAATGGTCTATTTATCAATTTTTATTTTTGCATTGGCCCTAAATATCAAATGATACAATAATATCGCCATTATGACTCATCTCTTTTTTTGGTGTGTAATCATACCTGATATTTGGTTTTTTTGTATTATTTTTAGTAGGTATTTTAGATTTCTTGGTATAACATACTTTACTATTTACAAGTGAATTTTGAACCTTTTCATAATTATCTATACAATAATTATATATATTCTTTGAAAAGAACCATTTGTAGAAATTTAATTGACCAATTGTTGTAATTATGCAATCATTATTAGTAAAAAATGGAATGCGTTCTCCTCTACCAAATGGATCAAAATATTTTTTACGATGTGCTTTTAGCTGGTCTTTATAAGAAGTATATACATTAAATCTAACTATATGTCCTCGTTCTTCAATATCATAACATATCTTATTATTTAAAGCATAATTTGTAACAAAATATTCTATTGTTCTTCTTGATATAGTATTAGTCCCATTAATTATAGAATGGAATAAATCATAGTTATTTTTTTTTTTATAAAAATCTTCTAATGAATTTAATAACATAACTTCTTGTGATGTTAATTCTAATTTTTTGCTAACTTCAAAATTATAGTTCATGTTATCTTGTTTATATGAGTTATCGACCATATATTTAATAAAATAAATTGTTCTTTAAATCTTTGTAAGATATGATTAATTTTATTAAATATATGCTAGTATACCAATCAAGTTTGCGTACTTGAAGTGGCACTAAGATTATTATTATTATTATTAACTAAATTAATATCACTAGAATTGCTCATTTCTTCAAAACTATTATCGTTATGGGGCATTTCTAATACTGTCGATGTAATATTACTATTCAATCCTGATTGCCGAGTTAAATCAGATTCTGCTTTTATAAAAATCGAATTATCAATCTCATTGGTTGTGTGAATAATATTATCAATTTCATCACTATCTTCCATTAGTTTATAATTATAATCTAATTGATCTTTGATTTGAAATGAAATTAAGATTGGTCTAACAAATAAACCAAAGCCATTCTCGTTTATCCATATTGCATATACTTCTAGTATCATTTTCACCCATGAATTTGTAGGTATGTCTTCAACATTAAGTTTGTTTTTATTATTCATTTGTATTAATGTTTCAAAATCTGATGTTTGTAGAATCTTTACACGAATCATTCCGTTTGGATATTCTACCTCTTCACATGATCTTACTATTTTTTGATATTTGATAGTGTTATTTCTTATAAAATTATTAAACCATTTTGTATTTATTTTAGCATCTTTCACTATCTTATCATCTAAACTATTAAAAAAATTTATTAAGGTTTGAACTTTATTATTACATTTACCATGTAATGGTATATCTAATTCATATATATCATTCTTTTTCACTGCTTTGTTAATATTTAATAATGTAGGTGTTTGAAAAACAATATTTTTCAACTTATCTCTTTCATGATATTTTATATAAATAATTGTTTTTTTACTATTAGACTTGACATCTGTATAACAAATATTATCCATTTTAATATTACTAACTCGATATGGAGTTTTTGGATTCATTATATAGAATAATAATAATCAATTATTTAAATAAATTAAGTTGCATTCTTAGATTTAGAATGTCCTTTCTTTTTTAACACAGGACTAGGTGGTGCCGCATCTTCTGAATCATTGTCTGACTCTTCGGAATCTTCGGATTCAGCTTCATCAGATTCATCATTTTTAGATTCATCATTTGCTTCTTGTGTTTCGTCATCACTATCTAAAAAGGCATCGTTATTGTAATAAGATGATAAATTATTTCCACTAGCAGCAGTTGGCTCTACTTCTACTTTGATAATCTTCCAAGTAATACCAAATTGGGGGTCTTTCTTTTTTTCAGGTTGAGCCCATAGCTTCACTGGTCGAATAATAAATCTATTATTAGATTGATATCTTACATGTTCCGAAAACTCATCAACAGTTGTTACATCTAGTTTGGTTCTAACTCTTTTTCCATTTTCCATTTCTGAACGATATACCAAAGTCCGAATATTACAGTCTGGCCAGGTTGTATCAATTTTCAATTTGAGATAAGGTGGTTTTTGTTCGGCATCTTCATCATCTTCATCAACTTGTGATGTTCGTAAAATTGGCATATATGTAAACTTTTTAAATTTCTTACCAAGTAGTTCTTCTTTCATTTCAGTATCCATACGTTTATCTAAAGTCTTTAGTTCAGTACAAATTGCTTGATGTTCTGGGTTATTCATATCTACAGGAACCTTAACAAAAGAACGATCTTTATCGTTCTGATAATACTCTCCAATACGAGGCACACCATAGGTAGTTAATTTCATCCATGGTAATTGGAGCATCAATGCACCATCATTATATCTAGGATATGCAATACGCTGACCTTTAGAACGTTCATTTTCTTCCAGTGTAGTGAACGATATATGTTTTTGGTTAAAATCTTGATATTTTGTTGTTAAATCTTTTGCGGAAGCCATTAATTGTATATAATCCACCAATTCCAAACAATCTATAAATCAATTTTTATTAATAACTGCAATCCTTGGATTGCATTTATATTATTACAATACAATGCGCATGCTTGACTTGCATATACCATACTTTGATATAAAGAGAATAATATAATTATATTATAAATGGAACATACAAATTTTGATGATTTAAATATTAATGAAGATATATTAAAAGGGGTATATTTATATGGTTTCAAGGCACCATCTAAAATACAAATTAATGGAATTCAGTCCATAAATACAGGTAAGGATTGTCTATTACAATCACAATCGGGAACAGGTAAAACTGCTACTTATTTACTGGGTATTTTTAATCGAATGAATTATGATGATACATGTCAAACAATTATCATAACACCTACTAGAGAATTAGCTACACAAGTATTTAAAGTAGCAAATTATATTGCAAAATATAGTAAATTTAAATTAGCATTATGCATTGGAGGTACAAATATAAATACAAATATGTTTGAATTGAAAAAAACGAATTTAATTATCGGTACTTTGGGCCGAATAAATCATATGATTCAAACTAAAAAAATTAAGATGAATAATCTTAAAATGCTAGTTATTGATGAAGCTGATAATCTATTATCGGATGGGGTAACAGAAAATTTACAAAATATGTTTAATAAAATACCTAAGGGTATACAATATCTTTTAATATCTGCTACTTTATCCCAAAATGTATTTAATTTATCAAATAATTTAATGGATAATCCAATCAAAGTATTACTTCGAAAAAATGAGATTCCTGTTGATTTAATTAGTCAGTTTTATATTGATGTGGAAGTAGAAGATTATAAATTTGACGTATTACTTGATTTATATAATTTAATTTCAACAACACAAGCAATTATATTTTGTAATACTATTAGAAAAGTTACATGGTTAACAGATAATCTAAAAGAAAAGAATTTCTCTATTACAGCTATTCACGGTAAGATGACACAACAAGAAAGAACTGATATTGTAAATGAATTTCGTGATGGTAAAACTAGATTATTACTAACAACTGATTTACTAGCGCGTGGGATTGATATACCACAAGTTAATTTAGTAATTAATTATGATTTACCAATTAGTAAAGAGACATATATTCATCGTATTGGTAGATGTGGACGCTTTGGCAAGAAAGGTGTTTCAATCACTATGGTCAAAATGGAAGATTCGATGGATATTAAATTATTAAATAAAATGAAGAATTATTATAAATTAAATATTAGTGAAATTCCAGAAAATATAAATGACTATATTTAATTTTTATAAATGCAATCCTGATTGCATAAAAGCACTGAGTTTTAAATTAAGGGATTAAAAAGTCTATTTCATTCAATCCATAATTAATTAGATCTTCGAACAAGGGTTCTTTATCTAGAGAAACGAATGTGGTTCTACCGCCTGTTTCATCTTCAATATATTCCGAATTCTTTATTTTATCAGTATCTAGTAACAAATCAAATGAACCAGTCCCACCTTTAATAACACGACCAACCATAATTCTTGATGAAACAGATTTCAACTCATCTATTTCATTAAAAATAGACGCATTTACAAAATGTTCCATTGTTTTTTCAAACGATGCGCGACACATTGGCTCGGTATTTAATTTATTTAATCCATGTCGATCAATTGAAATAATACTACCATTATGAGTCATGAAATCAACAAGAACTGTTAAATGAGCATTATTAATACCACTTCCACCACCAGCATTAAATGTTAGTAATAATTCATTTATTATAATTTGACGCGCAGCTTCAATGCCATATAATCTATAAGCAGTAGAAATGTCATTTACTTTAGTTCTTATATTATCAACTCCTTTTAATGTTTTGAGTGTTTGCATATTAATACCATTAGATATAACCACCCATTCTTTATTAACTTGTTTATTACCATCTTTATCAAATTTAACTTGCATTTGTTGAATCATATCAATATCATTAATATTGTCGATACCTTTTAAAGTTACTATATCTAATACAACTTTCATAAATGATGTTAATAGACTATAATTAAAGTTATTTATTTTAAATCGAATATGAATAACGTCATTACTATTATCTAAAATAGCTAATTTGTCAATATTAACTATAATATCTTTTAGCTTCTTTTTAAGAGTTTTGATATTAAAATTCCTATACCAATAGGTAATAAATTTAGTTTTAATATCTAGAAGAGTTGTTTCTTTGTCCATTAATTTTTCGATATTCATCTTGAATCTAAAAACAAATGGTAGTGTATCTACTTCTGTTTTTTGATTATTAATAAAGAATGGATTTTTAACATCATCTTTTCTTAATAATTTTGAAAGTTCATCATCTCCATTAGTATCATAATATATTTCAGCAGAATCAATTAATTCACCAATTGTCAGATGTTTCAAATACGAAGCAATTTTATTTACTGCTTTTCTATCCATATTATATTTTTCATCAAAGTAAATTGTCATTTGGGGAGTCGTGATATTCTTACTGTAATGAAAAAGTTCTTTAATACGTGGGACACCCATATTTGCGGTTCCTTTTGATGCAATACCGGCTGAATGTTTGGTATTAAGAGTCATTTGTGACGTAGGTTCACCTATTGATTGCGCTGCAATAATTCCTATCATTTCACCTGGTTCTGCTAATGATTTTGACCAGGCTACACGAATGTCATTAATTAATTTATCAAATTCAGCTAATGATAAACCATATTCAACAATACATTTTTTAGGTGAAATATATTCATATAATGAAATTTTGAATAAATATTTAAAATCATCTTCGTCTTTTTTCAATAAATCAGAATCTTGTTTCATCAAGACTAATAATCTTTCATTATAACTTTCTAATAATGTATCAATTTGCTTAATTATATATTCAGGTTCAATTTCTATATTTACTTTATTATGAGAATATTCTTGAGTTAATCGATTCAAATTAACTGGTAACATAAATGTATCTTCCAAAATCTTATAATTACCTGTTGATTTAAAATAGATATTTCTGAAACTATCTCTAAATTTGATCATTTTTTCATATAACGTTTTATTAAAATTACTGTATTTCTTTTTGAATTTCTTTTCTAATTTATTAGTTTCTTCTTCAGAAAAGATAAATGTTTTAGTAATTTCATCATTATTCATATTAATTATATCTAACTTAAGTTGTGTTTGTTTTACTTGATCAACACCACTTTCACCATATATATATTGAACAATAGTACCGTTTGTCATTCTAACAGTACCATCATATGTTACATGCAAGTCTTCTAAACTTTTGATTAATTTTCTTTGAATATAACCAGTTTCGGCTGTTCTAATCGCAGTATCAATTAAACCTTCTCTACCACCCATAGTATGGAAAAAGAATTCAGCACCCTTTAATCCATCTACAAAATTAGAACTTACAAATCCTCTAGCATCAGGAGTATCGTCATGTTGATGGTATAACGGTAAGGTACGTCCTTGAATCCGTTTTTTAATACGCGATCCTTCTAATGAAACTTGACCTAAACAACCTGCTATTTGGGCAATATTAATTGGGTTACCTTTAGAACCGGATTTAATAATTATATTAAAACCATTTGATTCATCAAGAGAATCCATAATAATTTTACCAATATTGGCACTAACTGAATTTAATTCAGCAGTTAAGGATTCTTCAATTAATTGTGGACTAATCATATCTTTCTCATTTTCAATTTGAGTAATTTGATACTTTGATGATAATAATTTGGAATGAATAAGTTCATTCAATTGTGTTGTTAATTTATCTGATATTATAGTATCCTTAAATCCCATAGTTAATCCTTTATTTAACAAATAATTTAAAATTAATCTTTGTGTATCGTCAATAAAATTCTGTGTTTTATTTGGACCATATTTATCCCAAATATAATGAATAATCGAATTTTTACTTGTTGATAACTGAGACTTGTCTAAAGAACCATTAATAAATTGCCCATTTTTAACTTGGAAAAATACATCACTCCCTTTCTTTTTAATACTATTAATACCTTTTGGTATAACATATGAAAAGAGGTCTCGCCCTTTAATAGTATTCATTCCGGAGTGTAGATGCAGTCCGGATTGTCTATTAGAAGTAGTACATAACAGATTAGAAGCAGTTTTATAATCAATATTATTATCCTGAGATAATAAATACGCTCCAGAAATACTATCTTGAACACATCCAATAATAGGACTTGACTCTTTTGCACCAATAATTTGATATTTAACATTAGCTATTAATTCTAATTCATTACGCGCTTGAATTGATTGAGCCAAAAAAAGATTCATTTCATCACCATCAAAATCAGCATTATATGGTTTAGTTACACTTACATTCATACGTAATGTATTGGTATCATCTCTATTTAAAACATGTATTTGATGTCCCATCATTGATGGTTTATGAAGTGTAGGTTGTCGATTAAACAATACATAATCACCATTTACAATTTGTCTTTCTACTATATCACCATATGATAAGATAATATCTTTCTTGCGATATTTTAGATCAATTCGTTGGTCAATTGGTTTACCATTGATATAATTTGTTCTAAAAACAAAATTAGCACCAGGATAAACATCACGTCCATTCTTAACTAAATGAGTCAATTGTTTTATATTTTTAGGTGTAACTTCTTCCGGAATAGTTAGGTCCTTTGCTACTTTTAATGGAACACCAACTTGGTCAATATTAATATTAGGGTCACTTGTAATAACAGAACGTGCGGAAAAATCTACACGTTTACCCATTAAATTATATCTAACTCTACCTTCTTTGGATTTAAGCCTATCAGATATTGATTTCGTAGGTTTCCCACCTGTTTTAAATTCGGATTTGGGAAGTGATGCAGAATCATTATCAAAATATGTAGCAATATGATATTGTAGTAAAGTATTTGTATCCATCTCAGCTGTTATTACATCTTGATTGCTTTTATTCATTTGATTTCTAACACGAATATTACTATTAATAATATCGGCTATTTTTAAAGTTAATGAATCTTCCATAGTAGATGAAGCTAAGAAATCAATCTTAGCTGTTGGTCTAATACATACTGGTGGAATCGGGAATCTTAATATAATTAAATCCTCGGGTCTAGATTCTTTAGGATTAAAACCTAATAAATAACAATCCACGTCAGATATATTTCTTACAATATTATAACATTGTCGTGGAGATAAATAGTCTTTTATAACTTTAGTTGTTTCGGTAGATATTCCTGTTTTTTCATCAACAATAACATTACCAACTTCTTTTTCAAGAACAATTCTAATTGAAACAGATGCTTCTTTTACCTCTTTTTTTATTTTAGGAACTGGTGTTCCACAGTGAGGACAATAATTAGTATTTTTTAAAAGTTCTTTGATCTCTATGTATCTACGCTTTCCTGTTTTGTTTTTGAACTTTTGAATATTTTCATCATCCTTATTAAGTAGAATATTTGAACATTTCAAACAAATACATTTTAATAAGGTTGTTAAATGTGGTAAAAAGCCATAATGAAAAACAGGTTCGGCTAATTCAGTATGTCCAAAATGACCAGGACAATCAATTGAATTTAATCCACATGTAGTACAATTCAAATAAATATCACACGAGCCTAACCTTAAATCAACTAAACCTCCTTTTTTGGGTTCATAGTTATCATAAGAATCAGGAACATTAATACCAAAAGGATCCTTTTTGACAGCTGAATACTTTTTTATTTCATCATTGGTAAAAATACTAAAAGCTATTTTATTTATATTCTTAATATCATCCTTATAAAATTTAGAATTTATAGACATGTCTTATTGATATATTAGAGAAAGCTTTATATAATAATTTAAAATCAAATTTTTTAACATTTTTTATTTAAAATTGGAATACTCTTAAATAAAAACAATCAAGATTGCATAGGGTTTATTGATATATTGGTTTATGTTATAAAAATATTTTTACTCTTATTTATATGGAAGATTGAATTATAACTAATGCTAATTTAAATTGGAAAGTATCAAATCCAAATGACACTTATTGTATTTGGTGTAAAACAATAAATGATTTTATTAATGAACTGTTTTTTGTTATATTAAATATGGTTAATGAAAATGAAAATATTAAAACCGATATAATTTCACTAGATGTAAATATATGGACTGAAATTTGTCTAACAGCAACCGAAAGATTGTTGACAAACGTAAATAATATAGAAGAAAAAAGAAATTCTAGTTCAATGATGGATAATGATTATTTTTCTAACTTGTTATCAAATTTACATAATAATAAGAAAGCATCACAGAGAGAATTACTACGAAAAAATTATGGTTATATATTTGTGGAATTAACTAAATTGGAATGGTTTAAATTATTTTTTAATAATGTTATTATAACGTTATAGTATGTTACATGAAATAAAAGAGCTAGTCTGGTTTTAAATATTGAATAATTACTAGATTAATTATTATATTATCACTAAATAATAGTAATGAAAGAATTTACTTTTAATGACATAAAATTTAGATTAGGTGAAAATGCTAAAGAAAACCATTTATTAATAGATGAATCAGACCCCGAAGATTGGTGGGTTCATTTAGATAATTTATCTTCTGGACACTGTATTGTTGAATGTGATGATCTAAAAAAAGACCTTTGTCTTTATGCAGCACAGTTAATAAAAGACCATTCTAAATACAGACACTATAAAAAGTTAAAGGTCATATATTTACAAATAAAAAATATTAGGAAGACTAAGAATCCCGGACAAGTAACATTACTAAAAAATCCAGACTGTCTAACAATATAATATTGTATTAATCGGTTTAAACATTAATATATTATTCTATTTCATTTTAATGTTTAATAATTTTATAAAAAATACACTAAATCAATTGGTAGAAGAGTTTAATAACGAAGAAAATAAAAATATGTTATATCAGGAGATTTTAACGCCGGTTTTAAATAAATTTACTGAACGTATATATCCATATGTAACTTTATTATTTATTATGTACATTATTAATTTGATTCTAATTATTGCTATTTTATTTATAATACTTTATAGTCGTAAAGTTTAAAGAAAATTTTTAACAGAATGATATATTTTTGTTTCATATCGGCAATTTTTAAATTTTATATTTGCTATGATTTTTGAATTCTTTATTAATTCTTTTAATTGTGATGTGTCAATATTATTTTTAATATAATTCACTCGATAATTATATATAGTATCGGATTCATCCTCAAATCTGGGTATATTAATATCGTTCATATTTATTGTATGTTCCATTATAATAAGTATTACAAATACTATATCTTTCAATAATTTTTGTTCGTTGTTTATATCTATTTAATCTATAATAATATTAAATGGATATAATAGAATCATACATTCTATATAACGGTATAGGTATTGATATTGGCGATGATATAATGTATTATTTAATAGATAATAATAGTATCTTACCTATTGAAAAAATGACTACTTTTATCATAGATGAATTTATAACCGAGGATACAAAAGTAGATATATATCAAGGAAGTAATGAATTAGTAAAGTATAATAATTTATTATATAAAAAAAATATTGTTGGTAATCATAAAATAATATATATTAATTTTAAAGTATTAATTAGTTATATTTTATTGGTAAATATTTATTCCGATACAGGTGAAATAAGTAATTTAATTATTCCATTAAATAATATAAATCTACCAATAACTTGTGAAAGTTATGATCTGGATAATATTAGATTAAAATATGAATTAAAATATAATATTAAAAAAATATATAATAAGATGAAGGATTCTAATCTTACTATTCCGGAGAATATTAAACAAAATATTATAATAAGATTAAAAAACATAGAAAATATAATTGATACATATCACAATCAACAAATTTTAGAAAAAATAAATATTTTAAAAAATAAATTTATGTTATAACAATTTTAAACTTCAATGCTGCTAAGTTCGGCTTTTTTAACTTTGGTTAGACGATTTTTGTAGTTTTTGGTAATAGTTCTACCATCTTTGATAGCATACTGAACTGGAATTGTTAGTTTTTCACGACGACCATTGTATGTGTATGTGGAACGTTTGCTTCCACGAGTTGATTCTCTAATTGAAAAAGTAATTTGTTTTTTAGGTTTGGTTGTTTCTCTGTAGTATTTAGATAGAGCTTTGTTGGCTGCTTGGTATGGGGTAAGACCAGTAAATCTACCTTCATAGCTTTCAGTTCCTGGAAGACATACTTTAAAAGAACGAACACGTTTACCTGCGGCAGTTTGTGAAAGTGTAGTGGTGTTTACATCAGTTTCAGTAAAAGCCATTGTTTCAGTGGGAAGTTCGGTTTCAGTAACAGTAGGAGTAACAACAACAGCGACAACTGCTTTCTTTACAACTCTTTTTGCTTTGCTTTTACCTCCTTTTTGAGTAGGGGCAGTGGCAACAACTTGAACAGGTTCAACTACTTGAACAGGTTCAGATGCTACTGGTTCAGATGCTACTGGTGTAGTTGTAGTTTTAGAAGCACTTTTTGCTTTTTTACTACGAGACTTGTTGGTTTTACTAGGCATATATATATAATATATGTATATATTATTTTTTTAAAGTAAACTAACTCTGTTTTTTTTAAGTGCGTTCGTTATTTTTTTAAATCAATTTATTATCACAATCGGCAATTTTAGCAAGCCTATTGATTTTATATAGTAAACGAACTTAATGTATTATAATAGTGATTTAATTATAATTTATTATATGATGAATGATGAAATTAAAAAATATAAATTATACTTTCTTCAAATAAGATATAATAAATTAACAAATATTCTAAATAGGATGAATCATCATGTAGATAATTTGAACAATTTATATACTCTTCATTCGAATGAAATTAATTCTTATTTAGGTAAAATATACGAGTTAATTAAAAATTTAAACACATACTATAATGAACATATAAATATATATTTTAATGATGATGCTACAGAAATAAATTTTATATTAAATCATATTAATACATTAGATACAACTAATATTATTCCAATAATTAAAGCATATGAAACTGAAATACCTAACCAAACTACTTTTTTAGATACTGAAGATAAAATTTATGATCTAATAAATAAATATGGATATGATAATATTGTTGACATGCTTGAAATTATTTTTAATATTAAAGCGAAAAAATATTTCTCGACTGTAACAAATTGTTTATTAGAAGAAATAAATGAAATATGTATTCCTATAGGTTTTGATATATTTGATGTATCCAATGAAACAAAAGACTATTATTGGAGAATACCTACAAAATATTATGAAAGTGATATATTAGAAAAAACACGAGAATTATGGTTAAAACTACCTAATAAAAATAATGAATATATCAGAATAAATATCGTATTTAAAATGGATAGACTATCTAGTATTATAAAAACATGTCAAATTAATAATCCTCTTTTATATGACAAAAAATTAAATGTACTAAACAATCTTGAAACAATTAATCAAGTTAATATTAAGTTTGTAAAAACATTAATTAGACATGATTATTTAGGAAATATATATTGCTATGAAATTGATGAATATATAGAATATTTAATAAATTTATATTACAAGTATAGCAAATTAGTCGAATCTACATTTATTACTTTAATGAAAGATTTTGTAGCCACAAGTGATAATATAAAGAAGATGTATGATATTATATTTTTATTATTATTAGGAAATGATGAATCAATTGATATAGCTGGACTATTATTGGGTTTATTGAAAGAAAAGAAAGGAAATTCCAAGTATCAACTATATTATTTTCTATATAATAATTTGACTTATTACTTGCAATCTAAAATAAAAAAATCAAATAGTTATATTAAAAATGAATTAGATAACATTAAAAATATTGTATTAGAAGAAGTTGATTATAAGAAACAATTAGTTATAAATAAAAGTATTCCGGGTAATGTCAAAACACTTGTTTTAGAAAAAATAGAAGAAATGAATTCATTTAATAATGAATATTATAAACAATTAACATATGTTAAGACCATTATAAATTATCCATGGAGTTCACCGAATGATGATATCTTTTTTAAATCATTAAGTGTAAATAATAATAAGGCAAAGGACTATTTAACAACAACAAATACTAATCTACAAAAATTATGCTATGGACACGATGAAGCTAAAAAATCTTTAATCCAAATAATAGGTAAATGGATTTCCAATCCATCAAGTCATGGTACTAGTCTAGGTTTTGTTGGGCCTCCTGGTGTGGGTAAAACATTATTAGCTAAGAGTGTAAGTAAAGCATTAGATATTCCTTTTAGACAGATTACTTTAGGAGGTCAGAATGATGGTGAATTATTACATGGACATGGTTATACCTATTCAGGTTCCCAACCCGGTTTAATTGTAAAAAAAATGGTAGAAATGGGAAAATCCAGATGTATTTTATATTTTGATGAATTAGATAAAGCATGTTGTAAACATGGTAGTTTAAACGAAATAACTAGTATTTTAATTCATTTAACTGATCCCAATATGAATAAAAGTTTTCAAGATAGATTTTTTCAGGGTATTGAATTTCCTCTTGATAAAGTGATTATGATATTCTCATATAATGATTCTTCACTCGTCGATCCGATTTTATTAGATCGAATAAAAGAAATTAAAGTAGCCCCCTATACATTAAATGATAAATTAAAAATATGTCAACAATATATAGTGCCGGAAATAATAGATACATTAAATTTTTCAAATATGATAAATATATCTGACAATGTATTAGAATATATTATTGATAATTATACTAATGAAGCCGGTGTAAGAGAAATTAAAAGAAAACTTGAAGATATTTTTCTCGAACTTAACTTGGATAAAATATATTGTAAAAATTTATTCAAAAATAGTAAAAAGAACAAATTTTCATTAACTGAAACGAAAATTAATAAAATATTATCACCCCCAACTAAAGAAAGGGTTATTATTCATACTGAACCAAAAATCGGTATTATTAATGGTTTATATGCTACAACAACTGGCGATGGTGGGATTATTCCAATTCAAGTCTTTCCTAATCTACAAAGTTCTTGTGATAAATACGAAATAAAATTAACTGGTAAACAAGGTGATGTTATGAAAGAAAGCGTTTTATGTTCATTAACTGCTGCACTTGAATACTTGAAAATTAATTATCAAAAATATAATATTGATAATTTAGATGATTATATGAATAAATATTTAAAACATGGTTTTCATGTTCATACCCCATCTACATCAACTCCTAAAGATGGACCGAGTGCTGGTTGTGCTTTTACAAGTGCATTTATTTCACGAATAGTAAATATACCAATTAAAAATGACGTTGGTATGACTGGTGAAATTGATCTAACGGGACAAATAACTAAAATAGGGGGATTGGAATTTAAATTACTAGGTGCTAAAAAAGCAGGAATTAAGCAAATTTATATTCCTTTTGAAAACAAAAAAGATCTTGAAGAGATAAATAAGAAATATACAAAATTAATTAGTAAGGATTTTTGTGTAAAAACATTTACTAATATATCTGAAATAATTGACGAAATTTTAATAAAATAAACTATCTATACATTAATAGTCTCACCTGATTTTTTCAACTCGTTTTTTTTAGCGAAACTCATAACTAAATTATCTTCTGTTACATTTTGTTTATGCTTGGGCATATTTTTTTTTCTTTCTAAAACCAAATTTGTTATCTCATTATTTGTAATAATCTTATGATATGGATAAATTCTTCTATATGTTTTTGAAATAGTCACATCAGATATTCCAAAAACATCAGAAATTTGTTTCTTAGTAATTTGTAGATTAAACATATTTATAACCAAAAGAATACAGCCTGCTGCAACAGAAGGTGGTTCATGTGTTGATGCCAAATCAAGTTTATGAATATTATTTGAAATTTCCATTGATTCTTTAATATATTGTTTATCCATATTTAATTTATGGGCAAATCTACTGATAAAATCAGTAGACTGACTGCTTGAAAACTGAATAAATAATTCATCTATATTAATATAATCCATAAACTTTCGATAGCCTCTATTTACATGTTTAATTTCCAATGAATAAATATCAGCAATTTCTTTAGGACTACGTGGTTCTTTTTGTAATTTACAAGCATAAAATACACACGCTGCAATCATGGACTTTCTATTAATACATCTCATAATACGACTCTTACCCTTACGCTTTCCTTTAGTATGTTTTGAATCATTAATTTTTTTATATAATATTTTTGCACTATCAATAATAGTTTGTGTGATATTATATTGTTTACATTTGCTTTGAATTTTATATAATTCTTCCATTAAAGATTTCTCTTTATAAGGCATTTGTCCTTGTCTCTGTAAAGCTGAAATCCTGTTATAACCACGACATTTAATTTTTGTTCCTAAAGCTGACTTTGGAAAGAAAAAATTAGTAGGGCATCCATAACTCGAACTTGTTTCTTCCGAATCCTTATTAAATGATGGATTCTTATCTAAGAATATATTATTAATTACACCACATTCTTGACAAATATAGTATCCATGTATATTATCGATCACTAGATTATCACTTTTACAAGAAACACAATTACTTGATGTTTCTTGTACTTTTTCTAGAACTGTACATCCAAAAAGAAGACTATCAATATCTTCTTCCGACATGTCTAGATAATTTTCATCTATATTTTCCATAACTACTATAAAGATAACTATCTTTTTAAATAGTTATATCAATTTTTATTTTTGTATTGAAAATACATGTATTGCAATCAGGATTGCATTCTAAAAATAACTGCAATCCAGGGATTGCATTTGGAAAGAAAAGAAAAAACACAGTTTTTCTTTACCCAAATCAATTTTTATTAACACTCATAAAAACGTTGCTTTTATGACATTTATATTATTGCAATGCTTGACTTGTAATAATATAATAATGGTTAATAAGCTTCTATTAATGAAATAATACCAATATTAGCAATAAGATGAATACTAGAATGCCATATATAGTTATTTTTAGATCCATTAGATAAATTAAGTATATAATATACAAGCACCAAATATAATACCGCTAAAAATGTGATTATATTTAAATAATGCAGAGACATATATGTTAATATAAAATAAAGTATACAACTTTGACATATAAACATATCTATTACTTTAATTATGTGTGTATAACGTGAGTGCATTATAATGGATGTATAATAAAACAAACTGCTCGTTAAACATAAAATGGAACCTATACATATTGGGACAATATTCCGATAATATGCTACGGTACCGCTAGCAAGGAATGCGAATGATGAAATCATATTCATTATACAGGGGTGTATAATATACATATATATATATATATATATATATATTATTCCAACACAGTGAATGTTAACATAACTGTGGGAGCAACTAGTGTATTCAATGTCTGCGTCGCTCCTACCGGTGCGCTCAGTATATTATATATAATATCTGAGACAACAGAGTACAGCTCATTTGCGTTACTGTAGGGTTGATTCATATCAGACATCAATGTATTATGTGGAAGATTATTCTGTTCACAATATTCAAGCACTTTGGCTAGAATCCCATCAAATTCCCCACGTATATTTATACGATTGTTTCCACATTCAAACTCTATATTCCCTATTTCACGTATTCCAACATTAATACGGGGTTCCTGTCGCTGATATGGGATAAAATCTACCGCAGGTGTTGGGTTTTCCTTTATCTCCGGTTGGTATGGAGGATAGTCCAAAATCGTCATTGAAACTTTCCCCCAGATTATGGGTGTAGGTTGGCGATGATTGGGTTTTGGAATCATTTTGATCACTAGAATCACTTCATGCTTCCTATTGGACAGGAGATAACGCAATGATGTGTCCACCGCCCACTCTATCGAGTTCGAAGCTGATTCACAGTCATCACGAATGGTGATGTAGTACCGTTTGGGAAGTTTCCCAAGAGCATATATAATTTTATTTCTTAGAGAGTCAATTGTTCCCGTTAGTTTAAGAGAGTTACTCTCATTTACAGTACTCGTTTTAACTGCGATGTTGGCAAATTGACCAATCATATTATTTTCACCATTATTGTCGTATGACATACTGATATATTCAAATTGCAAGAAATATATTAAATATAATAATTTCAATTTTTATAATAAAAAAATATAATAATTACTAATTCTTGTGTTTTAGATGAAACCTTCCACATAGGAATAGCACATACATAGCGTCTTTGTACCATTCTATGATGGTATAATATGCCCTGTTGAAGACGATCCATTCATCTCAATAGGCACTGACTTGCATTGACATGTGTCTTTGCGATCTATCATATGGTGTTTTAACCGAGCTTCATCATATTGAGAATAATTTACACGTGGTTTTTCACAAGCCATACAATCCAAAAATGGCATCTCGATATCATCGTTATTTGCAGTAGTCGTAGGTAAAGACATTATTAACAAGTCTGATAAATATTATAAATATTATTATTTCAATTTTTATTAAAATAATAATATGGGTTAACTTGTGTTTTAATAACTGTTAACTAGGCGATACTACATCATAATCATTTTTTATTAGATAATTTAGATATTTCATTATGGATGCCATCTAGTGATTTATTAAGTTTCTCAAATTCGTATGATATCATATCTTCGTTCTCATTTATGGTATCGACTAATTTAGCCAAATGATTTATACATTTTTTATATACATCTTTGTAATCAATGTTATCAGTCCATTCATTTTTAGTTACAAGATTAAAATATTCAACAAGTTTTTTATAATCTGGTAACATATTTTTTCCCATAATAAATACGGGATTATCTGTCGATGCATCTTCTTCAATATCTTCATCAAATTCACTAATTATAGTTTTGAAATAATTAAAAATTACATAAAATACTTTTATATCTTTGTAAAAAATATCAAATGGTGATAATTCCATATACGGCATCCACGCGCTTATCATAGAAGATGTATCTAATAACATGGTTGATACACCCCGGTCATTATTTTCAGAAGGGTTAATACTTGACATTATAATACTAATTTATATATTTATAAATTAGTATTATCAATTTTTATTAACTATTTTGTCAGTATTAATTAAAATATACTTTCCAAATATCTTTACCCATTATAATAACCAAGATATTGGTTCTTTGTTATGTTTTATTAAATATTCATTTGCTTTATTAAAATAGGCATGTCCAAAAAAACTTTTGTGTGTTCCTTTCATATTATATCTAGCAGCTAGAGGTGATGGATGAACTCCAGAAATAATCTTGTGTTTACTTTGATCAATAAATTCTGCTTTTGTTTTAGCAAAATTCCCCCACAAAATGAAAACAATATTTTCGGTTTGATTTGATATTTCTTTAATAATATTATTTGTAACTGGTGTCCATAGATTAGCATGACTATTAGATTTACCAGCTTCAACCGTTAGTGCAGCATTTAGCAGTAAAACCTTTTCTTCTTTAACCCATCTAGATAAATCTCCACTTGTGGGAATAGTGAATTCATCAATTGTTTCATCTAATTCTTTAAAAATATTTTTTAAAGAAGGTGGTGTTTTATGTTCTGAACTTACAGAAAAACACATACCATTTGCTTGAGGGATAACTATAGTATCTTTAATAATATGATTAATATAACAATCTTGACCAATAATTACTACTTTAGTGTCTTCCAAATCAAAATACTTGAATGTTTCAAAAATATTATCATAGTTGGGATAGATAATATTTTTTGTTGATAATATTTTTTCCTTTATCTTTTTATAGTTGTCATTTTTCATACTTTCTTTAATAATATCTTTCCATGATTTTTTAACACCTTTATAAATTACTTTTTTTGAAAATTCCATTAGTATAAATAGTAAGAAATAATGATTCTATATTTATTAAATATTATTTATATCAAATGAATACTTTTTTAAACTATTATATATATCGTTTACCGTGATATATATTTTTCGCACCACCCTTCATTATTATTTTCTGACCTTGGCAATTAATTATATTCTTATTTGCACCATAATTAATTAAAGTTGAGGCTACAGTATAATTTTTTGATTTAACAGCTAAATGTAATGGTGTATCGCCTTCGTTGTTTTGTTTATTAATAATATTTTTAATATAACCATACTTTAATCCTTTTTCTAATATTTTATCTAAATATTTGGATTTATTATTATTAATAAGGATATGTAGTAAATTATTATCATTACTATCTTGAAATCTATATATATTCTTTAACATTAAAATAATATTAATAAAGATTAGATTTAAATATTTTCTATAGAAATGAAATGTTTAAAAACCAAGATAAAAAATATTAAATGGGATTTTGATAACTTTTATATAGAATGCACTGACGCAAAATTGAAAATAAATATTATCGAAGGTAGTGTTGATATTACTATAAAGAATGATAACGACGATTTGGTTGGTATATCGTATTTAGAAGAGGACGATATTATCAAAATATTATATAATAATAGTGATAACGAATATATAAAACCTATTAAAATATATGTAAATATTAAATATGAATTTAATAGTGAGTCTAGTGAATCACAAGATTTATATTAATATAAAAAATTTAAAATAAAAGTATAAAAATTTAACGATTTTTTATTTAAATTATTTAGTAAATATAGTTTATAATAATTTTCTACTATAAAATATATAAGAATGGTTGTTTCAAGAGTTATTATGGTGCTTGCACTATCTGTTTTAGCTTATTTACTTTATAATACAATTTCTACAAATGAAAGTAAACCAGAAAACATGACTAACATGAAATCTAAAACTGTTATAACAGGTCAAGAAACCTTTGTATCAGAACCTGCTCCAGTAGTTGAGCAAAAACAAGAAATACCAGAAACCACAGAAGAAATTAATTATGAACATTTTGAGGTTGTTGGTGCTGAAGGAGATCAAGAATCTGGACCAGCAGAAGCACCTGTATCTAGTGGTGATGCCGTTGTTGATGATAATGATGTATTACAAATCGAAGGAACTGATCTTTTAGCTACACCATTAGCTGATAGATTCCAAGCTGTTAATTCTATTGCTAATGTTAATCGTAATGCTAGTAATGATTTAAGAGGTGATATTGCTATTCAATATGATGATGGTTACACTCCTTTCTATCAAAGTCATATCCATGGTGAACCTCTTCACGCAAATCCTTTACAATAATTGCACATCTTGTATATGCACTAATTAATAGATATAAATAAATAATTTATATCTATTATTATATATAATGTCTGATACTGAAGTACAACACAAGGTAACAAAAGTATTTAAAAATAATGTTTTAAAATGGGTCACAATTGATGATAGCATTAGAGAATATCGAGCGAAAATGAAAGAATTAACAAATGAAAAGAAACAATACGAAGAATATATTTTGAACTTTTTAGTCGAAGTTGAAGAAAAAAGTATTGCTATCGGTAATGGTAAATTAACACGAAATGTATCTAAATCAACTGCTGCATTAAAAAAAGAAAATATTCATAAAGCATTGGTTGAAATAACTGGCGATTCTAATAAAGCAATTGCCATGACGGACCATATTTTAAACTCACGAGCTATAACTGAAAGAGTAAACTTAAAAAGAACAAGAAATCGCAAAAATAAAGATTAAATGTAACAATTACATTGGGCATAACCATCCCAAATATTACTACAATTATTACATTTCACTAAATTTTCATATACCCACCAATCCAATTTTATCTTATTATTTTCATAATGATATCCTGGAGTATCTTGGATTATCTCAATAATAATACTTTTAACAATTTCAATAATATTATCAAAATTACTACTAAAATCTAATTTTGATAACATAAGAATCTCATTATATTTAATATTATCTTGTATTGTGGACCATTCATAAAAATCAAACGATTCATGAGTTTCTTTGGTTTCTATTAATTCTATATATAGATTCCAATTATATAGGTGATAAGTTTTATCAATATTTAAGAATTGATTAAATAACGACATGTTAAATATTTGTATTAATATAATTTAATAAATGACAAATCAATTTTTATTTTTGTATAAATTAATCAAATTTAGATTCTTCGGTTTTAATTCGCGGTAAGATATTAACACTCATTAATTCTTGGAATAATACTTTACAAGCATATGGCAGATTAACGGTAGAAATTCTTGTATAGTTATTACAAGCATGACATACATAATAATCTTTATCAATAACTCGACTCGCTAATAAACCACATTCATCGCAAACATGAAAGGTTTCAATATCAGAGGTTTCCATCATACGTTCTTTCAAGAATTGACTAATACCGTGAGCAATCATAGCATCTTTTTCCATTTCACCAATTCGTAAACCACCGCCTCGAGAACGACCTTCTAAAGGTTGACGAGTAAGTGCTTGTTTAGGACCTCTAGATCTTGAATGCACTTTATCAAGAACCATATGTTTAAGTCTCATATAATAAGTAGGTCCAATAAAAATTTCAGTTTGAATCTTATTTCCCGTTATTCCACAATACATTGTTTCAGTTCCATATGGCGAATAGCCTAATTTTTTTAAAATATTTGGTAAATCTCTAATATCGCTATTGTTAAATGGAGTTCCATCAATAAATTTCCCATCAATAGCGCCGATTTTAGATGTCATACATTCAATTAGTTGTGCTATTGTCATACGTGTTGGAATAGCATGAGGATTCATAATTAAATCTGGTACTAATCCTTCTTCGGTAAATGGCATATCTTTTTGTGGTAAGCTAATACCTAGAGTACCTTTTTGTCCATGACGATTGGTAAATTTATCACCAATTACTGGAACTCTTTCCATTCTAACACGAACATTATATTGTTCATAACCATCACTATTAAAAATATTTGTATGGACTCGGTCAATAACACCAGGTACATTACTCTTAAATATTTCAGATTCATCTTTGTAAACTTTATTATTATTTCCAGTTGGTTGGATAGGTGAAACTTTACCAATAATAATATCTCCATCCTCAATTATTGTTTCTTCTTCTAGATAACCTTTTTCATTTAATTTATCATAATTACCTTGTTTCATTCCTGTTACTTTATTTCTATCAGGTTTACTAAATATATCATCTTGAGATGTTGATGGATTTTTCTTAATTTCACTATGATATTTCTTTAATGTATCTACTCGAAAGATTCCTCTATCAATAGACGATTGATTAAAGATAAGTGAATCTTCTTGATTATATCCAGTATAACTCATAATTGCAACAATCGCATTTTCTCCATATGGCAAATTTAACATATTATTGTAATTCATACCTTCTGTTGTAACAATTGGAGTTTGTGGATGATATAGAATTTGTGAAATATCCATTCTATCTTTATAACTTGTTAGATAAATACCAATTGCTTGTTTAGCTTGTGAAAATTCAACAATATTTTTTGTACCATAATTATGATTAGCAAATGGTGTTCCACAAGCAACAGCGCCTAACATAGTCCATCTATGAAATTCTACATGTGTATAATTCATATATCGATAATCGCCATAACGATTTACTACAGAACTATCATTATATTCAATTGGTCTATTTTTATTTACTATACTCTCTGTTAATTTGTCTAAAGTTTCTGCTAACATGATATAGTTACTGCTTTCAATATCAACATAACTAATAATATTATTATATTTATTAATTAATTGAATCCATCCTTTGGCCACATCATTACTTAATAACATACTATTTACTTCATCCATTATTTTACGAGTAACCATAACCTTGTTATCTTTGATATTTATTAATGGACGAATTAATCTACCACCATCGTAAAATACTTTTAATTCATTAGTATCATAATCTAATGAAATGGATGTCATTTTATCTAATATTCCTTGTTGTTGTTTTTCCAATAGAAAATTAAATAATTTAACATTTGTCTTAGTAACACCGACCCAATCTCCATTCAAATATATCTTACCATAAGATTTCATTTCTAATGGATTTACTTCAAACGGATGAGTATACTCTTTATATTCTGTTAACAAATCATCAAGTATATTTCGTTGAGACATGTTTTGATTGGTAATGGTTGAAATCATTGATAAACTCTTTACTATGCCAATTTTTTGACCTTCTGGAGTTTCTACAGGACAACAAAATTGATATTGTATATTATTAACATGTCGAATTGATGTTACCTTTGTTGTAGATGCATCTAAAGAAGGAGACATAATACGTCGTAAATTTGTTAAAGCTAATATCCACGATAAACGTTGTAGAGATTGAGCTACTCCTTTCTTTGTTCTATTCATACCCCAAATCCCAGTCGCAAGAGCTGTTTTTAATCCTTGTTCGATTATCGTTGGTTTTAATTGATTGACAACATTAAATGGATTTACATCAGATTGGTTCTTTCTTTTGAAATTTTTACCAATTTCATTTAACATCTTCTTCCAATTTTGTCTAATTAACTGTCCAATTAATATACCAGGAGTTTCAATTCTTTTGTTATCAAAACTATCACGATCATCTGGTTGTTTACGTTCTAACATTACATTTAATAACTTGTTAGTCATCATTCCTAAATATCTTATTTTTTTTGGTATGTCATCACCTAGATGTGGTAATAAATCCTTTCGTAATATTTTATTTAGATACATTCGTTTTTGAATATTTGCAAGTTCTTCATCTTGAGATATTCTACGATGGCGACGTAATTTAGTAATTAAATATGTTATAGCTTCTTCTTTGGTTCTAATTGCAACACCATTTTCATCTATAGAAAATGAAACCGCTTTGCGTAATAGATTTACCATTTTAATATCATCTAAATCATAAATAATATTTGCTAAAATCTCTTTATCAGATTCTATTCCTAAAGCTCTAAAAAGGATAAAAATTGGAATATCTGCTAGTTGAGAACTAGAAATATTAATAGAACCTGTTTTTTTATTTTTAATTGTTAAGATCTGTAGATTATCTGACCAATCATCAACTCTCGAATTAAGATGAGCTGTATATGATTTACCGTTTTCAAATGTATTATCTTTTTTACTAAAAATTAAAACCTTGTTATCAACCATTTTTTCAATAGACATTATAACTTTTTCTTGTCCGTTTACAATAAAATATCCACCAGGATCATATTTACATTCACCTAATAAATCTTGCTTAATTGATGTGGTGCAATATTTAGATTTAATCATTATAGGTATATTTGCCAATGCTATATTTTTTTCTGTTTCGCTTACAAAAGTTATACTTTTCTCACCAGTAACAATATCATTCTTTTCAACAAATTGTGTTACATCAGCTAAAATTGTACCAAAATATTTAAGATGTTTTTTTCTAGCTTCTTTTGGCGACAACAATTCATTATTAGTAGTATTTAATGGTGGTTTAATACTTATGTTTTCACATTTAAATCCATGTAAATAAACAACATTATTATCTATATTTTCATAAAAATAATTATTATCTTTACTTAGATTTGTTGGAATAATCTCTTCTATTAACTGATGAAACGAACTGAAAAGATGTTCATAAAGAACACGCGGTTGCTTGTAATATAATTTAAGTAAATTATTCAAATCATCTTGAGTTATGGTATCTGACATTATATATATTAATATATTAGTTTTATATATTTTTTAGAATGGTAATATCAATTTTTATTAATAATAAAAGCGTTGCTTTTATTATTAATAAGTGCAATGCAATCCAGGGATTGCATTCGGAAAGAAAAGAAACCCAAATCAATTTTTATTTTTGTTATAAACCAATTAACAATAAAATTTAAATCTATATTTTAAATAATGAAATTCTGTATATATACTAGAGCATTCTATGAAATACCTTATTTAGATTTTTTTATTGAACATTATGTTAAAATTGGATTTGATAAAATTATTATCCTGAAATGTGATAGATTTAATTATAAGGTCCCTATAAAATATATACCATATGTCGAAATACATAATGTACCTAATCTAGAAAATCGTTTACTATTACAATATGACCATTTAATAAAAAAAAGCACTTTTACATGGGTATTATCTATTGATAATGATGAAATATTATTATTAAATAAAAAGTATAAAACAATTTCTGATTATGTAACAGAAAAACTAACTATTAACAAAGACATAAATACATTTTATTTTAGATGGGGTGTTATTGAAAAATTTGATAATAATAGTAATCCTGATTGTGGAGTTAATTTTATTAATATTTTAAAAACATATAAAGTATTTTCTAATAGTCATATAAAATCTATGGTTAAAATTAATATGATACATTCTATTAGTCACCAACATATAATAAAGTTAAAAACAACACCTGTTATTTACTTGGAAAATATGCAATCAGTATTACATATGAATAAACCAAATAAACATCCTATTACAAAGAATAGTTATCAAGAACATATTCTAATTCATTTACATACAAGAAGTATAAATAATTTAATACTAAAGTCTTTGGTAACTATATTAGGTAAAAATGTTAAAAGAATTAGTAAAAAAATAAGAAATAAAATAGATTTTATAGCAATGATAAATTGTTTTGACATAAATAATATGCCAGCACATTATATATTACTTGAACAATTTAAAGCATGTATCGGTTTGAAAGCAGAACTTCCTTTTGCTCATTCTAATAATGAAACAGTTGATATTAACTGTTTCATCAACCACAAACAATTGGATTATGAACAAGATTGTATTGATCAAAATAAAGAAAAATTTATTATTGAAAAGGAACTTTTAAATAATAAAGTTAATTTAGAAAAGTATTACTATTTTACTAACATATTAAGTAACTATATTACTAATACAAAACTATTTTTAAAATGTACTTAGGAACAACTATTTAAAAAGTCTTCAACATCTTGTTCTGTTTTAAATTTACTTGATTTAGATATTGTGTGTGTTTCGAGTGTTTTTTCTTTATTTTTAATATAATTAATACAATAATATACCATATTTAGTTTACATTGTAAAATAAATAAATAAATCATATCCAAATATAAGAACATACATCTACATAAAACATATCTAATTACTATATAATCTCTAATTGCTTTATAATTAAGACAGAATAAATATAACATAGTTTTAAAAATATAAAAATAAGAAATATCATCAATATAAAAAAATACATTATTAAAAAAATAAAAAATAATTAATAAATTTATTAGCATTTATTAATTATAATATTATTACTTTATGTATTTAAGATTATATAAACTTGCTAATTCATGATATTTATTACGTTCAATATTAATCAATTCTGTTTTATCTTCTATAAATCCAGATTTAGTAACTTTTAATATGGAATACTCTTCTAAATTTTCAATTGCTATTACCAACCATAATGGAAAGGTGTTAACATATTTGGTATAAATATAAGTTATATCTATATCGGTCTCATCATTTAATACAAATATAGATATAATCATTGGAGATATTCGAATAGTTTTTGATGATAAATAATATTTACCATTTAATTCATAATAATATAAATATTCATCTTCATCTATAAAAGGCAGATACCATCTATAAGGAATATAATTTAGAAATTTATATGTAATTATTTCGGTGGTATCTTTTTTTACTAATCCCTTTATTCGTCCGCTAAAAATATATTGTAAAAAATTAATAAGCTCAAGATATAATTTGATAATAAAAGTAAACATTATATTTATAGTATAATATATTTTTAAAATACTTTAAAAATGTATTACATTAACTAATTAATGGCAGATACTCAATTTACTCATACATGGAATTTATGGTATCATCATGAAAAAGACAATTGGTCTATTGATGGATATAAAAAAATATATAAAATTAAGAATGCAGAAGACTTTTGGAAAATATATAATAACTGGGAAGTTATTGGAGGTATTACATGTAAACAATTTTTTATAATGAAAAATGATGTTAACCCTATGTGGGAAGATGAATCAAATGTTAATGGAGGATGTTGGTCTTTTAAATTATTAGAACATCAAACTGAAGAATTATGGGAAGAACTATCTCTTTTGCTTGTAACGAATGAATTATTGGTAAATGAATACAAGGATGATATAATTGGGTTATCTATTTGTCTTAAAAAAAATAATTTTTGTGTTATTAAAATATGGAATTCAAATAGTAAAAATAATAGTATTAAAATAATAAATCATAATATATTAAAAAAATGGGGAACCGATATTATATATATTTCACATATGCCTGATAAAATTGAAGTATAATGCGCATCCAGGAATTAATATAATGTTTTGGGTTTACTCGGTGATAAAACAAGTCTTATTTCTCCTAATGCTGCGACTGAGTATTTAATAATTAATGGGTAGTTATTTTTAAGATATAGAGTTACCTGATTGCATAAATTAGTACATCTAGTAAAAATTATTAAATATTTCAATTCAAATAATCCTTGTACTATTTCGTTTTCGTTATTAGTTGTACTTTGAATAGTTAATCCACCTTTATCAACATCTAATTCAAAATCAAAAATTCCTACTTCGCCTTTACCTGAAAAGAATACATTTTTATTAGTACATTTAAGTTCTAATTTATCAGAAGCAGAAGCCATATCCTTACAATATTTTTGAAAGTCTTGGGATGATAGACTGATAGAATAAGGAAATTTAACTGGATCAATTTCATAATTATTATCTTCTAAATCCATTAAATTTATTCTAAATGTTTTCTTTTCTTTTTCATTTTCTAAAATCATAATTAATTTATTAATATCTTCGTCATCGATTCGCCATGTCATCGTATCAAAATGTGTCATACATTTGATACATTTAAGAAAATTACCTAAATTTATTCCAATTGTTAATTTATTATACTTGTAATTGTAATTATAATATTCAAACCTATCTGCATCTAATTTACAATGTATTAAAATACTACTTGTTTTATTTAGCTCTTTAATTACAACACCACCTAGCTTTTTATTTTCATCAGATGTAGTGCTATTTATAGATTCAGTATTAATATAAAAAGGCAAAAATGTAATATTAACATCTGTTAAAAGTGAATTCAATGTATCTATTAAAATTCTAATTGGTCCGGTTTGTGTTGTTTTTAATTCTAATATATTAACCATATTATATTACTCATGTTCTTGGTTTATCTTTAACCATGTTTATTATCAATTTTTAAAAATTGAATAATTATCATATTTATCATAAATAATATTTGTAATGACACTACCAATCGGTTCAGAAGATAAGTATCACCCTCACCCACTAGGTAATTATGCACTGTGTGGGCTAAACATGTTAGGAACACATTCTATCATATTATGGGAAAATAATATATACACATTTAAACACTTTGGTAATAATCGTTCACCGAAGGAACATTTAGCGTACTATCAAGGTGAAAATTGTGAAGATAAATGGTTTACTTATGACCAAGTAAGAGCTAGTATCAGATTAGAAAAAAAAAATTGATTGTTTTAAATATAATATTCTAGTCTAAATATAGATACTATGACCGCTTCAATAGATAATAAAAATATAACAAAGAAGTATAACAGATGTTTTAATTGTTCTAAAAAACTTGGTATTATTAATTATGACTGTCGATGTGATAATAATTTTTGTGTTAAATGTAGATTACCTGAAAGCCATACTTGTACTTTTAATTTCAAAGAATCTGGTAGAAATCAATTAGCTCAAAGTCTTATTCATGTTGTAGGGGAAAAAATAATTAAAATTTAATTTATTATAATAAAAAAATATCTAAATTATTATATATATTATGTCAAATACCTACAAACTAGTTAATCCTTATATTAAAGGTGAATATAGAACAAAAATTAAAACCAAAAATTCAATAGACGCTGCAAAGAAATTCTATAAAACTTTATCAGAACATTTCAATAATAACGTTCCTCGTTTTTATTTTACTATCCAAAAAGGTGGTTCTGGAAAAGGTAAATTTTATCATTTTGAAGTAAAAGAAACAAAAGAATTCGAAGAAGTCAACTATTCAATACAACCTTATGAAATTGAAAACGAAGACCAAGCAATCGAAGGATTTATCACTAACTTTAAAAAATTTAAAGGTCGTTTCCAAGGTGGTGCTAAAAAAAGACGCAGCTCTAAAAGACGCAGTTCTAAAAGACGCAGTTCTAAAAGACGCAGCTCTAAAAAAACATCCCGTAAAAGCTCTCGTCGTAGCTCCAGAAAAAGTTTAGACGATTCACCTGTCTCTTCTGATGATTTTTACAGACAAGCAAAAAGTTATGTACCCGTAACATCTCAACCAATTTATCATATGTATTATGATCCTCTTGTATATAAATTAGATTCTGTATTTATTCCAACATTCTATGCATATACTTTCCCATATATGGAAATAAATGCTGGTGGATATGGATATGTATTAGCTGGTTTAAATTAAATGTTCATATAAATATTGATAACTTTTAATTAATTCTTGTGTAATATTATAATACATTGTATTAATTTGTTCTTTGTTTTCAAAACTAGATAAATATTTTTCACTTAAATTTAAAAAATATTTATTAAGTCCCTCAAAATTTAACATAATACCTTCTTCGGATAATTTGTATATTGTTCCCGTGTCATATCTAATAATGAATTTATTTATATATTCTTCACGTGCTTTTCTAGATTTGAAGTGTATAATTGTTTCAGCTTGTTCAATAGGAATAACAAACTCATTTTTTTTTTTATAACTTTGTAAAATCAATTTCGCAAATGATATTTCTGTTACTCTTGCTAAATTATGTAAAATATAGTCATCAGGATTACGACAAAGTAAATCCTTTACCAATATTTGATATATTCTATTAAAATCAGGATTTAATATATTTATATAATATTTATGATTTAAATTTTCATATCCGAATGTAATAGTAATAGGAGGTCCAATTGTTTCAAATAAAATAGTTTTCATATCAATAATCCTTTCATTGGATTCAAGTTTACCTAAAAAATGATCTTGTCCGATATAATTTAAAATAGTTTCTGAGTTAGTATTGTTACGATTAATAAGATAGTTCCGAAAACCTTTCCAAAAATTAAAAATATGATTATCCCATGTTGATAATTCTTTCTTAATAATTCTATAATAGTTTATTAATATATACCTATCTTGTTGATTATCTAAATCTCCTATACTATCAAAATATTTATTTATTTCAGATGTTTTCAAATAAGTTTCGTTATTTATAGTGTAAATAATTTTTTTATCTTTTAAACTCTGTCTGCATGTAGTTATAGGAATTTCATTCTTTCCAAATAAAAAAGCATTTAGTCGAGACAGATTAATTAACTTTCCATAATCTGGATGATTGATTACTTTGGTTTTATTATTAATCATACCATGTTTACGAGTATCAGCATAAGATAGTGACATTATTATAGCAATGAGAATTTACTATAATTTGTTAATATTAATCAATTTTTATGAGTGTTAACCAACGTACGGTTTTTTTCCGAGCAATCGTAAACGTAATTGATTATTTTCAATGCCTTGTTTACGAAAATAGTTTTCGAGTTCTTTAAGACGGGGTTTTTTTATTTAATTGAAGTTGATAGTAATACATCTCTTGTTGACGAAAAATAGTCTGAGAGTATTAGATAATACAATTTATATAATAAGAAGCTATTTTAAAATAATAATATATTATTATTATTTTAAATGTGCTACAAGTCTAATTTAATATCCTAAATTACAGTTTCTTCTTTTGTATAGTTTATTCGGATAGAACCTTTTTCATAACATAATAAGAAATAGGATATAAAACAAGTATATTATCATGGGCATATTTCTCTAATTTAAATCTAAACATATTATTATAATTTCTATCACAGTATAGTTCTTTATATACTTGAATAATTGAAAAGATAACCATTAATATAGTTAGAATAACAATATAAATATGGTTATTAATTTGATTTTGTTGATATAATTTATAAATAAATAATAAATTCAAAATAGCGACCGTTATTGTGTCCGTCATTATATCTAATGTTGCACCTAATTTTGAACATGTATTACATTGTCTTGCGACAGAACCATCCATACAATCTAAAGCCTTTTTTAAAAATGCTAAAAATGTAAAAGTATAAATATTACCATTATTTAATATATTAGTACTCATTGGTATAATTAATAAGCCACCAAGTATAGTAATTACATTTGGACTAATAAAACATATCTTTTTTGCTATAGGATTAAATATATATTCATATATATAATAATCTATACTAAAAGTTGTATTATCAGGTTGAGGCATATACTATATATTATATTATATTTTTTGAAAGATATAATATCTAGAAAGAAATGAATAATTTCGACTTTCTTTATCAGCACCTTTTAGATCTCCATAAAACTCAGCTACTTTTTCATAAAACTGTTTATTTTTTGGATTTTCTTCATATTTAATAACATTTTCAAAATAAGGTTTATTTAAATGATACAAATTAGAAAACAAATCTGTATCTACTAATCTACAATTTGCTTGTTTCATTGTATTAATCATTAGTTCACGAGAAACTATATATTCCTCAATATATTTACCTTCGTCACTAATCCATTCCATATAAACATCAATTGATTGTCCAATTTCATTAGACAATTTCCCGTTATATTTTTTAATTATTTCATATAAAATAGTTCTTTTACCATCTTCATCAGTATAATAAGAAGTTATTTTATTATCTTCATTAAATTTTTGATCGAGTAGTTCAGCATCAAATAGTGTTAGTAATACATAACCGTCCTTTTTTAAGAAAGTATCAATATTACTAATTAGGTTTTTTATACTAGTTTGGGTACCAAATAAATAGTGGCAACAAAATTGTGAACTGACAATATCAAATTTTCTATTTTTAATAAATGCAGTATCAATTAATTTTTTATTTTCTATTGATAAATTACCAATAACTTTACTTTGTGCATCTGAGTTTAATAATACACCACCATCTGCTTGTAAATAAGATACTTTACCAAAATCTGGATATTTGCTTTTAAGATAATTATATCTGCTAATCGCCCCATCGCTCACAGAATAAATACCTTCATAGTCTGTATCAAAGCCTACATATTCTCCAACACGTGCATGATATATTTTCATCAAATCGCCACCACGACCACATCCAATATCTAACATACTTTTTCTTTGTATTTTACCTCCACGATCTTGTCTAGCAGGAGAACAATATGTATAAATAATAATAGATTTAATCCAATTATTAAATTCTCGCATCTTTTTAATTAAATTGGTTCTTTTTTGATAATAAATATCTTGCTGTCTTTGTGATGAAATAACACTACTATCTATTCGTGTAGATAATATTTTCATTTGTGAATTATATGTATCTGGATTGGCCAAGTGATTAATATCTTCAATAGTAATAGATTCTCTAATTGATTTCCAAATACGAATCGCAGCATCTTTATAGTTACCATATCGTTTACCATATCTCATAACTGCTTCTGTTTTATCCCACCGAGTTCTTAATATATTCCATCTATATTGATGTGGTAATTTGGGATGAACAGTATAAGTTAATTCAATTACAGTATGATCTTGAATGATATTACCTACTACATCTCGAACTTGACCATTAACTAATGGGAAATATACTTGATGATTGTTCATTTCTTTCATAAAAGGAACTGGTTGTTCTCTATCACCAATTTGTTCCCCTACAAATAAATTAGCTACTCGATATGTTTTGAATTCAATTGTTTCGGGTAATGAATTATCAAATATATCCATATAACCACCTGTTTCTGTATTTTTTTCAAATACAACATATACATCTATGGAGTTAGTATGAGGGGGTTTGTATTTATATATTGGATATTTGTGTTCTCTTTTATCTCGTGAATATTTTTGATCTAACCCAGTAAATATAGTTCCGTCTAAAATATATGGACAATTTACTTTTTCATTTTTAGTACAATTAACCCAAATCAAACTAGAAAATAAGAATACTTCAGAACTATTACCACCTGTTGGAAATAAAAATAATTTAGGATAAATAAGAACTTGATTGATTTCTAAATGATCTATTTCCTTATTTAAATTATCATAAAATCCTTCTATTTCATGTTGGTAATGTTTTTCTATTTTAGTAATATTAAAAGTACTATCATATTCTTTAACCTCATATGTTGAATGTCCATTAATTTGTTTACATATAGACATAATTGTATTATATCTATCTTTTACTAAAGTAGTATTTCTAATATCTTTATTATTAAAAAATAAACAATCAAATACCATGAAAATATACTTTCGCATTTTTGACAAGTAAATCATCTCTCCTTCTAATACGGAATTATTTAAATCTTTTACTGTATTATTTAATTTTTTAACATGGAGATTATTTGAAATCAAAAACATATTATTATCATGAATAAATAATTGATACTTGTCTCCATCAGCTTTATCAGTAACACAATATCGATTTGGTATATTATCAATAAAATGCTGTACTTCAGCACTTATTGGTTGCATTGAGTATAAAGCTTTATATTGTGTATTATTAGCTCCATAAACAAGTTTTTTATATTTTTCTACAATTGTATCTTCTTCTTCTTTAGAAATAATAATCTCTGAATTAGATAGAATTTTTTTGATATTTGATACTTCATTGAAAATTTTATCTAAATTATTTTTACTAGATTTATCTATCATATAATCTATTTCTAATTCATAACTTTTGTCTGCTCTTGATAAACTACTAATATTTTTACTTGTTTTTACAATAGTTAAATCTATTAAAATATTATCTGGTAATTCAAGAGTTAATCGTTGTTTATACCGATAAATAATATTATCGGATTCAGATGGTACTAATTTAATTAAATCTTTAATAATATTACTATCAACATCTAATTCTTGAGATTTTCTAAATCGTATATCAAATTCATTTACGTCAATGATGTTAGTAATATCTTTTACTTTTTTTATTAACTTGAATCCATCTTTATTCAAGTATTGTGAGAGTAAGATAGAAAAAATAACATTATTTCTTCTTTGATGAACAAGTCCGAGAAAATTATTGATGTTTTCTATACCATTTATAGATACTCGATACACGCCTACTTTACTAGTACTATAAATAACATCTAATGATAAAGTTTCTTTTAGTTTAGTAGATTTATCACTATTATTTCTCCATTTCAAATATTTCATAACGTTCATAAAATCAATAATTGCTAATTTGTTATCTTTTCTATAATTGTTAAACATAACTTCAAATTCGTCATGTTTGTCTAAACTTTGATAAAGTTTAGTCACTTGTGTTTTTATATTTGGTGATAACATTATTAAGTATATATAGTCTTCCTTATATATATATATATATTATGTTTCAATTTTTCTTAATCTTTGTATGAAAAATATATTTTTAATAAATTTCTAAATTAGTGTAATAATGAATTTTCTTGAATATAAAAATTTATTAGAATCTCGAAATATTAAACTATTTGATTATCAATATAGAATATCATATCACAGATTATTAAACCAAAATAATATATCTGAACAAACAGGGGGTGGATCATTAATAACTAAATTAAATAATGTATCAAAAAATAATTTAATATCAATACTTGGTTTGTTATTATCTTCTAATATTTATTATGTTGGATTTTTTTTAAAGTAAAATAATTGTAATCAGTTTGTTATTATATTTAAATATTATATATAATTAATATGAAAGACTATTATAAAATATTAAAACTAACTAAACATGCAACCTTAACTGAAATTAATGAAGTATATGAATTTAATATATCACAATTTAATAATCTACCTTTTTTAACTAATAAAATGATAAACGAGATTAAAATTTTAAAAGAAGCTAAATATATATTAGCAGATGAACAAAGACGAAAATTATATGATATAAAATTACAAAATGAAAACAAGTACAATCAAGATACAAATCAATCTGGTTTCCATTGCATAGATAATACACAAATATGTGATAGAATATTTAGTATAAATTTTTCACGTTAATCATACTATTAAAATAATATCATTGTATATAGATATGAATAATCATATTATCAAAATACAAAGATATTATAGAACACATTTAATTAAACGAAAACTATATATTTTAAAACAATATAATCTTAAAAATAAGAATGAAATTATTTTTGATAATTTTACAAAAATAATTAGAGGCGTTGATATAATTAAAGCTACAAAAAATGTAATTAATATATTTAACAGTATATATAAACCAATAATTAATATAACCCCTCATGTTATTCTAACAGCATATTTAATAAATAATTTTCCTATTGAACTTTTAGGAACAATGAAAGATAGACATCCAATTGATATACAATTATTAGAATGGTCTAACAAACTAATAGATTTTTTAGATAATTATGAAAACAGTACATTTATCGATTTCAAAAAGATTCATAATTATATGAATAATTATAAAATTATTTTTGATTATTGGAAAGAAATTGATAAAAATAGAACTATTCAAAATATAATTGTATCATATTACAATCGAATGAAACATCTTGAATATATAAAGAATGAAGAATTAGAACCAAATCAAAAAGAAATAATAATTAACACATTAGTTAAGGAATCTAATGATTTATTAAAACAAATTATGTATATCGACCCCGTCTTTAATATAGAATATATACAACAAAATTATGAATTAGTTTATGATAATATAAAAAAGGGAATGGAACAAATATTACATACTGTATCAAAAAGTTTTAAGGTTTCATACTTGGAAATGTTAATAGAAGAATTTGGTAAATCTAATAGAAAAATTATATTTGATTTAATATTAGAAACAAATCAGAGAATTGGAGATATAGCACCTGAAAAATTTAAAGCATCAATAATTAAAAAATTTCATACATATCATTATACTAAACTGTTATTAAAAGATAATTGGTCAGAAGAATTAAATGATTATTTGGCTTTTACTGTAGATACAGTAACTATATTTTCCGCACCTGAAGATGATAAAGATAATATTAAATGGAAAAGTGATATGAAAACATTGACTAGTTCAGATTTTTTAGTTTCTTTACCTATTATCCTTGTTGAAATTAATAATAAAATAGACAAACTATATAGCATTTTTAATAAAATAATATAAAAACTATTATATTATAAAATGAAAATATCTGTTCAAATTATGATGGAAGATAATTCATTTAAAATTTATAAATTCGATGTATTGGATAAAATTTTACTTGATATTATGATGCAAATGGCAAATCAAATTAATATTTCTATCGCTAATCAGTTATGGTACGTGAATGGAAAAATAGTTGACTGTTTATTCTCAAACTGGTATATTGATAATAAATATAGTATGTTTATTAAGAAAGAGGTAATCACATTATTTATTACTAAAAAAAATAAGATAATTCAGACACCACAATTATCTATTGACATGACAATTAAAGATCTAAGAGATATATTATCTATTAAAGATAACATATATTTCAGAAATGTTAAGTTACTTGATAATAAAACCTTCAAGTATTATAATATTAATGATAATAGTAATTTAAATATTAAAAGCTATATTAATCAAGTTATTTAAACAGCTTCTACATTTTCTGTTTGATGATTAGTGTTCTCGTTATTAGAACCTTTACGATTATAACGATAATGCATACCACTTAATCCACCATCTAAACTAAATGTTTTATGTCCATCATCTGAATTCATGAGCTTGTCAAATGCATCTTTTGTATCAAGTGTAAGATCACCACATTCTAGATAACTATTATTTTTACGATATAGTTTATAATAAAGAACATTAGTTCCAGTATTATTTTGAATAAAATCAACATGTGTTGTTTTAATAGTATTATAATCACTACTATCGTTTAATCCTTGCATGGTAAAGAAAACTCGATAATGAGCAAATTTTACTCTAATATCACTTTGATTATTTTTGAGAGTTCGAAGTGCATTTACAGCATTTGTTATGGTATCAAAAGTTAAAAAGTGTGAATGAGTTTTTTCTGTTAAATGAGTTGATTGTAGTCCTTCTAACTCATTAAAATCTGAATCTGAAGTAGTTTTAACAAGTAGAGTTCTACCTGCTTTCCGAGCATAACGTTTTGTATTAGAGTTATTGTTTCCTTGTTGCATTTCTTAGTATATGTATATACTATCCTTTTAAATAAATATAAGTTTGCAATTATGACTGATATATTTATTTAAAAGTATGGATTCGATAACATTTTTATTATGGTTAACTAACATATGTGTTAACCTACGTAGCGATGTAATGCAATGCAATGCAATCAGGATTGCATTGCTTTCCATTAAAACTTCAGTTAAAACAATCGAGTCAATCTCGATTGCATTTACTTAACAGTAAATTAAAACAGCAGTTGTCACATATTTTACAACAAGTATTCATTTCTGAATCCATACTATCCTGATTGCTATTATGTTTTTCTAAATATTGTTTACATAAAAAGTCTAATAATGTATATATTGTGTCACACTTGTATAAATTAATATTGGTATAGGTAGCATTTATTTTTTTAGCAAATGATATTATTTCAGATAATTCCAATGTAGATTGATTAGTACCATAATTAGATTTTGTTCCAATTAAATAATATTTTTTTTCACTAGGTCCATATCTTTCAATATAATTATATATATTTTCAAGTTCTAAAAAGGTATTATATCTACTTGATTCATAAAATAAAAAAAATGTTTGACCTTTATTATAAAAATATCTACAAATGTTTCTAAATTTTTTATTACCAGAACAATCCCATATATTAAATTTAAACTTATATTCATTATTATTATGACAATATATATACGGTATACTAGTAAATTCAACTCCAATAGTTGAAACATAATAATCATATATTTTACTTGTTTGTAAAAAATAAACAAATGACGACTTGCCTGTATTCATATCTCCCGAAATACAAATATTTATAGAATACATCTTATATTAATTTAGATTATTCTATTTTATTCTATTTTATTATGCGTTCCTTCATAATCATTAATAAGTTTTTGTAACTCATTATATGCTTTTGTCATATCTTTCTTTCTATCAATTGTTTCTTCAATCCATTTTTCAATAGTTTCATATATTTCTTTTTGTTTCATAATAAAATGTTGTTTGATAAATTCTTCATACGATTGAGGACTATTTTTAATCATATCTATCATACCAAGTTTGATTGTTTCTAACCTGATATTATCACTATACTCGAAACTTTTTAGTTTCCCTGATTTGGTATGCATTTCTCTTTCCCAACCAGGTTCATTAAAATATGGATGTTCAACCAAAATAAGTGATTGAATAGAAATTAATACTTGTAGAAAAGTAGAAATATCAGAGTTCCACGATTCCCCTTTTTCTCCACTCCATGTTCCCAATAAAGATAAACATACTTTACCATTATTATATAAATTAGGATTAAACCTAACACGTTCACCCCCTGTTGTTTTTAATAAAACTTGTGGTACTACTTTGGGATACTTATCTGGAAAATAAGCATGGAATTCAAATAATCCATTATGATAAGGAGTATCTTTAGGACCTACAATAATAAATGATAACACATTAATTTTATCTTGGGAAACTCTTAGAATAATACTAGTATCCCAATTTACTGGTAAATTTTTCTTCAAAGAAGAAATTTCTGAAACAATTCGTAAGATTGTTTTTTGTCCAAGATTAGTTGTTCCATTTTTAAAATATAGATGTTCATGGTCAAAAATAAAATTACCAAATTTATTCTCATTTATCATATTTATATAATTATTCATATCACTGGTACTAGTCGGACTTACCAACTCGTTGTTATTTTTATATTCACTCGAATAATATTCAAAAACCGATATAAATAGCAAATAAGTATCAAGATCATCTTCTGCCAATGCTTTGGCATTTTCATAATTACTAGTAATTGTATTTATTTCATTCCTCATATCAACACCGGCAAGGTATATTTTATTGATAAATTCTTGAGGTGGATTTTTATCACTTAATATTTTTAAAATATTAATAATTGTTTTATATAATTTTATTTTTTTATTAAATTCTAAAAGAGTAGTTCCAAATAATTGTTTAATAATATAATTACATAATACTGAATCAAAAATAACAGATATGTCTTCATCTGAATATTTAATATGATTTTTTAAATCGTCCAAAATATAAATAATATCTTCTGTTTCATTTTTGCAATTATTTATATATGTTGATATATCCCATTCACTATTCCGCTGATTACCTGTTCCATAACCTACTCCGGCATTCCAATATGCTGCTTTTGTTTGACTTGATTGAGATAATTTATTGAATTCAATATTAATATCTATTTTTTTAAAAGTAGTTTCCTTTGTCTTTTGACCAAGTAATAATAATTTAGATTCAATCTTAGTAAAAGTACCATTTTCATTAGTTAAAGTCAAATCTAAATAATTGTTAAAATGTTCTTTTAATGATTCGCCTAAATTTTTAACTAACCAATCTAATGAAATTGTATAATTCCATGTTTTAATATCCCATAACTCTAAATTTAAAATATTGTTAACCAAGTTAACATCTATTTTAGGTTTAACATATTCTACTTTAGGTGGTAAAAATGGATACATAGATGGGTTAAGGTTAAATTTCAATTCAAAATAATTATATCCATATTTACTATTAATTATTTTCATTTTGTCTCCTAATTCACCATCTTTATATACAAAATGAATACTTGGATTATATGGATTATCGGTACAACTAATATAATGATTATGTTCCATATTCTGATTTACTTTTTCGATTTCTTGTATAATAATATTATAAACTTGTTCTGGAGTTAATTGTAATTCTTTGGGGATATTTGAATTCTTTTGCATACCTTTAGTAGATGAATTAAATTTCGAATATAAAACATGTTTATCTAATTTATATTTTGTTGGTTTATTAGATTGAACGAATAAATTCATAGTATCAATATACTCAGCATTTGTTGATAACTCATTTTTACTTGTATGTTCTTTTAGTAATTTAACAATATCACTTATATCAGTTATTGTCATTTTTGATAATATAATATTTACTTTGTCAAGATGTAAAGTATCTGATTCGCAATAATAATAATCATCATTAAATCTTAATTTAACATCATCTTGTAAATCTAATTCATAATACTTGGGATATTCCCTAATATAATATTGTGTGGATAACTTTGTAAGAGTTAGCATTAAAATAAGGTTAAATATTTAAAAATATATAGTTACATTATCAATTTTTATTTTGTGATAGAAAAAGTAATACTTTTTCTATATACAAATCAATTTTTATTATAAATAAATCAGGTATTGTATTTGATAAAGTAATTATTGATATTGGTCATAGAACTGGCGAACGAATTCGCAGTTCTCTGACTTACCAAAAACACTTTCACCAGCTGTTGCCAACCTCTCGCTTACAAGGTCAAAGTCTGGCCTTGCAATACTCTTCATGAAAGTATCAACCGGATCAACAGCTGCTACCATTGCTCCATCCTTGTCCTGGGTAAAAGTTGTTCCACTTCCCAATGCACTTAGGAAAAGTCCTTGGTTTAATCCTTCAGTAAGGACCAATCCCTTATACTTTCCATGTGCCGGGAATCCAGGACTCGAGCAGTTCATATTCCAGAATGTTGTCCGAGGAAGATAGAAGCCCATACCACTAAAAGTTTGCTTCATGCGGTCGGCAAAAGTATTCCAACCAGTGTTGTCTTCGTTAGACAAGTCACGGTAGTGATAGTCGACTGTAGCGTCAGTCCTGCAAAACTGGCTGTTGAATTGTCCATCGGTAAATATGATATGGTTAATCTTCCCCGCAAAACTTGGATTAATTGATTTGACGTCCTTACATACTTGCAATAACAACTTCATCGCTCCATCCATATTGGTTGAACCACCCCATGGTGCCTTGGAAACTTGTGTCATCCAATCCACAATGTCCCCATCCTCTTGCAACTTGATGAGTGTTGGGTTGTTATCGAATGTGATGAACGAACGACAAAGTTGTGAAATACATGTTGTAATGATGCCAAGAACAATCGCAGGTCCCATAACATTCGCACTCTCCATTGAACCCGACACATCAATTGTTGCAATTACATCTAGTGGATGTAGTGGACGTTGTGTTTCAATAGCACCGGTTTCTTCCCACTTGGCCATAGCATTTTCATGCTCAGTAAGCACCCGCTGCTTTATATCATCTACAACATTTAGGAACTGTGCATGCAATACTTGGCGCTCGCTTGCAGAAATTGTTTCCCCCTTCTTAATTCGTGGCCAAATCACAGCAGCAAACTTACAACCGTCCATGCCAGCACCCTTGAGCTTACCATCAACAGCACTCTTCAAGACTTGTTCACGTAGTGAAATCCTATCCTGGTCTGTGGTTCGATTTCCCGTAGCTGACAGTTCAAGCGGACATGACTCACCAATCTTTTCATTAAGAAAAGCCATTCTGTTCTTGTGCAAACAGCCAGCAGGTATCGATGGTGTATCAATCTCACCCCATCGATTCGCAGACATCTTAGCTTCTACAACCCCTGTGATTTTTCGCAAACATGTGGTAAAGATACGAAAAAGGCGCTGTATAAACGTGTGAAATCCTGGACCACGTTGACTATAATCGTCAAGGTTAGCACAAAATAGTCTAGCCAATAAGATTGGACGGTGTTCTGAATTATGCTTTCCCTCGGAACTCAGCCACTTCCCAGCAAGAGAAAGGTTATGATGTTGATACAATTCCTTGATTGTATCAGGTTTCATACCATCAAGTTGTGTTCGTAAGGCTTCAACCTTTTCCTTTAATACCGAATGGGTTGTACCAATAAGACCCGTCCCAAGCAACTGATATGCATCAGATTCAAGTGCATCTACATACACTTGAATCAGTTGATTTGTCATTGGTTCATCAACAGTCTTGAAATAGGCAATCAACCCATCAATGTCGTTGTAATACCCATAATGTACAAAAAGAGATACAAGCTGTCGGGCACTTTCTGGCATCTCCTCAAAGATGAGATGGAACAAAAAGTAAGAGAGGGAACGATTCCCCTTACCCTCTGCAGAACGCTTGCCAGAAGCGATAGCGCGTTCTCGGAAGATAAATCGGAAAAAAATATCGACCATTACAGCTCGACGCTTTTCACACTTCTCTGTCCTAATCAGTCCAAATAGCTGCTTACACTGGGCCTTGATAGACTCCTGTTGCACCTGGGGAATGTTCTGTGTTGGATCATCAGGAGGTGAAGCAGTACCGGTTCGCTTGGAACCATGAGCTTTCTTGTGACCCAGATACTTGCCTGTGTTTGTCTTGTAACCACTAGCGTCCTTTATCTCATTGCCCACAAGCTTTTGTCCCAACTCTAAAAGTTTAGAAGTAAAGTCTGTGCCAATACTTGCGTAATTCACATCATCATTCCATGTTTCGCCTTTAGGCTCATCGAGTGCTTCCTCTGCTGCTTGTGCATGGTGGCCCGTAACATTAGCAAATGCTGATTGCACCGATTCTGTGGCTGCAGTCTTTACTGCTGCCAAAAAGTTTGTTAGATTATTTGCTGAATTTCCGTATGCGGTCATTAAAGAAATCAAGAGAATGTAGTTATTTATATATTAAATATTTCAATTTTTATTTTGAGATAGAAAAAGTAATACTTTTTCTATATACAAATCAATTTTTCTTAAATATACCAATTAAAGAAATTATATATATAACCAAATGTTGAATTAGCTACCGATGCTTCTAATGTAGCTGCTTTATACATTTTTTCTGTTAAATTAATACTTGGAACACCAGATGTATCATATCATCATTCTGTATTACACCCTTAGGAACCTTGCGTGCTGTATCTGTTTGGGTTCTCGTAACATTAGCAAATGCTGATTGCATCGAGTTTGTGACAGTCTTTAATGCAGCCAAAAAGTTTGTTTGTTTATCTACTGAATTTCCGTTTTCGGTCATTAAAGAAATCAAGAGATTGTAGTTATTTATATCTTAAACATTTCAATTTTTCTTAAATATACCAATTAAAGAAATTATATATATATAACCGAATGTTGAATTAGCTACCGATGCTTCTAATGTAGCTAGATCATTCAAGTAATTTGCTAATATATCACTTTCAATCGAGTCAATATATTTAATTATTACTTTAGTTAGCTGTTTTATAAATAAGGATAAGGATACTCCTTTATTAATAATATTACTCTCTAATTCTTGATAACTAGTATTGAAATCATATTTATTATTAATTAAAATTTTATACATTTTTTCTGTTAATTTAATACTTGGAACACCGGCTGTTTCATAACATAAATCTTTTGTTATTTTATAATTTCTCATACTAACACTTTGTAATATATTAATGCTTTTTCTTAAATCCCCAGATGATAATTCAGCTATAACCCCCAAGCTATCTTCATCATATTTTAGATTTTCATTATTACAAATTTCTTTTAATTTACTAACAATAATATCTTTATTGATGGGATGAAAACGTAAATTAACACATCGAGCTTTAATAGGAGGAATAATTTTATTTTCGTAATTACAAATTAGACAAAAACGCGTAGTATCAGAATATGTTTCTATTATACGGCGTAAAGCAGCTTGTGCATCAAATGTCATTGAGTCAACTTCGTCTAGAATAATTAATTTAATACCTTGATTAAATAGCGTCATTTTTTCTGCAAATCCTTTTATTTCATCTCTTACCGTATTAATACCTCTATCATCTGAAGCATCTAATTTCATTACATGAAACGTTTTATTATTTCCATATAATTTATCTGCAATTGCCATAACAGTAGATGTTTTGCCAGTACCTGATTTACCATATAATAATAAATGTGGTAACGAACCTTGTTCTATCATCTCTTCTAATAATTCAATATTACGCGTTTGTCCAATTATATTTTTAAAATCTAACGGTCGGTATTTTTCAATCCATAATAGATTATTCATTACTAAATAATATAGTTAACTTTTAAATATTATGTTCAATTTTTCTTTCCCCAAATCAATTTTTCTTAACTGTTGTCATGATATAATAACCCAGTCGGAAAAACTGTATATATTCATCACATCCTTTAATTAAATTTTGATCAATTTGAACTAACTTTTGAATAATATTTGTTTTTTGAATATTAGTCAAGTTACTATTTATAATTAACTTTGTGATAGATTCTATTTGATTTGTTAAAGAATATGCATTAATATAAAATTTTTTTATATTTTCATCAACTTGTTCTATATTTTCTTCTATACACGCTTTAAGAAAATTATCTAAATCTTGTTTTGGTATTATACCAGAAATTTCATTTATTAATTCCTCGTTTATAATATCTATTTGTTGTAATTTTTTCTTTGTAGAGATAAAATTCAAATTTCTTTTACATTTTTGTAATAAATTGACCGCCTTACGTAAATCACCATTACATATATTAATAATATTTTCAATATTATTATCCGAACAATAAATATTTTCTTCTTTACATATACTAATTAATTTGTTTCTAATCTCTTCTAATGGAATTGGTCTAAAACGGAACATAGAACATCGAGATACTATTGGATCAATAATTTTATGATGATAATTACATATAATGCAAAATCTAGTTACCTTTGAATAATCTTCCATAATTTTTCTTAGGGCAAATTGTGAATCAGATGTCATATTATCAGCTTCATCTAATATAATAATTTTCCATGGTGGAATATTACTATTCATATTAATAGCACTTTTTGCATACATTTTTATTTTTTCTCTAACTACTTTAATCCCTCTTTCATCAGATGCATTTAATTCAATCACTCGGTCTTCCCAATATTTATCGCCAAATAATTCTCTAGAAAGTGCCAATATAGTTGATGTTTTACCACAACCCGAAGGACCAAAAAATAATAAATGTGGAACATTTTGAGTTTTAATAACGTCCTTTAATGATGAAATAATTTCTTCTTGTGAGATAACCTGATCCAAACTTTTTGGTCTAAATTTTTCAACCCAAGATTCATTTAACATTATTAGTTAATAATTATATTCTTTTATGTAAATAATTCATTTTTTTTATCTAATATATATATAATGGATAACAAAAACTCAACTGAACAAAAAACAAAAGACCCTAAGGATGGTAATGATACTAATGATAGTTTTACTAAACAATTTGAAATACCAAATATGCCTAAAGGCGATATTTCATTTGCTAACTTTTTATTTCCTAATACTTCTCGCTGTAGAGAAACAGATTATATATGTAAAGTAACTGCAGAAAAATCACAAAATCTTGATCGTATAGTATATGAAAATGATTTATATACTGCGAACTTTTTAGATATTTCGGGTATTTATAAAAAATAATTTAAACGAAATATATATAGTGATATTAATAAATGTCTTTAGATGATATCGAAATTAAAAGTCAACTTAAAAAAGCAATGAGGTTATGTTCTCATGCGAAAAAAAATATTCAAGTAAATCAACAAAAAGCAAATAAATATTTTAAGAAATCATTAAATATTTTAGATAACTTAAAAAATTTTGATGAAATATCTCAACTTGTTCAAACAACAGAAGCCGAATGTGTGAAAAATATTAAATATAATATTTTTAATAATATAACAGAAAGTGATATTGACAGAATAAAAAAATATAATAAAATAAATTTCAGAGAAATTAATGAGGATGGAAATACAGTCTTACATCATGCTATCAAAGTCGGAGATGTTCGAATAATGAAAGAACTATTAAAAAAGGGTGGTAAAATAGATCAGGTTAATGGGAACGGACATAGTCTATTAGAATATGCATGTTTAAAGAAAGATCCGAATATAATAAATGTTCTAATTCAACATGGAGCTAATATGAGAAAACATCTATTTTTTAGAAAAGGTGGGGAAAAATATTATTTAAATAAATGTGATATAGATTTAGCAATTATATTAAAAATAATTATAATAAAATCATTTAATAATATTGATGAAGAAAATTTTGTCTTTCTTAAACATTATTTTAATGTAGATGAATTAGTAGGCATTCAAAATTTTACTATAAAAAATATTATTATTGGATTACATAATATGTTTGATAATAAATCAACATATGATAGTTTTAAAACTATCATTGTAGAAGAATTAGATGATTATAATAGTAGTATTAAAGATAATAAATCATGCCCTTATAAAAAAATAGATATAATTTTAATTAATTTAGTTCCATTTATTAATTATCCCTTTAATTTAGCATGTTCATTTATTTTAAAACCCGAACTTAAATTTTTAATAAAAAATATCTTAAAAGATAATAAAAAAAATTATAAAAATTTACTAATGAATAATTTATTTGATATTTACATTAAAAATAATTTATTTACTGAAGATTATATTGGTATATTGGTATACCAAATTATCTCAAAAATTAAATTATAAAAAGTTTTCTGACTCATATTATATATGAGTTCAGATCGTGCGATATATGATGAAGCCGCTTATCTAGTCAAAACAACCGAAAGTAGTAAACCATTATCTTATGTTTTAAATATTAATGCTCATGAAAATTGCCAAGTATGTGGTGAGCAACCTAATGTATCTAAACATGTAGATAGAATATCCTTAGAAAATGATTTATTAGGTATTAACAGAAAATTATCTAAAGATCCTAAACAACAATACCAAAAAACCGAAAAAATTGCCGAAACTTTAAATTATTCACCTGCTTATTTATGTGAAAGAAATTTACAAAACAAATCATTTTTAAATAATAAAGCTACTAACGAATATATGGAAAATCTAAGAAAATTAACTCCTAGAGATGTCCGTAATATTGATACCAGTAAAAATATGTGTAAATTAACTAATTATATGAATCAAAATAACATTGAATTTGATAATCAAGTATAATTCCCGTCAAGATAAAATAATTTAGTTTTTTTTATATAAAAATAAATTATTTTATATTTTTTTCTGAACTAGAATATATATGGCTAATATTTTTACTCGTTCTAAATACGATCCCGCTGAATTACAAATGCATGATGCTACAGTAAGAAATACTAACGATTATGTAATGAATTTAACAAGTGCAGAAAATACCAATTCATGTTATGCACCTGCTGGTGCTAGAAATACAGTAGCCCAAATTTCTAGACCTTTAAACAATGAAGGATTTTTAGATTTTGGTTCTAAGATTGATATTGAAAACAAATTATTAAATAGACATCTTCCATTAAATAGTTTTGACAGAACTAACAAAGATTACGCTCAAGTTCAAGTTTCTACACCAAATACTTGTGGTAGCGTTGTTGAAAATTTAACAAATGAAGATTCTCGTTTTACACACCCCATTACTGATTTTCGTGAAATGAATACAGCTAATTATAAATTTACACCATACCTTCATATGAATCCCCAAAATGTTGTTATCGAAAACACAAGTTTCATGCCTCCTCTTGGTAGAGGTGGTGTATCATCCCGTGACAATGCTAAAAAAGATCGTTATAGTCGTGAAGGTGCACAAGAATCAGTTAAATCTAAAACAAATTTAAATATACAAGAGATTCATAAAAATCTTCTCCCTAAAAACACTAAACCCGTCCCAGCATATGAATCATCCAATACAGTATAATTCATTTTATAAAACTATAGTATTGTTATAAAAATAAATGAATATCTTTTTTAAAATATTTAATTTAAAAAAAGATATATGATATATTATAATAATGGATGTTTACGATAGAAATATGAAACAAGAAGTAGCTAATTATATGAATAATCAAAACAATAACCAAACTAGTTTCTTAGATCAATTCAAAATACAAACAATTGGAAGTTCTAATGAAATATTTGATAATAATACTCAGCCTTTAGATAATAAATATAGTAGTCCTAATGCACCAACTACTTATAATGTCGTCAGTCCTGATGAATTTACCATGCATCCTGCTAATGAATTCTCAAAACTTAAAGTAACGCCTGGAAACAGACGTGATAATTCTCTTGTTATTAATAATTACTATGCCCTAGAAACAGGTTCTTATGTTGAAAATAAAAAAGAGATGAAAGCATTTTCGGATACTTTTAAAAATCCTACTGCTTTAGGTGGATTAAGTTATGATGGTCAAGGTCAAGATGTTTATGAAAATTTTAATAATAAAAATGGGACAAGTTCTCAAAAACTACAAAGAGATAGATTTCAAGTATCTAAATATAACTCACATGCTTCTGACGAAAAAATGTGGCAACGAGCTGAAGCGACTGATGGCGTTCCAATAAATGATGGAACTCGTGCTAAACAAAAAACTTTAGAAGAAAGACGTGGTAAAAGTATTCATACTCAAAGATTAGCACCAGAAGGTAGAAATAATAAAACTGGTAAAACAGGTGAAGGTAAATCTGTTGCTCCAGAAAACGTTACTCTAACAAAATACCCAAAGAAAAAAAATATAAAACAAGAAGAAAAAGATTGGTTAAGAACAACTGGTGCTTTTATTAAACCTGAAATGCGTTCCAAAGTTCAAGAACCTAAAACAAATAGAACTATTTCAAAACCAGTAATAGGACCAGCAAAAGCAGTTACTTCATTTGGTGAAAACAGAAATAATCAACCACTAAATCCAACTAATAGAACCATGGAAAATAATCATATAACTAATATGCGCTCAGTTATTGATAAACCAGGATATAGAACTGATCAACCTACAAATCCAACTAATAGAACTATGGAAAATAATCATATAACAAATATACGCTCAGTTATTGATAAACCAGGATATAGAACTGATCAACCCACAAATCCAACTAATAGAACTATGGAAAATAATCATATAACGAATATGCGTTCTACTATTGACAAAACTAGATATAGAAATGAACAACCTGCTAATCCAACAAATAGAACTGTTGAAAACACTCATATTACCAATATGCGTTCTTTAAATGATAAAACCAGATATAGAAACGAACAACCTGCTAATCCTACCATTCGTTCAGAAACCGGTGATACTAATTACACTGGTGGTGGATTAGTCGAAACCCGTGGTGTTGTATATGAAAATTTACAACCAGCTAATCCAACTATTCGATCAGATACTGGTGAAACTAATTATACTGGTGTTGGATTAAATGAAGCTCGTGGAGTTATTTATGAAAATTTACAACCAGCTAATCCAACAATTCGTTCAGAAACAGGAGAAACTAATTATTCAGGTGGTGGTTTAATTGAAACACGTGGTGTTGTATATGAAAATCAACAACCTGCTAATCCTACATTTAGACAAGAAACAGGTCCTAATGATTATTTAGGTCCAAACAAATCTCTAAAAACTTATAAAACACAAAGTGATAATACACGTTCAGGTGTTGTGGAAGATGTTGCACCTAAAGATTATACGGGTATACATGCAAGTTCAGTTCCAACAACCGAATCTAGATTAATGAATGATAACTTTATTAACAGTGATCGTATTGAAGGTTCTTTAGATTTAACTGAAAGAGAAGCGCGTGGTGGAACAGGACAAATTGGTGCCGGAAAAGATAAAGCAGGTGAATTTAGTAATAATGGTAAAAAAGGAATGGAAAACAATTATAAAACAGGAGGTAATATAATAGCTTCAGGTTATAAAGAATGTATGCCCGATTGCCATACTAGAGGTAAATCGTTATTACAACAACGCGAACAAATTGATCGTAATGTACCAATTGTACTTAATGGTAATCCATATATTAATAATAACGTCCATAAAAGTATCTCAAATCATGATAATATTAGAAGCCGTACTTTATTAAGTGATAGAACAACGCAATCATAATTGTGTTAATATGTGTTTACAATCAGGTATTCAATGGGTTGAGTTTATGATTATTATCCTTTAAAATATTATCATATAATTTTAAAATTAATTCACCTTCTATATCATCATCAGTTTTTATAACATCTTCAATATGTTCTAATAAGATATTATTAATATATTCATAAGAATCTACAATATGACTTAGATTTCTTGCTCCGGTAATAATAATATTTCCTTTTTCAAATATAAAGATACTGACTTCTTTTTCTTCTTCATTCATCTTTTTAGGTGTATATTTTACTATAACACATGCTCTAATACATTTTTCATATGAAGTTTTAATTTTTTTCTTTAATAACAAATGAAATAGTTTACTGCGATCTATCTGCATGTTTACCCTATAATTTGAATTTATCATATATATATTAAAATCAAATATACCTAAACTATTTGTATCTTCGACAAACTTAATTTCTTCGATTTTAGAATCATTAAGTTTTGCTTTAATTTGACTTAGTCTATAAACTAGTTTATTTAAAGCACGATTCGCATATTCTAATTTTTTTAAACCCGATATTTGAATACTACCATTTTTAAAAAGTTTTAAATTGATTTTCTTTTCATCATTTAGATTAGTACACTCTCCTTCAAATACTCTTACTACTACAGTAATCTGATTATAAAATGGATTTGATTTAATTGATTTTTTCTTTTTAGTACGTCGTTTTTTAATCTTAGGAGGAATTAATGTTCTTAATTTATCTCTATTTACTTTTACTGTTAATATATCATCAGATGATAAAGGTAAATATTGCTTGATATCATCTAAATATAACTTTGTACCTAAACGACATTTACCACACATCGTTGATATTGAAACACCCTCCGGTAATTCCCGAATCTCGTTTTCTTTTACATTTAGATAGTCTATAAATTGAAACTGGGACCATAATTGTTTAGCCATTACTAATTCCTTAAAGAGTTTATTCTTTAAGTAATTAATATTCAATTATTTTCTAATTATATTTAATGATTGATATTAAACATTCCCCTATTAAAATAAAAAATATAGAACAAAGAATGGTTATAAAAAAAAACCCAATTATAATCAGAGGAAAAAGATATCTTAAAAAAATAATTAATTAATTTCTATTTGAAGAATGATAATGTTTCCTGCATAGAGCCATATATTTATCTTTTGCTCCAATTAATACTTGATCATTAGATGTAGATACTATCCGATAACTAAATATTCCTTCAGTTCCATCTTTACATATTTGACATAATGCATTAATTTTAGTGCATGTGTTTGAATATGGAATTAAATCTAAAATTTCACCAAATCTATTTCGATTTGAATCTCCATCTAATCCAGTAATAACAATATTTATATTATATTCTTCCAAAAGTTTCAACACTCCTACTTTCAAATCATTAAAAAATTGACCCTCATCAATAAAAATAGTATTTAATTTTTTTAATTGTTCTATTTTATAATCATTAAAAATATCGCATATATTTTCATAACATATACAATGTTCTTTATCATAATTATGTGATACTATTTCATTATCTGAATAACGATTATCAAGTTTTGGTTTTATTACTAAAAATTCCTTCTCTAAAACTTTTAATTGCCTTATACGTCTTATTAGTTCACATGATTTACCTGCAAACATAGGACCAATTATTATATCTAGGGTTGACATATTTATAGATATATATATATAAATTATCTTTTAATAATAATTGTTTCAAATTTTTTAATATAATTACAATGCAAGACTTGCATTGTTATAATCTTCACCTAAATAAGTTCTTTTTTTACTGGTGGACTCCATGTAGTAAATCTTCCGACATGACAAATATAATATTCTTTTCCCAACCATATGGTAATCCAGTCGTTTGGTAATTTATAACTATCGTCTGTTAATTCGAATCCATGCAATCCTGATTGCTGTCCATCTAATTATCATTATATAATAAATGCAAGTCGAGCATCGCTTTGTAAGATTTATATTATTTATTCGTATATTAATCAAATTAAATCTTATATTAATATATATGGGTGTTGATTATGAATGTATAAAACAACTATTAGAAAAATATAAAGGCAAAATTATTGGATTTACTTGTAGTTGTTTCGATATTTTACATGCTGGACATATTATAATGTTAAAAGATGCCAAAAAACAATGCGATATTTTAATAGTTGGACTACAAACTGATCCCACGATTGACAGAAAAGAAAAAAATAAACCAATTCAGCTATATGAAGAAAGATATATTATGGCATCAGCTGTAAAGCATATTGATGATATCATAAAATATAGTACAGAAAAAGAATTATATGAATTATTATCAATATTAAAACCTGATATAAGAATATTAGGTTCAGACCATAAAAATAAACCTTTTACAGGCGATGATTTAGATATTAAAATATACTGGCATGATAGAAATCATAACTATTCTACAAGCAATTTAAGGAAAAGAATTTATTTAGCAGAGCATAACAAAACGTTCTAAATTATATGTTTATAAACATATAATATATAATTTATTCTAATGCGAGTATTATCATGGGATGTAGGAATAATAAATCTAGCGTTTTGTTTACTAGAATTCGACGAAACAACTAAAAAATGGGAAATTATAAACTGGGATATAATAAATTTAACTAATCGAGATAGTATGAAATGTTATGATTGTGGGGCCAATCCATCATTTTACCAAGAACTATATGAAAACCCGATCAAATATACATGCAAAAATCATATGAAAAAAATAGTTCAAACACCACCAGAATTTAATTCTTTATTTAATATAATTGAATCTGAAATACCTGATTGTAATTGTTCTTTTGCTGGTAAAGTAAAATGTGAGAAAAAAATTAAATTTACTTTTCAAAATAATTCAAATTATTGTACAACACATGCTAAAGTATTATATAAAAAATTAGCTAATAATTATAAATTAAAACCATTTAGTAAAAAAGCTGTTAGAAATATCAGTTTAGATGTATTAAGACTTACCCTAATTAAAAATTTAGAAGCTAAAAGCGATCTATTATCTGCCAATATTGTAGTAATAGAAAATCAACCAACATTAAAAAATCCACGAATGAAAGCAATTTCGTCAACTGTATATGATTATTATTTAATTAGAGGTATAATAGACAAAGAATTAACAAAGTCAAATATTGAAACTGTTAGATATATGTGTCCAAGTAATAAATTAAAATTAGCAAATGAAGGTGATACCCAAAGTTTGATTAAACTAAAAGGTGACGAATCTAAAACGTATAAATTAACAAAAAGTTTAGCTATAAAATATTGCCAAGAATTAATTAAACCTTATGAAAATTGGATTAATAAATTAAGTAGTCATAAAAAAAAAGATGATTTAGCTGATTGTTTTTTACAAGGATTATATTTAATTATGACATTAAAAAAATAATACATATTAATATTACTAACAGTAATATTATCTCAGGAATAAAATACCTCCAATATTCACCAATCGCCCGTTTATATCTAATTATTTTTTCACCAAAACTTGCTTTGACAGCTCCTGGATATGAAACAAAATATGCAGATGAAACAACAGAATTGCAATTATATCTAACATTATGAAAAATTTTATTATTAAAGTCTATTTTCATAGATTGTTTATTAAAATATTTATTAAATCCTTCTTGATCATCTAATATATTTTTTTCTAATATTTTCTTACATAATTTATTTATAGCTTTTGCGTAACCCATATATAAACCACTATTGGCAATAGTATCTCCGTCTGCTATACCAAATACACGCTTTGATGCATAATATAAAAAAATATTATTTTTATTTACAGGATCGGCAGATACTAAAATATCACAATTATATTTATAAAATTCATTTAATAATCCTGATGTGTTTTTATTAACTTTAGAATCAAAGCCATCTATAAATACTATGATATCATTATCGTTTATTGTTTTAGAAAACTCCATAACGCTGTTTATTTTATCCATAAAGCCATTCCATTTTTTTCCATAACCTAAAACAGTAATTTTTATATTAAATTCGTTGTTTACTAACTCTTCAAACATACCAAACGAATGTGTAGCATAAGTAACATAATAAATTTTTGTCATCTTATAATAAGCTGATATAAATATTTTCAATACAAAAATAAATAATTGTATCCGGATATTGATTTTATTAATAATAAAGCAAGTCAGGTATCGCATAAACCCTATGCAATGCTATGCATTGCAGTTATTATAACAAAAACCTAAGGTTTTTGTTATAATAAAAATTGATATAAAAACCTATTTACTAAGAATATTTAAATTATAATGACATCTCTTAGATTTTATGGACATGATTTACCCCAAGAAAAAGCATTT